AATCGACTCTCCAGGTCCAATATTAGTATAAACGTTCATATAGAAAATCTTATCTGGATAATCTTTGAATACCAATCTATGAATACCAGCATTTAGATCTCTAAATATTTTAGGAAACTTTAAAAAACCTGGATGATCGATGATACAATCATTACTATTAATCACACATCTTCTTGAGAATTTAGTATGATTATTATTATGGATAATATTCATTAGTGGTAAACCGTAATTACTCACGATTCATCACCGTCCTATTCCATAAGAACTTTAGTTCACCACCATAATTCATACATACGAATGTATATACATAATACTGATTATCTGTAATATTCACATAATTGAAATCCACAGAACGATCACTATTGTCTGGTAATTGTAAATTCTTATTTTCAGTCACAATCATCCCACAACATCCATCATATACGTTATCAATTACTAATTGTACACCATAATCTGATGGAACTACAATCTTATCAGTTAATGCGAAATCCCATGGATCTCCATCTTCTAAAACTACAAATGGTAAATATGCTTCAGCATTACTTCCAGTAGCTCCAGGTTCACATATGCACATCCAATAACTTTCAGATTCTTCTTGACCAGTTGGTAGAATCCCTGTACACGAGATCCCATCTACCAAATCCTCATTAATATTTAGATACCCTCCACCCTTATATCTAACCAAATCAAAATATTTATAATGCTCACTAGGATCGAAAGCATGTCTAGGATTAGGTTTAAATGGGCCCATATTCCAATCGCTCATATTATCTACCTCCTTTATAAATTTATAAGAATGTCAAAATAGGAGTATGGGAATACCCCATACTCCGATGAATTAATCTGTTACAATCTTAGTATCATTGCCTAACAGTTCAACGTTATCACCATATTCGGTTGTAGTAGAAACTGTATTAATCTTTAATGGCTCAATAGCCTGTTCAACAATTGATGTAATATCATTACTATTTGTACCCATCATATTTTCATATGCAGTTTGAGCTATAGCTTTAAGCTGATCTTCAGTCATGTCGATAGAGTATTTATCAGCAATCTCTTTAAGTTTACTAATAACCTCATCCATCTTTTCAGTTCCCTTAGACTCTTTCATAAACTCTCTTGCCCATACAACAAACTTATCTGCATATGTAACAATAATACTAAGCTCGTTGGCAGCGTTCTCCAATTCGGTCTTTGTATTGTCAGATAATGTAGGAGTAATATACTTACCAATAAGATAAGAACCTACAATAACAGCTACAACGACGATATCAATAATGATATTTGGATCCATTTTTATTACCTCCTAAAATTTTTGTTAATTCGTTGTTTTGTTTATTTTATTTTATGAATCTTCATCGTCAGAATTTAATACATCTATAGAACCATCTGTAGCTTCATTTAATACACTATTAATTTTTGAAGCAACCAAAGTATCTAATTCTTTAGATAACTTATTTTCAGTACTAGATGAATTATCATTGTTCTTTTCGGCTTTGGTATCAAAATATGCTCTAACCATATAGACGAATGCTACACCTAATATGGTAGTACAAATTTGTTTAGAAAGTTCCTCTGCAATAACAGATTTACCCATGAATGCTAAGATATAAGTAAGCTGTAAATCAATAAGACAAATAGCAATAATAAGAGCTACAAGATTCTTAGTGTATGTAGGAAATTTAAGTTTATTAAGTCTATTTTTAAATGTAGATTTCTGTTCTATCTCCTTAATCTTATCATCTAGCTTCTCTTGTTTAGCATTGTACTTAGCAGTTTCTCTTTCAGCCTCAGTCATATTATCCTTTTTATTAAACATTTTAATCACCTCCAGAAAAACAGATTGAGGGGTTAATTCATTATATTAATGTTTCTCTTAAATGGTATATGGTCAACATTTTGATAATATCAAATTAAAGGAGGATTGATCTTATGAGTTCATTAAATGACCAGTTTGAGCACGGTAGATTACCATTACGCCCATTATCATATGAGAATAGAAAATTAGCACAGCCTGATGAATTATTGATAGATTACGGAAATACTGGTGATGAAAATTATCATATTTATATTGCTGATACAAAAGATCCAAGTAAGCTTATTGATATTACTGAGATGATGGTACAGAAGATGTTACCAAGTGAGAAATTAAATGTAGATCAATTTGAAATAACTTTAGAGGGTGAAAAAGATCCATCGACATTAAAAGATATTATCAATTATATATATAAGAGATTCATATGGCCAGAGAATTATGGCATATTTGATTATGCTAGAGATTCATATAAGCTATTTGATAGTGGGGCTATTAATACATTATTAAGAGATGCTCAGGGAGATGTAATACTCCCAGTAACATTTGCAGATAATGTATTCTATAAGAATGGTAAAACCCTTCAGGATAATTTTAATGAAAGTACAAGATTAGGAATTAAAAGAACTACATTTTATACCAAAGCAAATACTAAGGCTTATACATTTGACTATCCATTTAATAATTATATGGATGATATTGATGTTAGATGGAATAGTGTGTATTTAGACGCTTCTAAATATTCTATTACTCCTAATATTAATAATGATGGTAATTTTAGTTCTGGAACTATTACATTAATTTCTGATGGTGCTGTTGGAAATAATGAACAAGTGGATCTTATTTTTACTTATAATGCTAAAGCATATCAGGATTCTAAATATGAATATATGGATGGTAAGAATATATCAATCAGATCTATCCCATCATCTAGATTAGAGAAGACTTCTAATGAATATTCTTTAGATGATGAAACTTCTATAGCTACATCAAAAGCATTATATAATTTATATTTAGATATAGTTGAATTACTGGATAATAATTCTATGAATGTATCTTATAATGTAGATATGTCTGGCAATAGCAGAGTCATCAAAATTACTTCAGATACTAATATTGTTGAAGAGGATTACTTCTTATGCAATGTATTATTAGATACAAAGAAGAGATTTGATAGTACAGCTGTTATAACTTATGGTACTTCATCAACTAAAGTTGATATAGTAGATGCTGTTGGTAAAGATCTTACTAGAGGATTACCAGCTGGGAAGATTGCAAAATTCTTATGGATAAAATCTGAGAATAAACTTAGATTAATTACATCTGATTTATCTAATTTAAGAAGTTCTAGATGGGTATATAAGTGTCTAGAATCAGAAAAAACAATTTGTTATTGTGGTATGAATTATGAGTTAGGAGCATGTATAACAGTATATAAGAATGGATTAAGATTATTTGAAGATATAGATTACTCTATTAATACTAAAGATGAGACTATTACTCTATTCAATCAAACTACAGATGGCGATGTTATAGTATTTGAAGCATTATATTTATAAGATAAATTATAGAGGTAGGGTAATTCCCTACCTCTTAATTATTGATTAGATAATAAATTCTACATATTTGAGATATAGTAATACTAATAAAAATATTACTGGAATCTCTACAATACTTGCAATAATCATGCAAAACTTATCTGTATCCATCTTTTTCTTTTTGCGCTTTTTATTATTTTTCATGCCTAACACTCTCCTTATAATTTATACATAAATGTTTTACATGATATAATTATCAATATTACATATACAAAGTATAGATAATACTAATTGATTTTTCTGGGTCACTCAATATTTCTGTTGGAATATTGATTAATGAGAATGGTCTAATATCAGTAAAAATCTCAACAGTTTTTGTTCTTACATTACCATCTGTATCTAATTTAGTTCTCTCAACATCTCTTTTCCATCCACTAACAAGAGAAATCTGATTAACTTTAGCATTCTCTAATCCTTTATGAGCAATAAAGAAATCTCTAGCATCATTCTTAGTAACCTTAAGATGAAGTTCTACATAAGACTGGGCTAAATCAGCAGCCGCAGTATTAGTATATACAGTAGATGCTGTAATAGAATCAGCAAAAGTTCCTACAGTAGATGAATAACTTTGTACCAATGTTGGAGAATTAGAGAATTCTTTAAAGTAATAAGCATTTCTTACCTGACCATTAGTAAGAACAATCTGCTTTTTGCCTTTATAGATAGACTCATCTACATCATCAGCAGAATCAACAGGGTACATAAATGGAACCAGATTATCAGGAGTTATCCAACTAGCATACTTTACAGCAAATGTATCAGAGATATCTAATCCTGCTCCACCCTGACCAATACAAAAGCCAATAATTTTTCTTTGGGTCTCATCTTGCATAGCTCCAACTACATCACCATTATTATCTTTTATAGCAATAGATGGATATGATGAAGATGATACATTATCATCAAGACCCAACTCAGTATCATATGTAGGAGTGTTATTTAAAACACTACGATCTAAATCAAATAACTTCATAGCCATCAGTGCAGATCCAGCAATAAGCGTTTTATTATGTAATGGCTCCCAAATCCGTTCACCAGTATCATCATCAAAAAATTCTACTTTAGAACTTAATCTTTCAGATCCATCATATATTCTACACTTACCTTCAGGACGAGCATGGTCTTTATAATATCTAATATCATTCATCTTCATTTTCCTCCCATTCGAATATGTCTTTAGTAAAATGGTTGATCTCATCAATAATCTGAGATTCAAATACTGAATTTTGATTATAATCTGTGGTCATAACGAGTTCATTACCATTTTCTTCTTTAAATCCAGCGTTAGTACTATTAATTATAAGTTCGCCATCTGAGCTGTTAACTGTGATCTTATCATCCTCAAATACAATATGCATTTCTTCATAGTTATCAGTATATTTAATTATATTCTGATCTCTAGATATTATTCTTACTCTATCATGAGGACGACAATTATCATGCTTATTAAGATTAAACTTGATCATGTCTGGAAATACATCAATATACTTTTCTCCTGAAGGAGTATAAGAATCAAGAGGATTTATTTTCACTGAATCGTATACTGCTACATTAGAATCTGTTTTCTTAACTATAGCATACTCAGGTCTCTCTAATACTCTAATAGTATTATCTAATTCAGAATCAAATTTATAAACAGTATTGATCCCTAACAAATGTACTTTCCATGATTTAAAGAAGTCTATGATCTTAGAGATATACTGCTGTATATAATTTGTAGATACAGCTGGGAAATATGAATACAAGTATCCATAACTATTTGTATCTACACAACCATCAATAGCATAAGTAATCTCTACAATATTATCAGCAATTTCTTTCTGCATTGTTTCTGTTTCTAGTGTTTTAAAATACTCAAGTTTCTCATACAGTACAGCATCTCTACTCTCCAAGAAATCAGTATATGTTTTAGCATATACTCCTTCACTCATCTTAAATGCTTCTTTATTGTACTTAGAAGTCATTATAGCATCATATAGATGCTTGTACATATTATAGGTTCTATAATCACTACAATTAGCCATTTGTGTAGCTAAGTATTTGTAAATAGATTCATTAGTCCTATATAGTTCTTGTAACTTATCATATGAAGGAATCTCTTTAGCAATAAAATTATCATTATATGATTTCATTATCTGTATATTAGATACTACAATATAATCTCCAATATTGATTGGGAATTCATCATATTTATAGATAAGAAATCTTATTGTAGGACGAGTGACTTCATTAGCTGTAAATACTTGACTTACTCTAAATTTAGATCCCTGTACACATATATATTCCCTACTATAGTTTGAAGTACAATCACTATCTGCCTCATTACTTATCTGAATCCTTCCACTAAAATTAGTTTCTACATTAAACTGCATATAATATTTAGCACCTTGATCTATTGTTGCATCACCGAGATATGAAGATGCTTCTATATAGAATCCAGATCCAACTACCTCTTTAGATGAATCTTCTTCATCTTCCTCATCATCAGATTCATTATTATTACTTCCAGGTTTTGAATAATACCATTTATTTTCACCATTCATACCAATTCCGTTATCTGGATCATATGATGGATCTGTATAAAACCAATCATTCTCATCCCATACTTTATCTGTAGCTTCAGGATCATATTCTGTATTCGTAGTAATATTATTGGTATCAGATATATTATCTGCATCTAAATATCTATTAAATACAACAATCATACTTGATGTATCATCATAAGTTGTATTATTCTTTAATGCAAGAGCATATTCTGAATCACTATTGAATACAAACCTCAATTCAGGATCTTCATCTGGAATATACGTAAAATCATCTACTCTACATAATCTAGAATAATCGTTAGTAGATTGTGCTACTAATATATGATCTACATCAATATCATTATTTCTGTTTGTATATACAGCCATGTGTTCAATAACAAGACTGTATTCACCACTCTTATCAATAAAGTAACAATTCTTAGGATCTAAAAGATCAGTTTCAGGTATAAAATTACCATCTTTATCTTTCACATATAATGTGCTTGTTATTACTGTACTATTATTTTCATCATAGAAGTTATTAAGCTTCATATAATAAACTCTATCTTCTACAGATGGATCAAAATATTCAGTCTCTCTATCAGCAACAACATATAAATCTTCTTCATTATATACAAGCTTGCCATCTGATAATTTTGAATAGTAATCTGTTTCTGATAATTTAATGAAATGACCATCTGAATGTCTAACATAACAATCATCATCACTTATAGTAGCATTCTCTACAGTGTCAATATCTTTCATTAATATATAAGAAACTTCACCATTCTTTACTACTACACCATAGCAATTATCAGGATTTAATTCCCATTCACTATCATCATTCAGAATATAATATTCTCCGAATAATAGGATTCTTTTACCCTCTTCATATGGATCATCCATAAAATATTTATTCTCTGTGATTTCTTCATAAGATCCATTAACCATACGATAATAATGATCAGCAGCAAATATACATTTCTGATCGCTATTTCTTATCATACTGATATCATGATCAAATAATTTAGAGTAAGAATCCACAGATCTAATATAAGTTTGAGATACTCTTCTTACATAAGATCCATCATTCTGTTTAATGAATTGATAATATGGAGCATATCTATTACCATCTAATGTAACATATTGAGAAAAATCTTTAATATAAATCACATCAGATGAATCATCTATGATCTGTGTATAAGATGGTGGGTTAACCATAATATATGGATTATCACTACCATCATCTATATACATCTTCTTATACAATTCATACCCAAATGCATATTTAATATTCTGATTATACTGTAATGGTAGCATATTACCACTAGAAGTAAATATGTCTTTCTGGTAATATGAATTATTTAATGAGAAGAATGATCTTAGAGTTATAATTTGATTGAATTGATCTAATGAATCATCTACAATAATATCTTCAAGAGACATTTGATAGTTTTTGATTAACCACTTATCCAATTCATCAATATCAACTCCTAGATTGAATGCTGTGATTCTATAATCATCAAATGCTTCTTGATAATCATAACCATCTTCAGCAATTCTATCATTAATATTAAAGATATTATACTTCTCACCATCTTCCAATGGTAATCCAGAGATTGGATCGTTTTGCTGAAAAGCATTTGGATCTTTTAAGACCTCATTTAAAGCTTCATTAAAGTTGTAACCTTTAACGTATAAAATCTGAGTTGGAGAATACATGATATTATCTTCCAACCCATTGTATAAATACATAAGAGCAAATAGATAACAAACAATATCCATGAATCTAAAACTATGCCCTGTCTTTATGTAAGGAACCTCTACAGTAAGTGAATCTTCTGAGTAGAAATTATCAAAGAGCATATTATAGAAATATGATACTTGGAATGCAAGTTCTGTCATTTCAGTAACAGTCTCTATAGATATATACTTTGACTTAACAGCATTAAATTCATAACTTAGAATCTTTTCTTTTAATTCTTCATGGTCAAGACCACCATCCCATGTATCACCCTCATCGGAAATAACAATATCATCATAGTTATCTATGTAGTTAGGATCATTCTTATATTCTGTTAAGTTTTCTCCTGATGGTACTCTTATGAATTTAAGTTCTGCTGGTTTAGTATCTGCTTTGATTTTAGTAAAATAGTCTAAATCTTTTACCCTAATGAAATCTTCTTCATCATCAGGATCTCTTACATAGAAATCTATATCATTATTCATGATTTGTTTATCTACTATCTTACCATTATTTTGTTTAACTTTAATGGTTTTAAGATAATAAGACTCATCAAAGTAACGATAATCTGTAAGTTTAGAATACCTTGCGCCATTATAATCTACAAATTGACCAGTTGTATCTTTAATGTATAATTTATCAATATTATAGTTTATATCATTATTCTCACTAAATACATACTCTCCAGTATCTTCTGTAGTGACTCTAGATTTAAATAGATAGTAATTAAATACTTTTACATCATCAAATCCAAATAGACTACAAATATCTACCATATTTTTTGTACTGGATTTATATTTAATAAGAGTATGAAGATTCTTAAGCATTGCTCTTTGATACTTAATTGGAATCTCTGAATAATATGGAATACCATTAGCCTCAAAAAGATATTTAATACATCTCGAATCAAATACTTCTCTATTGATAATATAAGTTGGGATCTCTGATAACATATCCATTATTGTATTAAGCAATATAAAGATTATCATAAATTTATCATAATAGTCAGACATAAATTTGTAAGCATCAGAGTATACTGTGCGAATCACATAATCTCTATTTATTGCAAAAGTATCAATAAATTTATTTTTAGCATCAGAATCATCTATTGAAGGAACTCCAATTAATTGGAATTTCCCAGCTCTTCTACAAGAATAAATATCCAAAGCTTCATCTCCAAGATGCTTAAAATAATTATATCTTCCACTGATATCATTTACATTGGAATATATACATGCTTCTTTGTATTCATCTAATACTCCATATTCTTCCAAGATATTAATATCATAACTATCGAAGTCGCAAATTGGTTGTCTCCAATGTGCTGCTGGGTATGAATTATTTGGAATCATTGATGTGAATCTCTTACCAAATGATATAAAACTATTTGTTGTAGAATTATATGTATGCTCAAGGGTATCTTCAAAGACTTTACCATTTTCATCCATTGGTGGTTGTCCTATAAGAGATCTATAATAACTATTAAGCTCTACATAATTATTCGGGTACCACTCCATCATATCATTTGTGATTCCTTTTTTAATAGTATCTCTTTCTTTTGAAGGTATCGAAGCTAAATATGTATTAAGCATCTCTTTAGAATTAGAATATGCATCAAGATTGGTAACTTCTTTGATATAAGTTCCAAGTATAATCTTTAAAGTCTCCCTAGGAATATACTCATTCAGATCCCAATAATCCACAACTTCATCTTTACAATCTTCATAGATACTTTGATTCATCATTGGGTTATAATTCTTCATATATCTATTGGACATGTATTCTGTTAAAGCTGCTTTTTCACTAACAGGATCTGAAGAATATGAATTAAAATAATCATCAAGAACATCTAATCCTCTATATAACTGAAATGAATCTGTTGTATCTTGACCAAATATATAATATAGAGATTCAAGAAGATCATCTTCAGGAAACAAATCATACAATTCACTATATGAAGATTTACCAAGCTTGCATTTATTATATATAGTATCATAACTTACATATTCTAACCACTTATTATGCTCTTGTGATAAGTATCCTCTCTCTACCATCATATCATAATGACTAGCAAATACACTACACATTGCTGATGAGATATTATTTATCTCTGTATTTACATTAGTATCTGTTCTTGTTCCAATATAATTATTGAATGCTTCTAATGAGGAGATAATATCTTCAAATTCAGTAATATTATAATTATTTAGGTATTGCTTTATGATCCTTTTGGTAGTTTCATATGGTAGAGCATCAAATAAATCATTATATGTAGCAGTCTTATTAACACATTTATTATATAAATCTTTATTATCTTCCAGCCATGTATCTTCTGTATTATTTAAGTAATGCATCATTGTATCATAGTGATCTATATAGATAGTTCTAGCTAAACTAGATATCTTCCTGAAAAGAATTGTTCTTTGATAATCTGAAAAACTCTTAAAGTATACTTCAAGAGCATCTACATCATCTACATACAAATCAAGATTACTTTTCTGAGCAATATATTTTTCCAGTATTTCTTTAGGAATGGATGAGAATACTTCATATGTGGCTTTACCTTCAACACAAGCAATCAATAAATTCCCATTAGACAATGATTCTGATGTTTCATTATTTAATGCTTCATCTTCATCTTTTATAGTACAATTAAGAGCCAATATTTTACAGTAATGAATTACATTATCTACGAATGGATTGTCTGTATATATCTTATCTGGAATAACCATACGTTAACCTCCTTTACTAGATTTTATTAATATGTGCAATCTAGGAAAAATTACTGACTGATACTCCCAAAATGTTCTACTTCCCTCAATCCATTAGGATATAAGATCTCAGACCTTATTAGATTGCCATGGCTATCGTAGTCATTTCTCTCCTCATAGCCATCTGCATCTTTTTCATATAATAGATTCCCATCTTTGTCAAATGCTTGTGCTATAATAGTATCAGTTTTCATTATTACCACTCCTTTCGATATAAGAGGCATTTTATGTTGAGCTGAACATTGATATAATAACAGGAGGTGATCTTATGGAAATGGATAGAAATCCTATGATAGATAGCCCAGATCAACCTGACGCTATTTATTTTGCTCAGCGTAGGGATACTTTATTGGATACAGATATTTACTCAAGATTTGTTTATTCTTGTGAAAACAATTTTAGAAGATTAAGATTTTATAAAGATTATAAATCATTTGTTATGGGTTTGGGATTAGATAGAGATCAAAATATGCCAGCTATCACTTCTGATATGGCTACGATAGAGATGCATCATAATCTACCAACACTTAAGCAAGCAACAATTATGATTACAGAACATATTCTTAATGTTCAAGGTCAAGTTACAACTTTTGAAGTTGTTCAGCAACTAGAAGAAGCTCATCGTAACCACTGGCTTGATGTAATTATGTTATCAAAAACAGCACATCAGATGCACCATGCTAATCCAGCAGACTTCATATCAACAAAACAATGTTGGGGGTTCCCAGAATATTTCATTATGAATTATTTAGATGGATTAACAATGGATATTTCATTTAAGATACTACTACAGCTTAAGCAAGAACTACAATACGGAGGTTCGTATAATCCTATGCTAATAACTGCTAGAAACGAAATACTTAATTGGCAAAGATATAACGGTGTGTATATGGGAGCGCCTACCGTTCCGTATGCAATATAACATAATAATGGGAGTAGGTCTTATGATCTACTCTCGTTATTTATTTTTAATTTAACCACAACTTTATATTAAAAAAATTTAGGAGGTTCTGATATGAATGGACTTATGATATTATTAATAGTTGTAACAATATTAAACACTATTATACTTACTTTGGGTATTGTTGGCGTATTAAATGAATTAAGGAGAAAAAATAATTTATCACATAATCAACCAATTATTGCTCCTGATGATTATAAGGAAGATGATATAATTGCTCATCTTGATTACATTGTCACTCAGGCTATAGATAATTATGTATTATTTAATATCTCTGCCAAACAAGCTTATTATATTAATTCTAAGACAGAAAAAGAAATGATAGAGAAATTACAAGAAACAATACCAGAACAAATATCTGGTACACTTCTTAATAAATTATGCTATATTTATAATCCGTCATATGTAGGAACATTTTTAGGTGAATATATTTATATGAAAATTACAGACTTTGTAATTAATTACAATCTTCAGAATAGTAATTATACTAATAAATAAAGCATGAAATTATGAGAGTAGGAAAATTCCTACTCTCACTATTATTTGTTAAAATATATTGAAATTAAGATTTTTTGTATCTCCATTAATATATGAAGATTATAAGATATATCTAATTTTGATTTCATACTTTCATCTATATTATCTATGGAATATCCTGTAGATAGTTTAGAAAATGAATTAAAATGATAATTAGAAGTATTATCAAATTTTCTATAATATCCAGATGGTAATTGGTAATTTATATATTGTATATAGATATCTTTAATCATTCTCATTGCTGTCTCTACACCGGATGTTTGAACTGAGTAGAATATATCTTTTAATACTTGGTAAAAATAATCTTTGTGTAACGATAAAACTGAATCCGATACTCCTTTTATATGAAGATATTCTTTCTTATCTATATTACTATAATAATATAACATTTCCATCTTTATTATAGGATTATCAATCTTATAGAAAGATGTATATACATTCTTTGGAATAAATTTAATTAATCCAAAGTCTGTATATTCAAGATTTCTATTTATTACAAATACAGCATCATTCTTGATCATTAAAACATCATAATCTTGAATATTATTAGCTGTAAATAATTGTTTCTTAGCTTCTATAATTCCATTCTGTAATACTTTAGTAATCTGTGGGTTATTTTTCTGCAACATTCCCACATACTTTTGTCTTACCATTCTTTCTGCTGAATAAAGATATTGGTAAGTTTCTTCATCTATCACTTTATTAAGATATAATATATTGATATTTGCTTTAGAAATATCAAATTCTGTGATGAATGTATTAGTTAGATATGAAATATCTGCTGTATAATTAATCTCTTCATACAGCATATTCATCACCTCCATTAGTTTATAATATTAAATACTTGTTAGATTAATTGTTATTCCTAATCCATCGAGAAATGGTGTATTTAGAACCATCGTACTCTCCTTCTGCGAGATTTTCGTATAATTCAAAAAAGCTATTGTGTAAATCTATAAATCGTTTATCTGCATCAAATACCTTATCAAGTTGAGTAACAAGTACTTCATCACATTTATCTATATAGCGCAAATAAACAGATTCCCCACCAATAATATAGATATCATCACTAGGCTCATCTCTTAAGATATGATCCATGTCTTCTCCATTATAAGCTTCAACTCTATCTATATTTTGATATTTATGTGGGTTTCTTGTAAGAATCAAATTAGTTCTATTAGGTAATGGTCTACCAATAGATTCAAATGTCTTACTACCCATAACTACAATATGACCAGTAGTAGTCTTTTTAAAGAACTCCATATCTTCTTTTATTTTAAACAATAAGTTTCCATCTTTCCCAATACCCCAATTTTTATCTACTGCAACAATAGCTATCATTTTATTATCCTCCTTATAAAGTTTTAACTTACCATTTATAAGTTCGGCATTAAAATATTTATGACAAGTGTTACATAGAAATTTTATCTTTTTATCGCCCTCAATATCTTGTATATGCTTATTAGTCAGTACTGTAATTCCCTTATTACAATTTGGACAAACTACTGTAAACATAAATCACGCCTCCAATTGTTTTATATAATTAAATGCATCGCATATATTTAAAAAATAGGCATTTTTCTGTTTAACGTTTATCAAAGGCTTTTCTGTTCTTGGAAAATTTTCTATATCTAAGATGTAATAATCTGATGTGATGTAATTGTATTCTATGCCATCTGTTTCTATAGGCGTTTCAGTGTAAATATATTTCCAGTCCAACTTGCCTTCAGATATAGCATTTTTTAACTCTGTTCCTCTAAGATCTCCAAATTCAGGATTATTAGTATAAATCGGAACCACAATGGATGGGTCATTAAATTCCTCTTCTGCACCATCATTTTTATATACTTTTCTACGATAACCATATACAATAGATGGTATTCTAGAATTAAAATTCAAATCATATTTAAATGGAGAATCATTCGGTACAGTATAATAGTGTATGTATTTAGTTATTTCGTCATACCACTCCTCTTCAGTTTCAATATGAAAATCCTGTGGGTGGTTCTTATATCTAAGAACCTCTGTATATGCATTATTAACATCTGTTATTTTGACCTTTACTGGTCTGAATTTATTTACTGATTTATATTGGTGTTCATCTATAATACCTTCACGAAGCTCTATATAATGAGCTACATAGTATAAGAATACTTCCTCTTTATTCTGTAATCTGAGCACTATATTATCCAATTCTTGTTGGTTAATCATAATATACACCTCCTACCAGATATTTATTTCAATGTTTAAGAGGGCTTATTAGACAAAAAATAAAATACGGGCGAATTTTATCGCCCGTATCTTATTATGAATTACTAATCAAGTAACTATAATTTAACACTCATATTCATCATTACCGCATTCTGGTTCATTAGAGCTATCATATTGCGAAGATTCATAATCTCTATCTAATTTATTAGCTTTCGAGATAGATATTACCAACGCCGCAACAATCCCTCCAACAACAGCTCCAGAAATAAATGTAATACATGAATTCATATTTTGTCCCTCCAATTTAGCAAATTACTCTTTGTCATCATCACTCATGACATATATAACTACTACTACCATAAACACTATACTTAAAACATCTTTTAATGTCATTTACTCTTCTTCCTTTTCCTGCATTTCTAATTCTTCAATGATGTTTTTCATAGCCTCCTCGTCAACATTTCCAATCTCTTTTAACATTCCTTTTACAGTATCTTCATTCATATGATCAACTACGAACATTAAAAGTTTTCCATACATAGCAGCAAATTCAATAATTGTACTTACAATGGTATCTGCTATCTCTTCTTCAGAAGAATATCTTTCTGCTAAGATTGGATTGATGATTGTATTGAATGCGGTGCTAACAACATCACGGTATGAAGTCGCGTAATCCTCATTTGATTCTATTGCATTATGAATGGCATCAATCATGCTGTTGCCCTTATAATTCTCGGATATGTCTTTTAATGTATGAATCATTTTTACTGGAGTAAAAAGATCGTCTGTATTCACATTAACAACATACATATCTCTAGCATTATCATATACGGCATAATTATCATAAAGAAACTTCTTAGCAAAATCATAATCATCGAATCCAATAATATAATGATCTTCATCAGTTCCCATATTAAGAATTATTGAATCTTCATCTACCTCCGATGAATATGTTAAAACATATATGCTCATCTTAGCATCATCTGGAAGCAATGTATAGAAATAAATCTTGTCATTCATAAAAACGATTTCAGGTGTTTTAGTATTCATAATAAAATCCTCCATTTTCAGTTTATATATTAGAGTAGAGTAATACTCTACTCTATATTTATTGGTTGTAATAAATTTTGTACCTGACCTTTTGAGTAGAGATCATTATACTGCCTAATATGATCTTCCATATATGCAATACCAAATGGACCAAAAGATTGTTCCTCAAGACATATTACGTCATCTATATCTTCTACTATCCAACAATTATGACCATATGTCTGTTGAATGTATTTGATTAATGATTCCATAACTGCATCTCTATACGGATCTCTACTCACAAGAATAATAACTAATTGACCCTCATAGGATCTAAAAACGATCTGCATCATGCACTCATACATTACCATATTATTTGTTAATGCCATTGCATATTGCATATCAAAATCTACAGAATCCACAAAAATATTTGTGGGCATACCAGTATTATTAATCGGACTTATGCCGGTAATTAATGGTGTCACATCTAAATAACCACTATAGTATGAGGATAGATTCATTATACACAATTCCTTGTTTTTGAATCTATCCACAATAATTGGTATTAGTTCTCTTTTATCCGTAAATACTACCATTCTACTACCTCACAAGTGTTACCATGTTTTTCATTTCCTTTGGAATTTTGTTAGCATTCATATTATTAAAATACGATACATACTCCTCGTAAGTAGCTGGACGATTAAATGGATGTAATTGCACTGCTAATTTGTTAATTACAAAATTTGGCAGTGGTTGATTTGATGGATACATTGATATATAATCTTCTGGATCCATCAAATCCATCATGTAGAATTTACTCATAATATATGGTATTTTGGTTTGATTCACATTGAATTGTACATTCATAAGATTACATGTAATTCCATACATGTAATATATATGATTCAATAAAATCTCACCATACACCATAAATTCATCATACGGGATATAGAGAATAATATTCTTTTTTGTCATTGCTGCCAATAAAGCAACAATCATCTCATCAGGATCTCTACTGGCAAGATATGCAGGATAATCATTCTGCATAGCAAAATCATCACCGTCAGCCCATCTCATTAATATCTCTGTAGGTGGCATTAAGATACCAGCATTATAGATATTAGGATGGTTAGGATAATTACCAGTAGCTGTTATTGCAGCCACGGTAACAAGGTCAATATTATTAATATAACCGGCAATCATGTTTAAATCTGTTACTACACTCATTGTATGAGAATTGAACATATTATCACTCCCTTTCTTCAAGATATAATATATCCTTTCCGAGAAGTTTAGCATACTCAATTTCATTTGCTGTGGACTCTCCAATATATCCACCTACATTTACAACCATAATTTGATCGCACATATCAATTTTCTGTAAATGCATCTCATCAAGCATTAATTTGGTCTTGGTATAAGTACCATCTTCCATCCCTTCCCAGACTTCTGAGTCACCTGAATGCTCATACGTACCAAGACTAATAACAACATTTCCTTTGAGAGTAAGCTCTTTATTGAGCCTTTCAAATTCAGCTTTGAATTTGGTTGAGCCACAGAGAGTAATAACATTGTGATTTTTCTTAGTGCGTACATACTCCATTACATACTTCTGCTCAGCTCCTGGGAATATATTATGATCTACTTCATTCATGAAAAGATCATAAGGACTTGCATATATAGTACCGCTACCAAATAAAGCTTTGTATATAACAAGCGATTCTCCAGTATTTGTTTGCTTAGCAATATCTATTACCTGATAATGCTCATTTTTAATGTTCTTAAAAATACTACCTTTCTCTGGTGCTTTTCTTACTTCATTCATTTTTATATCCTCCTTAATTAATATTCTGACCAATCATCATCTGATCCGTAACCTTTAAATCTACTACTATGCTTTTCAATATTGCGCTTAGAAGGTTTCTTTTTGGTTCTATTCTTCTTATTACGCTTTCCGCTTTGATGAGCCTCTAATTCGATAATATCATTGTAGTTATCTTCTTCATGGTCCTCCTCGCTATAATTATTTTGATCCTCTTCAACTGGCGGTACATAATTAGAATAATCCGGTTCTTCATCCTGATTAGTTTCATCAGTGTCTAAATCTTCCGTATTATCTTCGTCGACTTCCTCAGTAGTAGATTCTTCTACTACTTCCTCATTAGACTCAGATTCTATATTTTCTTCTTTAGAATTATCTACCTCCTTATCATTATTAGGCTCATTACTATCATTGTTATCGTCGTTGTTATTCTCAGCATTTTCTGTATCATGGTCATCTGTTACTTCCTGTCGATTATAAACTTCAGGCATTATCATAGATTCAATCTCTCTAGAATCAGATTCTATGGTTTCATCTACTACAGTCTGATTAGATTTATCTTCTTCATAAATCTTTTCTGTAGTATCTACAATAACCTGTTCAACATCACCGGAATCAATTGTGTCGTCTACGATAACTTCATTAGTATCATTGTGCTCTTCTGTATTAGTATTGCTAAAATACTTCCTCTGGAGATCAGTATAATAATCCCTTCTGACATCGCTTGATGACTTATACTTTTTGCGCAATGTCTTTGATACAACATATTCTCTACCCGGTAACATAATTGTAGAATTAATGTTGTTATAGTCGTCCTTTGACATATACGTATCACTAGAACGACCAGAATCTAATATAACCTTACCATCACTAATTACTCTTGCTCTCATGCCTATTACCTCCTTAACATCACTTCCAAACATCATTATATCTTTAGTTTCTTTAGCAAGATCCTGTGCTGTATATCTTTTACCACATCTACAGCAATATAAATGATTAAATCCAGCATCGTAATCAATTTCGCCTCCACAAATTGCTTTTCCGATCGTAGTATCAATTTCTCTACTACATATAAGCTTATTACCATCTAATTCATAAGCATATGGATAATCAATAATTACAGGACCAAATCTACAACCATTTGCACAATCTCTAATTCCAAAATTCATATAAGAATCAGAGCCAAGATCATCAACAACATACCTGCCAATTATTTTTGAGATTAATAAATCGAATACGTCATCTGATATAGACATAAATTCCTCCAAAGATGATACAGGATTTACTTTCTCTACAAAAGCCACAGATCCAGTAGGGTCTACTTCAAATATCTTACAACAGAATGGCTTAAAGAAATTTTGATTCCTAAATTCTGCTGGTGAATCCTTCTTACCAACTCTGTCCAGAGCTATCTTCGCTACAATTGTAGGAACTTCTAAACAATCATAAACAACTCTGTTAGTTCCACAATGAGATTTTCTAAATCCTCTCATTGTCATTATTTGATCTATGATTTTATACTTCTTATCCATGTTCCCATTTAACTTAAGACTACTGGAAACATTGCTAAGCTCCCTGATATCCTGAGGCGGAATTAACGCCGTAATTGGTGGGGCATATAATTTATCATAATCAAATTCAGAAGCACTTTTCCTGTTTTTTGTATACAATGTATCCAAAACACTAATTCTGGACATTTTTAATCCCTCCTTCTTATCATGGTTTATTATAAATTCCGTCTAATATATACTTTGTCCATTCACGTCTACTTTTTTGAACTGCTTCTGATGAAACAGATTCTGGAAGTGGGGGTCTACTAATTCTCAAAGTATTGGTATCTTTATCAAGCTCAAAAGTTACTCCATTTTCATCTTCATAAAATCCGTCATTTCTATCATTTTTCATAAGCTCTGAAATAAAACTCCCTTCTGTTATGTGTGATTTTAATAAATCCCCATATTCCGCAGGATTGTATGATCTTCTTAAGTCTCTTCTAGCGTGGCGATCAACATATTTTGCAATCCAATCTTCTCTCTGGAGTTTCCATAAATCATTATCTAAGAATTCTGCCAAAGAATGATTATCTAATTCCTCATGATAATTTGCAGATCTTTCTCTCATCTTCATAGCTTGTATATCAAATTTAGTCACATGATATGGATCGTTAGCCATACGAGATAATTGAACTACTTGGTTCCATTCCATCAATTCGTTTCTTTCTTCTGGAGACATTCTTTCATACATAGCGTTAGGATTATATCGCATTTCAATCATATTTTCAAGAGCTTCTTCATTTATCTCTCTACCATTGAAAGCTGCACATAATCTGTACTTCATCTTTTCTGCCTCTTTTGCCATATTGATCTCCTGCATCTGCTGATTCCTGAACTTTGAAGATGCTCTATATGGGTACTGTATGTTAAATCTACTAACACCACCATTTCCATTATAGTTGTTATATGACACTCCAGGATAAGCATGGTCTCCATAATAAGGCTGAGGCTTCTTATAAGGAGCAAATACTCCAGCATAAGGATTATCATAATCTCCACCAAATATAGATTTCTTATCTGATGCCTGCTGATTTGATTCTGTCTGCTGTACTGACTGTTCCTGCTGAACTGCCTGATTGTATGACTGTATTGTGTACTGTGGCTGCTGATAATTTGTATCCTGATAATACATTGGTTCCTGCGGCTGATATACCGGCTGCTGATAATACATTGACTGTTCATACTGGTACATTGGCTGCTGATAAACCGGTTCGTCTACACATCCTTGTATAACATATACTGGCTTATTAGAATTTGTGTCCTGACACTGCGAATTATAAATAGGATACTGTGTCTGATACATTGGCTGTGGCTGATACATCGGCTGTTCATACTGATATACCGGCTGCTGATAATACATTGGTTCCTGTGGAGATGTAAAATAATTATACCCTCCAACAGAAAAAGTTGTCTGTGCATCCTGCTGACCATTGTCGTAATAATAGTTTGGCTGCTGCTGATAATACATTGGCATCGGAGCAGTATTACCAAACGTTCCATCGTTAATACTGTTATAAAAGTCCGTATTCATATATTTTCTCCTCCTTAGGTTATTTTACGAAACGTAATATTTATAATCATTCGGAATAACATAATTACACATAATTGTATAATTTCCCGAGTAATCTGCAATAGGATACTGATCCGGATCAATATCCTGAAGTCTGCGTCTGCTTTCTTTATCTACAATATCATTATATTTAGATATTTTATAGATATCTTCCACATCTAATAAGAATCCATTACTTGCGCAGAACACTTTGTTAGCTTCAGCCAATGCATTGCTATTTTTGCAATTTACATGTCCTGACTGATGTAACATTCTTACCCTAAGATTATGGGTAGTCAAATAAGTGATGATTGCTTTAAACAGCTCTTGGTTCTTGACAGGTTTATTATTAGAGCCATACATTACCCCTTTATCATCCCGCTTTGATAACCAAGAATCCATCCACTTAGTTAAGCCAAATATTCCAAATTGACTATCTGAGTATAACTTTATATCAGTATATACTCCAGGATTAGCCAAGATTATATCCTCAGCCAATTTAATTCCAGTGTAGATAGCAATTAGTTCAGATCTGTTATTCGTAGTATCCTGACTAATTATGTATCTACTCTCTCCGGTGTTAATACATACTGCTCCTGCACAACCAAATACCCTCTTATTAGGAAATTCTTTAGTTGATGCATCAGTACATATTTCTAACGTGTTTCTAGTTGTCATTTCTTTATCCTCCTTTCATTTAAGTATACTAAAAAGATTATTAATAAGTTTTTAGTACTTTATATTTGCATTATATTACTCTTATAATATATAATTATAAGCGAAATTGGTAGGAGGTGGATTTCTCCACCTCCTATATTATTAGTTGGTTGTACCATCATTATTAACATCACTAGTATCATCAACTGCATCTCCCGGAGCGTCTGTTCCAGAATTAGTTCCTTCTTCATTCTTTGCAGATTTGCGTCTATCTCCGCATTCATTCTTAGAGTCTCCACAACCCTCTTTTACTGATTTCTTTCTCTTTTTCTTCTTTACTGTAAAGCCTTTCTTCTTAAGCTTCTCGATAAGACCTTCACCCTTCTTAACTTTACCTAACATTTTCTTTCCAGCATTATCTGATTTAGCAATAGCCTGATCGATCATGTCAGTAACACATTCCTGAGATTCAACCAATAACCCAATTGATTTAGGTGGCAAGTTATTAGCCTCAGCAATATTATCAAGAGCTTCAGCAACAGATGAAATATCGTTATTCTGAATATACGGAGCTAAGTACTGCATCTCTGTAAGTAAATCATTACCTACACGAACTACAGGAACCATCTCAGGAGCATAGACAACTTCCTCAGATGCTTCTTCTATACTACTATATGCTGAAATAATCTGAGATTCATTGACTGCCATTTCTGTATTTGCAGATAAATCTATTGCCGCACATTCAGCTAACAATGAAAGTGAGTCTTTAAAAAACATGATTTTCCCTCCTTAAAATTTAGATTTATTTGTATGTTCTGGGTTTAGTGTTATCTACTATGTAACACATAGCTTTTGGCATCTTTAAAGCTTCATGAGTGTTATTATTACCAGACTTAATATCTTCAATTCTATTTTTGATGAATGGTTTTAATCCAAAGAATTTCTCTCTGTTATTATCATCTTTATCTATATAGATTTTATGATTATTAAAGATTTCCATCTGAGATCCATCATAGTTTGCGGTCTCTTCTTCAGCAGCATCTATTGAATCTAAAACAGCAGGATCTATGTAATTATAATATGCTTCTTTGAAAGGTTTATAATCTCCAAATACTTTATCTACAGGCACAAAGAAATATGCATTATGAGTAAGCTCATGTACTGTAGTGGATAATGGGATTAGACCAACCCATTTGGCATAATGATTATAAATAACCTCATATGCTACAGCATTAACATCCATGCTTTCTTTATTAGCTCTACGCTTTTTAATAACAGCCATACAAATATCATATAATGTCATAGGTGAATGATGTATTTCAATCTTTACTCCAGAATTATCTCTTGAAGTAACATTTTCTAATACACTACATTCATCCATACCATCAGTATTTTTAAGATAATTTATCATAGAACGATATTCAAAAGAATTTCTTACTATTCTTTCTACATCATCTACATAGTGTTTAAAGTCTTTTGGATCATCTAGATCATATTGCTCATAATCAAATTTAGGAGCTTGACTAATCTTTAGTGTGGTTTCTCCGTCTTTAGTATAAATATTCTCAACCTTATTCACATACTCAGCATTTATCATAATTAGAATCACCTCCTCTAATTATATAAATGTCTAGATTAACTCGTTTTGGTTGATTTGGGTATGTATAAACCAATTGTATCTCCCGCATTTACATATAATTGTTTAATCATACAAACTAATTTTCCAGGACAAGGAGTCTTAATTACTTCAATAGTTTGATAATTCTTTATATCTTTTATTTCTGCAATTTGTTCGTCTGGATAAAGATATGGTAGAAAATTAATTGCATTTTCTGAGAATTCCAATATTCCACTATTACCACAACAAATGTTTATTGCATTTTCTATACGATCAAATTCTTCTTCAGAACCTTCAAGGTAAGCATAAAAATATTCAGAAAATGATTTAATAATATTTACTATAATATCTGAATCATACATGATGCGATCATGATTAAGAATCTGCTGCCCTACCTCTGTAATTTCTAATGTAACTCCAAATGCATGATCGTAATAATTATTATTGACATACGACTTTATAGTCTCAGCATCATTATGACTCTTAATAATATTAATCTTTGGATTTTTGCGTTTATTATAGTATATAATTACATCTTCTATCTTGTCACAATTAGGATCTGTTATATTTAAACAGATACTCTGCTCTATTGCAGGGGAAGAATGTACATCAATAAGTACAACTGGAGATCCAACTTCGCATTCTTTATCAATAATATTCTTAAGATGACTTCTTATATCATAAATTTCCCAACAATCATTAAGATTACCAGCAAGATAAACTGAGTCTCTCGATCTGTTTCTAATAGCTGTTATATTTATGAATGGATAAATAATAAGCTTGCTTACTTTATATGGGAAGTTGTTATTAGACATATAGTTTATAACGTTCTCTAATACTACTGATGGGTAAACCTCATCTCCATGAACACTTCCTAATAATATTACACATACTCCATCTTTATCTTCATCGTTTGTAAATATATAACATCTGTCTTTTTTAATTGGTTTAATGTACATATTTATTACTCTCCTTCTAATTTATGCCTGTAGATCCAAATCCACTCCTATCTTCATTACCAAGTGAATTTACTTTAATAAAATTAATTCTTGGCTGAGATTTTATAACTCTGAATTGAGCAATTCTATCTCCTTTATTAATGATAGTTGTAGGAAGATCGTTGATAATCATTCTAGGCTTTAAACAAATAACTGGCATCATCCATTCATCATTATCTCCACAATAAGAACCATCAATGATACCAATAGAATTAGTCTGTATAATTCCATAATTCTTAAATGTAGAAGATCTAGGAGTAAGATGTGCTTCATAACCTTTAGGAAGTTCCATTGCTACACCTAAACGAATAAGCGCTTCATCATTCTGATGTAAAACTACATCCTCAGCAGCTCTTAAATCAATCCAGTCTCCTTTAGTGATTTTATTTAACTCTTCTGCTGTTCCATCAAAGTATTTAATCCTAATATTCAATAATCTACTCGATGGTACATCATATGCAAAAAGTCTTTTGTCCATATCTTTACCCTCCAATTACTCTTCAAAATGTTCTATTAAAGAATCAAAAGCTTTGTTTTTAGCAATAAAATACTCATTCCAAATGTTAGTCTCTAAACTATCATATGCTTGTCTATCCATTGTAGACATTTCCATATGTGGTAACATTTTGGTTATCTTATTAAACATAAGATTCTTATTGAGTTCAGTTGGTCTTATTCTTTTTTGTCTCAGTGTAAATGCTATTGATTCTTCTATATTAGGTTGCATTAGTTTTTGTAGTCCTTTCTTCTTTTTGGTTCATATTTGTTTTTGCGTCTGGCAATTTACATTCATTTTCACCAGAATAAAATTGCTTTCTTGATTTAATTACATAGTATCTTGACGGAACTAATGTATACTCTAATTTACATTTGTTACATGTATATACAAATGAATTATTATCCTTTACTCTAGTAAGTTCTGTATTACATGATAAGCATCTAGTAAACTTATTAATATCTACAAGCTTACTATAATCAATTTCTTTATCATGTGATTCATTTACTTTTTTTGTCTCTGATGTTTTTTCTGGTTCTTTTTTGTCCTGTTTCTTCCCAATCATGTGTTTCTCTCTCATTCTATTTCCAGCATTGATAATATCTTGATATTCGGATTTGGGAGTATATTGATATATGGCTAAATAAAGTTCTTTATACTTATCTAAGAAAACTACGTAATTAGCACCATCTATATTACTTATAACAATATATCCTTCATTGTCTATCTTATGATCATAATTACTAGCATCAGTAAATATATCATCAGATGAAGATATAAACTTTCTATTCATATCTATTTGTTTTTCGGCTATAAAGCAATGGTCAAATGATTCACAGAGTTTAATTAGACTAGACTTAATCTCCATTATCATCACTCTCCTCTTCTTTTAAAACAGTATCTACGTCTTCGTATTCATTATATTCTGTTAATGCCATGAACCTATTATACTTCTCCATAAATATATCATCTAAAGATTCATAATCTATACTATTCATTAACTTATCTTCGTCTTGAATAAGGTATTTTGGTGTATTTGCTATAGAGACAAGTTTATCCCTAATATAGCAAGATGACGGAAACCATATAAATCCAAACATGTCTAAACCAATACAGTCATTAAGAAGGAACCCTTCTTCATCACTTATAGATTGATATTTGTTAATAAAGTCTAAAAATGTATTACTCTTATGATAATTATCATCAGAACTAACATATTTCATTATGCTCAAAATATCTTTATCAGAAAATCCATTTGGTATTTTATTGATAAATGCCTTGTAATTTGTTGCTTGGAAGTTTGAATGGAGTGATACGAATCTTAATACCTCATCATATTTAGGTTCAATTTTCTTATGTTTAAATAAATTAAGATCTAATACATTAGCATCTATTTGTTGAGTAAATGCAGATGATGAGCATTTATTGTATATATCATTCTGTATAGCAAGCAATATATCATTAGATAAACTATCAATATTATTATATAATTCATTATATGAATATAAAGATCCAGAAATGATTATATAATTTCTAAGATGTTTAATCTTCTCAGGCTTTATTGCAAATTCATCTTCTTCATTAGACTCTGAATCATTATCAGTTTCAAAAGAAGATTGCATCATGATAAAATTAATATCAGATGCTGAGCAAGCTGAAAGAAATTCAATCATCTGTTGAGCATAATCTTTAGAAAATGATATTAGTGTAATCATATTATGTTTGGTATTATAGATTATCTCTGTATACAACTTTGTATCGTCTTCTATTACAGTATCCCCATTTGTTTTAGCAATCTTATTTTTTATTGTATCAAGTAGTTTTCCCATACTAACCTCCTTAGTGAAATTAAATACCGAGATCAAATTTAAGCTGTGGATTTTTTGCCTTAATTTCTCTCATTGGATAACCAACAACTTTAAAATCATCTATAGTATAATCATAAAAGTTCTTCTGAGGAATTTCAAAATGTGGTTGATCATCAACATCAAACATACATGGCTCTCTATTAATAATAGTTTTTACTTGTGATATATGACGATCATATATCTGGATATTATCAATAAAATATGAGAATTTTCCAGGGGTGTATTTAAAATGCCCAGCAACCATGTACAATAATGCTATATATTGTAAAAGATTGATTGGTGAACTTACAGCAAAATCTGATGATCTCTGAAACATACACATGTCTAAATATGTAACTCCAGATTCACTATGTCTAACATTCCATACTGTTTGAAAACAACATGGTTTTAGTCCATGTTTTTCTTTAAAATCATCTACCTGCCACATATTTATTATGTGTCTTCTTCCATCTGGATCGTTCTTAATACCCTCCAATAATTGATTCATAAGATCATGTCTTCTTATAGTCTCTCCATAGCATGATCCTATAGTACGATTACCGATATCCCATTCATCCCACCATGTAATTCCATACTTTTCTTTTAAAAGATCTAAATCATTAGATTGATCTTGATATATCCAAAGCATCTCTCCAATAGATGATTTAATTGATATAGGTCTTAAAGTTACAAATGGTGAATCACCAGCAGGCAAATTATAAGTTTGCATATCATGGTTTATACTTATTGTATGTGCAGGTGTACCATCAGAATATTTAGGTCTAGGATTAATATCCATACATCCAAAAGAAAGTATATTGGATAAAGTATTCTTATAATATGTATCTGCTTTTGTAATAGTCAATGTGCTTACCTCCTTAGATTTATTTTACTATAAAGTTCTAGTCTATATAAATTCAAATTCATCTATATAACAAAATAGATACCACCTAGCATTTGCTAGGTGGTTATATGATATTATATACATGCGAATGGCAGAACAGGTTCGCCACCATTAGAACTAAATGTATTAGCATACACAGTATCTACATTACCACAGTAATCACCAGTAGTATTATAGGGAGCAGATCTTAACCAGTATGCATTCGTCTTTATTCTATTACTAGTTGTTTTAAAGTATTCAAATTGTTTACATGCACTAAGTTCGTCTGGTATTGATCTATATGCATTATCACCAAAAACTTCTTTTTCTGCATATAATATGAAATACACATTAGAGTTATTTTGTAATAAGTATTGACCGCCACTATAATACCCAGACACATGATCACTTGGTATAATTAATGAAAATATATCATCTGGGAATGCCGGTGTATAAGTATTATCAATAAAATCCCTAAGAAGAGAATCATTATACCCAACGTATATACTACCACTAGTAGTATATCCAGTACTAAATCCACTAATATTATTATCTTTTTGCCCAATAATAGCATGGTATTTAGTTCCTCCAGATGTAGTACCATCTAAATCTTCTATTACGTATTTAACAGTTACATTGCTATTATCTTTTGTAAGAGTTATATCTCTTTCATCACCAACTGCCCAGTAATCTGATATGTTATATACTCCTCTATCTACAGAATTTAAATAGTCAGATATTTCTTGAGCACTACTAGTACCCCAATATGCAATTGCAGATCCGACAAAAATATCCTGAACTACAGTGAATTCAGTATCATTTATTGTAGTGGTAATTGTAACTGATGAGTTATCAATATCTAATACTGTACCATCGACTGGTGACACAGTATAATCAGTAATTGGAACTAGAGTACCATCGTAATATTCAATGGCAACTACCATTCCAGAAAGATCTAAGTTTGTATAAATTAAATAAGCTGTTTTTGTAGGGGGTGATGTAATAGTAATACCTTTTATGAATTTTATATCAAATGACGTGGTTAATTCATAACCATCTTCGGCAATCCAAGATACATTAATAGTAGTATCATTCTCAGTAAGAGCAGCATGATTAGCAGGAGATGTAGTATAATCAGTAATTTCTTTATTTGTACCATCATTATACTTTGCTATTATTGATACACCAGAAAGATCTAAAGATTCTCCAGGAATGTATAGCGTTTTGGTCGGTAATGCATCCATGCTAATAAATCTTGCTACTTCATAATCACCAGAATAAGAAGATTGATTACTTATGCCCACACCAATATTTCTAACAAATGAAGACATAATAATTATTACCACCTCCTTATATACATGCGAATGGAGCTAAGTAAGCCCCCATTCCACTACTAGATGCAGATTGATTACCTCCATATACGGTAGGACATAAACTCCAGTTAGCAACATAAACAGATCTTAACCACCATAACCATACATTCTTTGATCTATTAGCGCTTGTTTTATACCATTCAAATTGTTTACATGCAGCAGTTTCAACTGGTGATGCAAATCCTTTAGAATCAGCACCAAAAACTTCTTTTTCAGAAGGTATAATAAAATAAACTCCAGTTATTACTTCCCCAGATATTTCTTTAGATTCATTTACATACCCACACATATGATCACTTGGTATGATTAGTGAAAGTATATCTTCTGGAAATGCTGGTACATATGTATCTGTAAAATACTTTGACCAAGCAGTATTATAAGTATATCCATGATATGCGCCATCATTATTACTATCATATTCCCAGTCTTTAATTATAGTGGAGTTTTTCTCTCCAACAACAGCATGATATTTAGTTCCACCAGATGTAGTACCATCTAAATCCATTACAACATAAGTTGTATTTGGTAGAGAATTTCCCATAGTTATATCTCTTTCATCACCAACAACCCAATATGATTTAATATCATAAATATTTTTATCTACGCATTTTAAAAATCTTGCAATATCCTCTGTGGTACTTGTAGCCCAGTAACTTACTGCTGATACTATAAATATTTCTTGAGTTGTTGTAAATTCTGTTCCGTCTATTGTGGCTCTAATTGTAATATTAGAATCAGTATCTAAAGTAATTATATCACCATTATTTAATGATGTAGTATAGTCAGTAATTGGAGTAGTTGAATTATCATCACATAAAGCAGATACAATCATGCCAGTAAGATCTAAAGTATTATTACCATCATCAGGATAATATTTAATTTGATCTGGAGGCGAGGTAACAATAATTCCTGTAATGTATTTTATATTAAATGATGTAGTTAATTCATAGCCATCTTGATCTGTATAAGTTACAGTGACAGTATTATTACCTAGAGTAAGTGCTTCTTCATTAGCAGGAGATGTAGTATAATCACTAATGATTTCTGTATTACCATTAGCAAATATTGCAGATATAATTAATCCAGAAGTATTTAAAGGTTCATTATCAACATATTCTAATTTATTCGGAGGTTTAGTTATAGTAATAAATCTTACCACTTTAGAATCAGACGAACCACCACCAGATTCAGAATCCCCATCAGTATACGCACTACCACCAATATTTCTAACAAATGAAGACATAATTATTACCACCTTCCTATTCATAGATTATAATTGAGTATATGGAGCGACACCAACACTTGATCCTTTCCCAGTTCTATATTCATTGGTACCATCTTCAGAAACAACTACACAATAAACTGTATTATTTGTCTCAAAATCACTAAGCCACCACATACCAGCAGATCCAGAATCACCTATCTTCTTTATACGATTACTTGTAGTGCTATACCATTCAAATTGCCTTGAGAATTCTCCTATATCATCACTAGTTCCAAATGTTTGATTACCAAAAACCTGTATTTCATTATGCAAAACGAAATAATCAAAATCAGAATCTGCACTTCCATCATAGGCATTATACCGATCAAGTGGACCTCTTATAATATATTTAAATCCTTCCGGTATTGAATTATAATATGTATCATTCAACCAAGTTCTTAGATCTGAATACATATATGATTTAATAAATGTATTAGAATCATGCATTGATCTTTTTTCACTCAAAGAATTTTTTTGTCCTACAGCTGCTTTATATGATGTACCTCCACTGGAATTTCCAACTAAATCTTCCACTACATATGTTACAGTCTCATTTATATCTCCGCCTAATTCTATGCTTCTTTCATCACCAACAGACCAATATGATTCAATGTTATAAGTATCATTCCAACATCCAGCCAAAAACGCAGCAATATCACCAAAAGAGCTTGTTCCCCAATAGGCAATTACATTAGGTTTAACGGTAATACTCTGAGTGCATGTATATTCAGTACCATTTATTGTAGCAGTAATTTCAATCTCAGTGTCTGATGTGGTTAATTTTGTCCATTTAGCAGGAGATGTAGTGTAATCTGAACTAGAAAGTTCTTTTCTGCTATCTGTATTATATACAGCATATACTGTTAAATCGGATAGATTTAATTCTTCTCCATTATAGTATGTAGTTCTTGTCTTATATGACGTAATACTTTTTATATATTTTACAGTAAGATTAATCATTGATCCATATCCTGAACCACTAGGTGATATATAACTTACACTAAGGTATGTATCGTTTCTAGTAAGTATTGCTCCATTTTTAGGGGATGTAGTATAATCTAATGTGGTCTCATGAGTATCATCACTATAATATGCAGTAACTACCATACCGGTTAAATCAAGAGTATCTCCTTCATAGTATGTAGTTTTAGTTGGATTACTAGTAATACTTACATTAGTCACATATTTTACATCAATAGTGAATGATGTATCTATACTATTACTTTCATAATTTGTATAGCTAACGTTAATAGTTGTATCATCTTTAGTAAGTTTAGCTCCATTAGTGGGAGATGTAGTATAATCAGTAATTTCATCAGATGTATTATCTGAATAATCTGCTGTAACAACTAATCCTGTAAGGTCTAAAGATTCTCCTTCTTTATAGCTAGTTTTTGTAGGTTGTGCTGTAACACTAATACTAGTTACATATGCTACATTAATAGGAAATGATGTAATTGTAGTATTATCCTTACTATCTGTATATACGATACTAACACTAGTATCATCTTTAGTAAGTTTAGCACCATTAGCAGGAGATGTAGTATAACTTGTAATAGTATCTATATCTCCATTATAATATTCTGCTGTAACAACTAATCCTGTAAGGTCTAAAAGTTCTCCTGCTTTATATGAAGTTTTATTTGGAGGTGTAGTTACAGTGATTGATTGTGCAGGTTTCCTGGATACTCCTCCATTACCTCCAGTATTCCTAACAATTGCAGACATAGTTATCACCTTCTTATTCTTAATATATTACCTAAATACAACAAAATGCAATAATACCTAATCCTACTCCATCACCAACGCCAGAAGAATTAAGACCAGCATATGCTCCGTAACTATCTCCTGTTTTATTAATTGCGCAGAATTGGTATTGAGTATTTGATTTTGTAGATCTTGTCCACCAATAATCATCTTTTATTCTATTAGAACTTGTTTTAAAGTACTCAAACTGTTTACATGCATCAGCCTCTTCTTGGACAGAATATTCACATTTGCCTAAAATTTCTTTCTCTGAATGCAGTATGAATTTAACTCCAGAGGTTGTTTGTATCCCAGACGCACCAGCTCCTGAAATATGATCTGATTTTTTTATTATTTTTCTAAATTGAGAAGGTATATAAGTATAATAAGTATCATCAATATAGGTTTTCATTTCAGTACCATTATACCCACCGCTAGTATCATAATCTGTTGTATTAAACATGTGATTGTAATAATTAGAATTTTTCTCTCCAATAATAGCATGATATTTAGTTCCACCAGATGTAGTACCATCTAAATCTTCAACTACAAATATATTATCATATCCATCAGTATAATCAATACCTCTTTCATCACCAACCGACCAATATGATTTAATATCATATACTCCATCATCACATGCTGCTAAAAATGTTTTGATATCACTGAAATAACTAGTCCCCCAATATGCAATATCGTTAGGAATATTAGTAATATTTTGAGAACAAGTATATTCTGTTTCATCTATAGTAACAGTTACTGTGATTGATTCTATTGTATCTGCTGCATATGTTTCTCCATTGGCTGGAGTAGCGGCATAATCTGTAACCATTTCAAAACTGTTATCATCATATTTTTTTGCCACTATCATTCCATCTAAATTTATAGTTTCACCATCTTTATACTTAGTCTTTGTAGGCGGAGATATAATCTCAATTGATTCTACAGATTTATTTTTACCTGTAGGATTATTTCTAATAATTAAAGACATTTAATATCACCTTCAATCTATAAAATTATTTTAGCACTAGTGCTATATATTTTAAATAATAATACCATAAACCCAATAAAGCGTAATGCTTTATTGGATTCATGATGTATTGGTTTATTAATATAATTAAATGCAAGCGAATGGTGCAACACCATTTTCAGTAGTACAATAACCTATACCACCAGCAGCAGTTGAACCAGAACTTCCAGATCCAGTTATAGTACAGAATGAATAAGAATATCCTGAACCACTAGATCTTAACCACCAGTTAGTATCAATTCCTGATTCTCCTAACTTCTTTATACGGTTACTACTTATAGCATAGTATTTAAACATCTTACATGCACTAGCTTCATCTTGAATAGAATTCACACAGTCACCAAGAATTTCTTTCTCCGAATGCAGTATGAATTTAACATTATTATTTGTCTGAGTTCCACTAGAACCATTGCCTGAAATATGATTACTTGGTATAATGAGTTTAAGTAAATCCTCTGGGAATTTAGATTCATAAGTACCTTCAAGATATACACACATATCAGTGTTTGAGTAGCCTCCACGGTTATCATTGCTACTATTCATCTTAATTCCAATGCTCAAACAATTCTTCTGACCAATAATAGCATGATATTTAGTCCCACCAGATGTAGTACCATCTAAATCTTCTATTACATATGAGATATCTTCAGATACATTAGCAGTATCGTCATCACTATATGGATACATTTCCATATATCTTTCATCTCCAATAGACCAGTATGAACTAATATCATAAGTTCCAGCATCACATTTCTCTAAGAAATCAGCAATTTCTACAGCACTACTAGTCCCCCAATATGCAACTGAAGGAGCAATAGTAATAGTCTGAGATGTTGTATACTTAGTATTATTTATTGTGGCACTAATTGAGATAGAAGTATCTGATGATTTTAATGCGGCACCATTAGCAGGAGATGTAGTATAATCTGTAATATCTTCTGTAGTATTATCACTATATACTGAAGATACAACCATTCCAGCTGTACTTAATTTATCCCCAGCAGCATATGAAGTTTTAGTTGGAGGTGTAGTAACCTTAATTCCTGTAACATATTTTACAGTAATATCATAAGATGTATTAAAGGTCTCATTACTAATAGTGTAACTAATAGTAACCTTAGAATCATTTCTAGAAACTTCAGCACTATTAGCAGGAGATGTTGTATAGCCAGAAATGGTTTCTGATGTTCCATCAGAATACTTGGCAGATACTACTAATCCAGTAAGATCAATAGTATTACCTTCAACATACATGGTTTTATTTGGTAAAGTATCTACATTGATTCCTGTCACATACTTTACACTAATGTCAAATGATGATGCAAGACTAGTACCATTTTCATCACTCCAATTTACTGAAACACTACTAGTGTTCTTAGAAATTGCAGTTCCATTATACGGATATGTACTAAAATCATCAACTTGTTTAGTTGTACCATCGCTATATTCTACAGTTACAATTATGCCAGAGATATCTAAAATATCTCCAGCATTGTAGCTAGTCTTAGCAGGTGCAGTTACATGAAGTACTTTTGCAGTTACAGTAGTAGAATCAGAATTATCTATTACACTACCACCACAATATCTAACGATTGCAGACATAGCTCTCTTCCTTTCATTCTAGTATTATTGATTAGTTTTATTATTTAGGTTATTATATGCAGAAAAATGGTGAAATACCACCTTTGGTACTTGCATCATAAGAGGTATACATCCCAGATGTATCAACAGCACAATATGCAGTTGATGATCCTAATACTGGCGATCTAAGTGTCCAAACAGTTTTTGTTGTTGAGCTATTTCCAAGAGTTTTTATACAATTGGCTGTTGTTTTATACCATTCAAATTGTTTACACATAAGTGTTTCATTTGGAGAAGAATACCTATTATACCCAATTACTTCCATTTCAGAAGGCAGAATAATATAGTCACGAACTAATTGTATTGGGTCATATATATCTGTTGTATCTTCACCACCAAAACCACATATATGGTCACTTAGAATAATCATATCTTTTAAAGATGATGTAATACCTTTATAATAAGTTCCAGTTAAATAAGTAGGTACAGGTGAATTAAGATACCCACCATAAGTTGTCCCATCACTATAATTGGTCATTGCCATAGTGGTCTTCAAACAATTCTTCTGACCAATAATAGCATGATATTTAGTTCCACCAGATGTAGTACCATCTAAATCCATTACAACTCCTGTAACAGTTTCACCAACAGTATTACTACTAAAAGTTATACTTCTTTCATCACCAACTGACCAATATGATTTAATATCATAAACTCCAGCATCACATGAAGAAAGGAATTTTTTAATAGTTGAGTATGTTGATGATGTCCATTTAGCAGTATCATATGCTACTGTGATAGGATAAGATACTGTGAATGTTTCTCCACTAAGAGTAGCAGTAGCTATAATTTCTTTATCATCTACAGTTAATTTAGTACCATCAGCAGGAGATAAAGTGTATTCATCTTCCGATAAAGTAAAACTACTTCCATCATAACAAATACCAACAATTTCAATATTATAATCTTCATAATCAAGTTTTGTACCTGGGTAGATTATTTCATCTATAATACTAACACTATTGAACATAATCTGTTTAACAGCGTTATATTCAATAGGTATAGAATCACTAAAAGTTTTACCACTACTATCTGTATAATTAACAACTATTTCTGTTACAGTAGTGGTATCAGTAAGCTCAGTCCCATTAGCAGGAGATGTAGTATAATCAGTAATCTCTTTAGATGCACCATTGTCATATTCAGCATAAACTACAAGACCATCAGTGTTAACATGTTGGTTTTTAACATAAGTAGTTATATTTGGTTTGGATACTACTTTAATACCTGTCATTGACGCTACAGTTATTTTGAATGATGTAGTCATGGTATTACCAAATACGTCATTATAAGTTACAGTAATATCTGTCTTATCTTTATCAACTTCAGTTTCATTATATGGATATATAGAAGTAGATGTTGAATTACTAATATCTTCAGTTTCACCAGTATTATATTGTAAAGTAATACCTATACCAGTGTAATCTAAAATTTCTCCTTCTATATAACTAGTCTTTTTAGGCAATGTTGTAACAGCAATTGTTGGAAGTGCCACTGATATTGGGTATAAAATAGCAAATTCTCCGTCATCACACTCATAATAAATTCTAACTTCATCATCTCCCAGCTTAAGTTGAGCTTGCTCTTCAGGAGAGAATGATAAACTATTAATATCTATAGGTTTAGAACTATTATCAGAATATTTAGCAGAAACTTCCAACCCATTAGTATTAAGAAAATCACCTACATCAAAAACAGTATGTTTAGCATTACTTGTAATAAAAATATCTATTACATATTTCACTGTAATACCGAATGATGCAGTTAAAGTGTAACCATCTTCGTCAGTCCAATTGACGTTAACTATATTGGTACCTTTAGTAAGCTTAGCACCATTAGCGGGAGATGTACTAAAATCAGTAACTTCTTCAATATTACCATCAGTATATTCGACAGTTACAGACATTCCGGAAAGATTTAATTTATCTCCAGAAGCGTAGCTAGTCTTAGCAGGTGCAGTTACATGAAGTATCTTTGCGACGGGTAATGCTCCACCGCAATTTCTAGCGATTGCAGACATAGCTTATTTTCCTTTCTTATTTTTATGCTTTATATATCGAGTAAATATAATATTAGGAAATTTATATACAATATGATTTAATTAAATACAACAGAATGGAGATACTCCCTCATTTTTACCTTGGTTACAGGCCCATGAATCTCCATCACTAGCTATACATACACCTGGGGTACTACTGGCCGTGCAACATGATCTAGTCCAGTATTCATGGGTTCTAATTCTATTATTTGTGCTATTACTATCCCAGTATTTAATTCTATTACTAGTTGTAGCATAATATGTAAATTGTTTACATTTACTAGCTTCAGTAGATACAGAATATGTACATTCACCAATAACTTCTTTTTCTGAGCGCAATACAAATTTAACACTAGAGACTGTTTGAGTAGAACCAGAAGTAGTGCCTGCAATATGGCTACTAGATTTAATTATGTTTTTAAATGTAGAAGGTAAATATGTATAATAAGTATCGTTCAGATATGTTTTTATATCTGAATTATTATATCCAGTAACAGTTGAACTTGCGAATTTGGTGAGGTCATCGTATATTTCCTTTTGTCCAATAATAGCATGGTATTTAGTTCCGCCAGATGTGCTACCATTTAAATCCTCTACAACAAATGTAAGTTCGGTACTATCATCATCACTAAGAGTAATAGTTCTCTCATCACCAACAGACCAATATGAAGAAATACTATAATCACCATTATCTACAGAACTTAAAAAGGTTGAAATAGCCGAATATGTACTGGTAGCCCAATATGCAATAGCAGCCTTAACTGTAATACTCTGGGTACAAGTATAACTAGTACTATCAACAGTGGCTGTAATTGTAATCTTTGTATTTGATGTACTCAATGTTGATCCATTGGTAGGGGATGTAGTCCAATTGGTAATCTTAACACTAGTATTATCACTATACACTTTATGGATAACCATTCCGGATGTACTTAGCTTAGCACCAGCTGTGTAGGTAGTTGTAGTTGGCTTCGTATACACTTTAATCCCTGTAACATATGCTACAGTAATACTAAATGATGTAGTAAAAGTACTACCATCGGTAGTATATTTTACAGTAACGCTAGTATCAGACTTAATAAGTGTTGAATATTCAGAAGGTGATGTGGTATAACCAGTTATGGTTGAAGTTGTGCCATCTGAATATTTCTTCTTAACCACCATTCCAGTTAAATCAAGAGTATCTCCAGCATAGTATGATGTTGTTGTAGGCTTGGTTGAAACAGTAATACCAGTTACATACTTTACAGTAATACTATAAGAGGTAGTAAAAGTTTCACTATTGGTAGTGTAACTAACAGTTACAGTGCTATCAGACTTAGTAAGAGTAGCTCCCTTAGCAGGAGATGTAGTATAATCAGTAATTTCCTCAGATGTATTATCTGAGTAATTTTTCTTAACTACCATTCCACTTAAACTAAGTGAATCTCCAGCAGTATACGATGTTTTTGTAGGGTTAGTTGTTATAGTAATTCCTGTAACATATTTTACACTAATATTAAATGATGTACTAAAAGTTTCATCATATTCATCAGTATAACTAACGTCTACAGTAGTATCAGTATTCTTACTAACAATCGTTCCATCTACTATATCAGATAAAGAATAGTCAGTAATTTGCTCAGATGTTCCATCAGAATAATTTTTGTATACAGTAAGTCCACTTGAGCTAAATGTTTCTCCAGCAACATACGATGTTTTTGTAGGAGTATCAACAACACTAATTCCTTTTACGTATTTTACATTGATATCAAATGATACAGCTTCTGTAATTCCATCATCAGATACCCAAGATACTGATACTACATCATCAAGTTTTGTAAGTGTAGCTCCATTATCAGGATGTGTGGTATAATTTGAAATCTGCTCAGAGCTTCCGTCATCATATTGTATAGATACGATCATGCCGGAGAGATCTAAAATCTCTCCGACTTTGTAGTCTATCTTAGTGGGTAATGTATCTACAATAATCGATGTTGCAGTTGCAGAGGCAGTCATTTGTTCTCCTATGTTTCTAACAATTGCAGACATGATTATCACCACCCATAATTAAATAGAATTATCCTTATCTTCATCAAGCAGTTTCTGTACAGCTGCTTTCCACCTCTCAGGTACATAATCAATAGTGAAATCAATATTTTCATTCTTGATAAGATTATAATATACTTTAGCCATATTACTTTACCTCCTCTTCTGTAGAAGAACCATCAGCTAACATTTCAGCAAGCTCTGCTAATGCTAACTGAGATTCAGTAATGGATGTGGTACTCTCTTCATGTCTAAGATCAATAAAGTCACTAAGATCTTTCTTAATACTCTGCATCAAATTTCTCATTGAAGCAAGAACCTGCATGATCTGCTCATACTCAGTTTGAACTGTTTTCTCATTTTCATTCTCGTCCATTTTTTAATCCTCCTTTTCTATTTTACATCTTTTATAATAGACCACATATGTTGCAAATCATATAATGGTGCATAGTTAAATTTCAAACGGTCCCAATTAAACATAGATCTATCAACATCATCGTTCATCTTTCTATATTTATTTGCAATAGTGTCTTCTAATAAAATATCAAAGCATTTATCATGAATTTCCACTGATGATACAGTAGAATCTATCTTATTCCAAATAGCTTTCTGTAAATTACCTCTTTCAAGCCAATGATCATCTATCATAGGTACAAAGTATCTGTATGCATTTTCAGATTTAAAATAACACAATATGTCATTATCTCCATCTTTATTTTCTCTGATAATTAATCCATCAGAGTTACAAATACATTTAGTACCAAATGGAATATTAAATGTCTTCCCCATAGAAAAACTCTTAAAACGCTTAATATTTATATATGTATCACACTTTTCAATTTCATTTCCCATATATCATTCACCTAACCTTTACTAAGATTTAATTATTAAGTATCAGAGATATCCACAACTTCAAGCGTTACAGGGATATCAATTGTTGGTACAGTACCATTTACTGTAAGAATATTATTGCCAATAGAGCTAGAAATATTAGCCGCAGCAAGTGCATCATTTTGATCCTGAGTTACATTAACACCCTTATCAATATACACATTATACTTAGAAGATGAATAGTCTGCTTCCAAAGAATACTTACCATTTTCCCAACCACTAGCCTTTAATGTATAAGCTACGATTGTATGTGTGGGTTCTCTAGAAGCCTTTACATCAGCAATACTCTGGGTAAGGGTTTTATATGATTCTTCATTTTTTGAAGATGAAGTCTCAATAGAGTCCTTTACATACTTAATAGCGTTTGTAATTGTTCCATCTCCGATTCCTGTTATGTATGCAGTAGATCCAATAGTATTAAGAATCTCATTAAATTTAGATGTCAATACTTTATTTTGAACAGCATTCTCACTAGAACTAGATAAAGTACTATCTATAGTAATATTAACAGTATCGTCTTTGCTCTCATAATTGTCCAATATATTCTTATAGTAATTAGTAAAGTCATTAGTAGACAATCCCTTATTGTCTTCCTTATCAACTTTATTATTTACTAAGGATTGAATCATGGTGCTTACACTATGAGTTTCATCATACACAACAATATCGCCAGAAGTCTTAGGGTAAATATACTCGATTATACCATCGATCTCTTTAGCTAATGTAGCTTTATTGATTGCCATACTTAAGTACCTTCCTTTCTTTAAAAATTTTTAACCTGTATTAATCTACGGATTATTAATTAGATGTTTTTTAAATAAAATATACATAGGCTGAATTTAGGGATGGGAATTACCCCATCCCTATATTTACTTTTCTACTATTTCAAGCATTACCCAAATATCAATTGTTGGCACAGTGCCTAAGCATTTAAATTTATTAGAAGTACTATCACCACAGATAATGGCATTTGCTAAAGCGGTAGCCTGATTTTTATCCATCTTAGATGATCTATCCATATATACATTATATTTATCATCAGGATACTTTGATGATAAATCAAGAATTCCATCATCCCAATCATTAAAGTAAATAAGAAATTCTTCAACTTTATGTACTTTCTCGACAGATGTAGATTCAGCAACTCCTAAGGCTGTTAAATCACTAGTAGTTACTTTTGTAGCTCCAGTTACATGCCCATATGTATCAACCGTAATATTATATAAGCCAGAAGTTCTAGCAGTATTGGTTGGGTGATAACTATTATTTTTAATTTTTGTCATCTCACTATCTAGGGTGGAATCCCCTACGACTACCATGTCAGCACTTGTTTTTGGATAAATTACTAGTTGTTCGCCTTCAATTTCTTTTGCTATTGCGCCTTTATAAATATCTTTTCCTACGCTCATAATTATAAATTCCACCTTTCATTAGATTTTTATAGCTGTCGAAGATAGATAAACTATCATACACTCTTCAGATATTTTTATACTTAAATGTTAAAGATAAGTGTATTTTGGTTTAATATATAAGGTATAACATTTTTATAAATTTATGTAAGGGAGGATACACTTATGGAAAAATTAGATTTAGATTTAGAAGTAATTGTACAAGATGAGGATGATTCTATATTAATAAATCAGAAAGCAGCCTTCATTAAAAGTACAACCAAATCAATGATTGCTGTATTAGATGTAAAGAATTTGGGGGTAGTATATATACATCTTAATTTTATTAAAGATAATACTGATAAGTATAATTGTTCTTATTCAACTCATGGTGAAAAGAATGATATCATAAACCTTACTTATAGAAATATTGATAAAATGCTTTCAGGAGTTAAATCAGTAAATTACTCAATTGATATCTTGAAAACTAAAGAGTTTATTTTATACTTAGTAATTTCTATCTCTGGTAATGATGATAAAATAGCTTTAATATCAGCATACCAAAGAAAGAATGATCCTAATAAAATTGATATTGAGGATCTTAATAAAACAGAAGATGAAAATTAATTTAACAAATTGTACTCCGCTAGGAATTACCTAGCGGAGTTTAATAGTAAGTCAATTCGCGAATTTACTTAATATCACCATATGTTTTGTTAACGGTTGCTTTAACTTTCTGTCGTTGGAGCCTTAGTCAACAAAATGATGTTTGCCCCGCTTCCATCATCTATCGTCTTACCAGAACTATCAGCTGCATATACTGTCTCAGAAACAGCGAGAGAATTCTTAATCGATTTGATGTCACTCAAAATAGATTCAAGAACATCTGCGATGGATTGAGTATCGGAATACTTAACTAGTTTAGCAGATGTTTTTGGGAAAATCACATACGCAGAATTGCCTACCTTCTTTTTAAGTTCTACTTCCTTTTCCAAATTCTCACCGCCCTATAAAGTTTTTATCCTCTCTGGATAATAATATCCAGAGAGGGTTATTTATGCTTTTATACAGAAGTCATAGACTATCTATATAAGCGGTTATGCAATTTCTACGAAGTACAGATCATTAGCGTTCATGTCGCTCTCAGAGTAGCTAGAGGAAACGACCTGAACAGTTGTCTTAGCAGCCTCAAGACTATCAAGTCTCTTCTCAGCAGCGTCAATGTCGTCAGCATTTGTCTTGATATTTGCAACGTTAGTAGCGATATTATCAGCATTTGTCTTGATATTTGCAGCGTTAGTAGAAATATCAGATGTATTCTTAGCAACATCAGCTACGAGGCCAGACTTGGAATCACCAACTGTTCCCTTAAGTGTAGTAATATCGCTAGTATTTGTAGAGATATTGTCAGCATTTGTCTTGATATTTGCAGCGTTGGTGCTAATATCAGATGTATTCTTAGCAACATCAGCTACAAGACCAGAAGTGGAATCACCAACTGTTCCCTTGAGCTTAGTAATATCGCTAGTATTTGTAGAGATATTTCCAGCGTTGGTAGAAATGTCAGATGTATTCTGAGCAACGCTCTTAACAAGACCAGAATTAGCATCGCCAACTGTAGTCTCAAGAGCACTAACTCTAGCCTTTAAGCCAGTATTAGCTGTATTAAGATCTGACTTCAATGTAGCTACGTCATTAGCAATGGCAGCGGCTCCATTCGTATCATTCTCGATCCACTCAGCGATCTCTCTAAGAGTATCATACGCCTCGCTGATCTTTGTATTAGTATCATCCAGACCTAAGATATCCTTCTTAGCCTGCTCAACAGCAGCGCTGATCTGTGCTGACACGTCTGTAGTGCCAACTTTGGAAATAATAGCAGCAAGCTCAGCTGCAACCGTACTTGATTCGCCGTACGTAACGATGTCGGCACTAGTCTGAGGATACAGACCTACGACCTTACCATTAATTGTCTTCTTCAAGAGTGTCTTTTTGATGTCAGCCATCTTAGTTACCTCCTTAATTTTATATAGATTGTACGTTTAAAAGCGGCCTACTTTTATTCACGTTACTTTTATGTTGCTATTTATTTCTTCATAAAATCATCTTTAATTTCATGAAGGTTCTTCCACTTTACCCCATAAATATCACAGATTCTTCTACTCATCCATATAAGCAACTTATTTAATGCTCCGACTTTAATGATTGATGTAACCATTCGGCCGTCCATAGAACTAGCTGACGTTATTTGGTCTATGGGTTCATCAGGAGCAAAATCTGTATATGGTGCATCTTTATCATCATATATATCCATGAGTACATTCTTATTGGCATTAAGAACAACAATCTTATCACCAACAGATAACTTATCATGGTATTTCATATATATTTCTATAAGAACACCATCTACATTCTTTAATTTACCAGTCTGAGGCAATTTATCACCAGAATCTAATTGAACCTCGGTTTCGCTATCCTTAGCGAGTTTCTTAAGTCTATTAATTTCAGTCTCTCTAGATTTTACAATCTTACGAAGACTTTCTGATAATTCATCTATTTCACATGTACGATAAATCTTAATATCAGATATGACTCCTGTTACTTTAGATTTAACTACATTCCTACCAATCTCTGTAACATCACCATCTTCATTATTAAGATTCTTTAACAATATATTTGCATCTTCTTCATCATAAGCATTCTGGAATATTAATATAGGATCTCCCTCTTTAACTTCAGTACCTTTCTTAATCATAAAAAGAACGTTAGTCATTGGAGGAAGAGTAACAGGTTTCATTACTACAATATCAGAAGACATTGCTTCGGTTAACCATTCTGAGCATATACCAGAATCTTCAAATCCATCTTCGGTAGTCATAATAGCAGCTTTAACTAAGCATCCCATATTATAAGATACTTGCCCTGTTCCTACAGCTCTTGAGAATGATTTCTTATCGTAAGCAAGAATCTCTCCTGCTTTAACTCTAGAACCTTCTTTAAGATCAGTCTTTAACTGTAGACTAATATAGAATCCACCATCAGAATTCTTCATAGTCTGCTCATCTAATCTAATATAATCTGTTCTACCATCATCATATTCTATATACATATAGTCATCGGTTATGGTTTTTACTGTTCCTTTAGCCTTAGACTTAGCAGCAAACATATTTGAGCATAGATACGGCATAGCAGCATCAGCTCCAGTAGTTACTAATAAAGGAGTACCATATTCTATTGGTGTAGAATGTTTAGCTGTCTGTACGAAAGTCATATCGTTTCTAAATAAGTCATCAGAGGTTATAACAAATGGGGACAAAGCTTCTGTCATACACATAGTGTTAGTAACACTCATGTTTTCTTCTCCAGATTGTTTAAAGTAGCCTCTGCCACCAACAATATTAGGATTTATTGTAGTCTGTCTATTTACACCAACTGTAGATGCGAATCCTGTAGCCTGAGCAATAATATTAACCATAGAATCATCATATCCACGCTTATCTATCTTATATGCTCTTTCAGAGTTCATTCCTGTAACACCCTTGGTTGAGATAGTATTCTTTGTTTCTATCTCTAATAGAGGTTGAAATACAGATAAGTCTGATGTAGTATTCTGTGCTAATATTAAATCAATAACAGCAGATTGCTTCATAGTCATTGGAACTTTTCTACCACGTTTATTCTGTAGAGCATATTCTTTATAAGAATCTGATAATACTCTATAGAACTGTGCAGCAACAACCTCATTAGTACGGTATCTATTTGTACTAATATCTGTATGAGATGTAAACTTATTATCCACTAAGAGATTGGAAGCATAAATTAATGCTTCATGATAATTATCTGGTAGATTATAATCTTTAGATATATCTACAGTGATTGGGTCATACATAAGATCTTTAAAGTTTGTCAAACCATCAGATTTAATTTTACCACCAAAATTATCAAGAATATTAACCCAAGTAATTTTAGAGTTCAAATCTTTAATTTGTACATACTCCATATTACAATCTTTTAACCCATTCATAAGCATAGATGATTCATATGAATCATCACTCCAGCATAAATAACCATCTGCTAATTTAACATAGTCTCCCCAATCTCCCTTAGGACGCTTTTCAGTTATGTCATATTTAATTTCTGCTAAACTCATAGCCTTAATCAAACCAAGATCATGAGCTAATATTACTATTACGGGAATATCAGTATTTAATATACTTGCTCTAGAGTAAGTACACTTATTTGTTGGTGATTGAGAATTGTATAAATTCAAAAATTCTTGGTCTGAAATTAAGCATGTATATACCATAGCGTCAATCATCTTATCATAAACACTATCTTCCCAATATATAACTTCAGATTTATTATTTAAAGTCTTTATAGCATAAGGAATTCCTTTAGATAAATCAACATCAATATTTTCTCTTAATTCATCTTGATTGAAATAAATAATAATTCCATCTGTAGCCTTATGATCTTTAATGATAATCTTAGAGTATGTAGATGCTAAATCTATATAATCTATTGGTAATTCATATTTACTACAAATTCTTGTATTATCTCCATTAACAATTTTGATATTATTACCATTATATTTGCTTAAAGCTTTAATTAGTTTAGATGCTGATTTAGAACTCTTGCCAGAAGATGTATTATACCTTTCAATGAATATTTTATTATAGAAAGAAACAATCTGCACAGTATCATCATCGGTTTTAGATATCGGTATAAGAGGTAATTCTACAGAGAAGATCTTCTCATTACCTCTCAATCTCATAAATCTATTATCTCTAAACTTAGGAATATCAAATTTAAGAGTAAATCTTTTACCAGAGTAATCTTCACATTTAACTGTATAAGTATAAATACTATCTTCTGATGTAGATGTATCTTCTATAGCAATATCTAATATAGATATAGGGTATTCTTTATTTGTATCACTAAGACTATTAAGAATCTTAACGATATCTGCATCTAGATCATATTCCTTCTCAAAATTAACTGCTTTCATATGTTTCCATTCATCATTAATGGTATCAATTGGTAAAGCAGTCTCAGGTAATTCTTCAGGCTTATTTGTCTCATTGACAAGCTCACTAACAGTTTTATCTTTAATCTTCTTCTCCATAAACTTGTCTTTAGACTTAACAATACGATTAGTTCTAGCAGCAGATATTTTAATGTTATCATCTGCCTGATCTTCAAGATCTGATATAATTCTCTTTATATCATCATCTTCTTCTAATGTGTTTAATGCTGTTTCTTCATCTGGAGCATTCTCAGAAGCATTATTAATCTTCTTTACTAACTCTGCTTTAAGTTGTTCCTGTTCATCCTCTGAATGAGATTCTCCTGTAAGATCATGAATCTTAATACCTTTATTGATATCCAATTTATCAATAATTTCAGTAGCAATACCAGCTGCTGAGTTGTCAGGTTCATCTGAATCATCTACTTCTTCATTATCAGTAAGAGCTTTAATGAATCTAGCAAACTTCATATAAGTCTGTTTATTAATCTCAGTTGGATTAAACTTAAAATAAGCATTATCTCCAAAGAATATGAAATCAATTCCATTATATACATTAAAATCATCTGGAGTAAATCTAAGTTTCTTATAGAATATTGATAATGGATTAAGATTCTTTTTATAATCAATAACCTGAGTATCTGGCAATCTACTCCAAAAGTTTACTGGAACAAATACTGTCTTCTTGGTATATCCAGCAGCATCTATACGTTTATCCATAATAAATCTTCTAATAAATTCAAAGTACATATCTACTGAACGAATCATATTATAGTTATTATTATTAAGATAAACCTGATTATAATAATACAAATCAACGAATAAGTTAAGCTGTTTATATCTTGAATAATTAATAAAGGTTTTCTTTATCTTAGGATTGTCTGCTTTAACTTTCTTATAGAGCTGTAATACTTCACGATTATTTCTAATACGATCATAGTATAACAATCTCTTATATTTAGAATTCATACTGTTATTTTTGGTTGCTTCATTAAAGATATCTTCATCATACATCTCATTGAAAAAGATCATCTTATCACCAATCTTACAGTATAATTCATTAATATACTCTGAATCTAAAGATTCTTCATACACAGCAACATCTGTAGTCTCTGTAAATACTGTAGGTTGCTCATTAATTGCTGTAGGATAATAATCAATATGATCAATCTCTAATCTTTTGGATTCTTGGTTTATTGTATACATAATATCTTTCTCTAAATAATATGAAATAAATTGCTGATTACGATTAATCATGAACTTATTATTCATAAGATATTTAGATGCTTCATAATTCGGAGTTAGTAAAAGTATGGCAGAGCCATGCTTTTTATCTTTTTTATTTACTGGAGCATAAAATTGCTTTTTATAAAGCTTCATATACTTTATATCATCCAAATATAACATCCTAAGACCTCCTTTCGGTATTATTAGTCTGTTTAATGGCTTTAATTTAAATAAGTAAATTGAGCACATTGAATTAAGTTAATTGGAGGTGATTTATATGTCTAAACGATATGCTCAATATCGGTATACTGTAAAGTTACTCTATTTAAATATATCTGATATTACTTACACTTCAATAAAAAATGAATGTATAAAGTCTATTATTATAGATCATGACTATGATAACTTATGTATGCCACTAGTATATCTTAATCTTAATATAGATAAAAAATTAATTGATCATATGATTAAGAATTGCGATACTAATTTATTTGCATTAGCAATATATAAATATGATGATTTAACAGACTCCAAAGAAAATATAGAATGTTTTTGTAAGAAATTCACATACTTTCTACCAAATGATGTAAATCAAAATGATAGTATTGATTATAATGAAAAAACAAATGAAGAGAATATGGAGAACACATATAAAGCTGTCTCTATAGGATTATTATGTATAGATCATGTTAATCTTAATAAAAAATCTATAGAAATAAATGCTAAAAATACATCAATGAATGATATGGTTAAATATATAATGAAGGACTTTTATCCATTAGTTTTAGAAACATTTTCTAACAATAAAAATTTCTCGCAACTCATCCTGCCTGTAAAGGACTCTGTGAGAAAGGCTCTTAAAGCTCTGAACGATTATTGGGTATTCTATGATACCCCCTACAGATATTATCAAGATTTTAACTGTACTTATGTTATTAGTTCTTCTGGTAAGAGTATTGATAATAAAATAGATAAGTATGGATCTGTTGTAGTCCAGATAAAAGACATATTAGATTCAGAAGCAAATGATATTGGATTTATAGATAATAAATCTAGTAAAGCTTATGAGATTCCTGTAAGTTATGCAGATACACAAGTATTTGATAACACTATTGCTAATAAGAGTAAATCATCTATTAAAGCTGTGACATCTAGTGGAACTACTACTAGCAAACTTAATAATACAGCATCTTATTCTAAAGAGAAAACTGTTAGTACTAGATTGAATAACGATAATGATAATATGATAAAAAATATAGAAGCAGATTCTAACAATAGTAATTTCTTCTTATACTTTAGCAAGAATGATTTAGATACAAATATATTTACTATAAATAAGAAAATATCAGTAAATCATATTGATGCATACAAAGAATTTAATGGTACTTATTTATTATCTAGAAAACGTGAAGTTTATAGTAGAGAAGATGAATCATTTATAATGACATCTATGATTAATTTACATATGATAGGATAGAATAAAACTCCCTCTAGGAAATTTCCTAGAGGGGTTTATTTTCTATATATGTCACTATTATTTATTTAGCCTTAATCTTCTTGATTATTATTTTCGCCAGATTTCTGAAATCTGCTCTTAATTCTTTCCGCAGTAACACTATTTCTCTTAGGTTCTTCTTCCTTAGGTTCTTCTGTTTGCTGTGGTTGTCCCTTGCTATATTCTTTACCGTCCTTTTTACCAGTGTTTGTAGATTTATCTTTTAAATCTTTACCGCCATAAGAACGTACATGAGCTCTAATAATTTCCATCATCTGCTGAGAAATCTTTTCACATGCAGTATATTTAGCAGTGATAAATGTTCTACATACTTCAGTAAATTTATCAACCATGTCTTTAACTTTATTTATAGCATCTGAATTCTTCTCGTCTTTATAATCATTAGCAGCTCCATCTATAGCATCTTTTGCTTGATCCTTAGTAAGATTATCATTTCTTCTATCACCATAAGAATTAATAGCTTTTGAAGGATCTTTAGTACTAGTTATGGTAACACCATCTTTTTTCTTCTCATTGCCATCATTATCTGAACTCTTCTTCTCTTCGCTAGTTTTTTCTGCATTTGTTTCATCATTCGGCCCTTCTTGTACATAAGATCTATTACGCTGTCCATATGCAGCAGCCTCTGCAACTCCAGCATTTTTAAATTCAGAATCTATAGCATTATCAATAGCTGTTTTAGACTGTTCAAGATGCTTAGTATCCTTATCTGTTGAAGCTTTAATTTTCTCAAAATTATAACAGAAATTATACATGGTGGTGAAATTAAGATCTGAGAATTTTCCTTCTTTTTGATCATCTCCGCCCATGAAATATACTTTAAACTGATCGGCTAGAGTTTCATTTTCATCGTAAGTAAATTTAGCACTATCATTAATAATTTGCTCTGCGATTTCTTTATCACCCTCTGCCTCTAAAGCTTTCTTATGTGTTGCATAATTAAACACTGGAAGTTCTTTATTAACAAGTCTATCAGCAGCTTCATCATAATTTCCAGTATATGAAAAATTAAGATCATCTTTAGGCTTCTTATTCAGAATAATATCTTTATATTTCTCAAGATAGTCTTTCTGATTAAGTAAGATATTAGATAAACTCTCCATAAATTTAGCGCCAACTTTTTTGATAAACTCAATAAGCTTAGTCCAGCCAGACTTAATCTTATCTCCAACCTTGGCTTCAAGCATAATAGCTGACTCATTGGTTAATGCGAGAGTAGAATTAATCATATATGCTAAACGCTGTTCATTGTTAATCTTATTTTGGATATAAGATTCATAACAGCATTCGTATGTATAATCATGGGTAGCAACACCAGAACTATATACGCTATAGTCTGAATATGATTTACGAATTCCAAGAATTTCATTTGATGTATTCTCTACATTTGATTCAAAAACCATATAGATCACTCCTTTCTTGCATTATCTGTACGCATAATCTTTGATAATGCAGTATATAATACAGCCTTATCCTGCTTATATGCATCTTTCATAGCATCCAATTTAGCACTATAAGCAAGAGCATGAATATTAGAATACTCCTGAATCATGTCAATCTTAGCATTAAGATAGATATCCATCTGAGTCATAAACTCAGCAGTAAGAATGCCATTATCTGTATTAGGAGTAGTAGTATGTTTAACGTCAATAGTGTTAAACCCTGCACTGTCTGGCATTTTAGCCATAAATGCAGCAATATTAATATTACCATTATTGCTGGTTAATTCTTTAACTTGCTTCTCTACTTTACGATAAGCCTCATTAACAGCTTTCTGCTGTCTTTCTACAGAAGACTTAGCTTTCTTATAATCAAAGAATCTAGCCTTTGCTTTACGTACATATAAAGAATTGACTTCAATTTCTTCTGTATCTAATTCATCATTTCTATATACTCTAAATAACTCTTCAGAAAAGTCAGAGTAATCAATACTATCACCAGCATAACCAAGAACCTCTGCTCTGAATGTATTATAAGCCTCATCAAGATTTAATCCATTTACAGTATTCTTTACATCTTCTACTGTAAGTGCATTTCCAGCAGCAGCTTTTAAATCATCTCCAATAAGACTAGAATTAAATTCCAGTGCAGCACTTGCCTTAGGAATTGTCTCACTAAAAGTATAATTGTACCCAGTGAAAGTAAATTCATCTACATTTCTAAAGTTATCTAAATCTTTCTTATGCTTATTAAGATACTTATCACTACTAATAAGACTATTAAGAGTATTCAGAAATCTTTCAAATAAAGATTTTATCCACTTGAGGAATTTGTCAATAATATTCTTTACAGATGTAAAGAAATCTGAAAATGACTCTAAAACTACACCTTCAGATGTAGCTTCTGAAATAGCTTTATAGAGCTTAATTTTAGAGTCAGTATATTCTCTAGTAGATTCTTTAATGTAATCTACAGCAATAGCAAAATAAGACTCTTCAAAGTCCATAGTAGCTAACTTATTTACGTTAATTAATGGATCTTCAATAGCATCCATTCGCAACACATCATATGAAGCGTTAGCTAACGTATTAACTGGGCTTAACCCATATACATTGCTCATTACTCTACCTCCTTGGATTTTTAATTAAATGTCTTAAGCTTTAGATTTATCTAATTGCTCATAGAATGTCTTATCATATTCTTCAAACTTATGTCTATCTTCTAATAAGAATGTCTTAAATTCTCTAGCCCCAGTAAGTTTATATAATAATCTATTATACAAATGACGAGCAAAATCTGGATCTATAATAAATTTTGAAATATTGGTAGATTTATCAATTTCTCTCTGAATAAGATCAATATCAGACTTAATAACTTTACGCATCTTAGGATCCATATCAGATTTTTTAAGCTCATTATTAAGTAAATCAATCTGATCCTTGCATCTCGAAATACCCTCTGGATGTTCATCAAGCGCAGTTATTAATATTTGTGCAGACAATCCAACCATATTATAAAGAGTACCAATTACAGGTGTTTTCTCTACAACATTTACAAGTATATCATTTTTATTTCCAGCAGAATCTAATTTTGTAACAAATGATGATAATGCTGGACCATAACCATACATTGTAGGGAAGTTATCTGCTAACCTCTCATTTCTATAATCAATTGGAAGAAGTATATATGTGAATGGATTTAATGCTGTATTTAGAGTATCTTTTAAAGCAATTACTAAATAATAAATATTAAAAGTAACTAAACGTCTATATTGGCTTACTTTGATCATTAACTCATAGAATGCATCACAAAATAATTTAAAAGCTTCAATTACATCAATAAGTATTTTACCATGTTCTCTTAAATATCTTTCACATCTCTGAGTCAATGCTTCAAACGAGTTATTAGTATGCAGTAAAATTTCAATTGCTTCTGGTACTTCATATATACTGTGAATGAAACAGTAAAACATATCATAAAACAAAAGAACTTTATAAATTGCTGATAATACACCATTCTTTCTATTAATAGATGCATAGAAATTATGACCAATCTCATGCAATATAGCTGCCATAACTTCTTCTGTAGTGAAATTTGGACTGAAAATCAATCCAGTATACATAATTAATAAACAAGCATAATCTGCTTTGGGATTAAATCTAAAACCCGTTTTATCTACAAGAAGTTCATCATTTTTGCCAAATGTTTTTACATCAAATCTCATATCTAGCGGATATGTTGCAGCATTAGCGACAGAACAATTTACAATATGTAAACTAAAAGTACCAAATCCAAATTCCTTCTCCAACATACGATTTATTGCAATGAGTTCAGGATCTGAATTTACATTATAAACCATATATTGATTCATATGTTTATTTCTAAAATGATCTATTGCTGATTCTATTTTCTGTATTGATTTAGTTTTACCAAAATATACTTCATTTACAGGAACTTTATTTGTATTAAAAATCAATTTAATCACCACCAATATCATATAATTTATTAATATGTAATTTTTAAATAATGCAAAAGATTAAGAGGGTAGGGATTATCCTACCCTCTTTATATCTCTACTTATGTGATTAGTATTATGCTTTATACAAACTTTACATCAGAGAAGATGTCATCATTTGCATAAGAAGCACTCTCGTAATTAGCAGACTCCTTCTTGTTATAAGAAATAACCTTAACACAAAGAGCCTTAGCCTGACGGTTAGCATCCTTCAAAGCCTGAACATACATTCCATACGCTACAGTATAGTCATTAGACATAGACTTCCAGATAGTAATTTCGTCACTGATATTCTGTGTTTTTCTATTTGCCATTGCAATATCAGTATTATCAGCAGTTTTCCCGTTTTTATTTTTTTCACTAAATTCCTTATCTACTTCTTTTTGATAATTATCTAAATTCCTGATAAGATTATCAATATTCTTAGTAATATTATCCTGAGCTTTTTTAGCTTTCTTAATTGCATCATTAGTGTTTTCAATAGTGGTAAGTGCATTCCTTACAATTGTAGGTGTTACATCGAAAGTTTCTTTATCACCATACAATGTTTCTTTAAGTCCATCTCTAAATTCCTCTTCAGTCATATTACCTGCTGAGCCCTCACCATTATAAATTGCCCCTCTTTTTTTCTCGCACTCATCATTTACAGCATCCTGATCTGCATATTTTGCATAATAATTATCTTTATTTGTAGTAGAAGTAAAATCTGTAGTAGTAGATTTATAATTATTATTTAATTCTCCTCTGTTAATAGATCCCGAAGTACGTAAATCTGTATCACTATAATAGTTTATATTATTAATAGGAATATTAATAACTTTATCTTTAAACTTCTCATATCCAGTGAATTCAAGATCTGTTACATTTTTACGAAGAATTTCTGTTTTATACTTCTTCACGAATTTCTTATCTTCCATTGTATAAGAATTAATCTTTGCCATAAACTTATGGAAGATACTCTTAATCTTTTCGATAACAGCTTTAAAGAACTTCTTAACTTTATCAAGCATTCCAGAAAAAGCTCCAGCTTCGTTAACGAACAGATCCTCTCCAGTCTCTTTATAATACTTAAGCTCTGATAAGCCAATAGACTTCATCATAGCATTGTAATTACATTCATTTTCATATACGTGCATAAGCGCGCCTTTAAGACCAAGCTCATAGCGACTCTCTTTTACATAAGAATCATTTCCATAGCTTGAGCTTCCATCAGCATCAAAAATCATGAATCTTTACCTCCTTTAAATTAGTATAACGGAGCGGCAAAGAATGCCGACTCATTACTGGTATACTTGCTATCAACAGTACCATCAGTCTTTGCTTCGTCATAATCAGGATCATCTGCATAAACAAGCTTATCAGGATCGTTAGAAACACTTCCATCAAGAAGATCTGTAGAAGCATTGTTAGTGTTAGAGATATCAACGCTACTAATAGCACCATCAATAACATCCTCAACCTCATCCTCTACAGCCTCAGCAAAGGCACCAAGTAATGTAGATTCATTCTTAAGCTTTTCATTATTTGCAGCGATAGCCTTCATAAAAGCAGCCTTATTCTGCTTATATTCAATTTTAATAGCCTCAAGAACTACCCCAATTATTTTAAGATATCCATTTTGATATGTTACTGATATTTCATACACTTTATTGGCTTTATCAACATCGTCTTCTGAATACTGACCTTTTATTGTTATTTTATTACCATTTTCATCTGTCGATACCTTATCGTTACTATTTTTTGCTTTGATATTAGCGTTTTTATCACAAGAATTAACAAGTTTTGTTAATTTTTGGGTAATTTTACTTACGTGTTTATTAACTGATTTATTTAACTTTTCAAAATTCTCAAGGTATGTAATAATGCCTCTAATACCACCAACTTCATTATCTTTAATCTGATAAGTGGATGGAGAATCATCATCAAAATACCCTTCCATCAAATCATCTTCAATAGAATCTTCACTCATTCCAAAAATTTTATTAAATCTATCATCACTATCTTCTGCCCAGTAATTATTAACAGCATGATCCTGCTGAGATGTGGTTAATGTAGTTGAGCTTTTAAATAAATCATCCAAAACAACTAAATTATCCGTATCACCAATTGTAAGTTTATCACCCTGAATTGTTTTAAGAGGGCTTTCTTTTACTTTACGCCATTTAACTTCAAGATTACCAATGGAGCCCTTACGAAGAATTTCAGTCTTGTACTTCTTAACCATCTGGCTATCTGTCTTATAAAGAGAATCAATCTTGCTTAAGAATGTATGGAAAATAGCTTTAATCTTTGCAATAAGCTTAGAGAATAACTCTTTAATCTTATTCCAAATTCCACCAAGAGTTGCCTCTGTTAAAGCCATAATTTCGCCCTCAGTTACATACCCAGCAGATTCATTTCTAATCTGAAGCTCTCTAGATTCAACATTCAACATTGCTCTGAACATAGCATAATCATTACGAGCACTCTCTACCAGAGCAAGAGCTGTTCCGTATGAGCAATCATAACCTTCAGCCATAGGGATGTTACCACCAAGGCTTGTAGTGTTGTTATTAAAAATCATAACAATATTCCTCCTTGTAATATTTTATATTTCTATAGTTTATTTTTTTGAACGAAGTTTACATAGGGTAAATATACCCCTATAATTTAATTATATGTTATAGGATTTAACTCAAAAAAGAATACTGTTAGACGAGTCTGGTACAATATCAAGCACTTCATCATGCTTATATTTCTTACTATCAAGATCTTTAATATCTTTCTGACTCTTCTGTTCAGCAGATTTTAAATTAACTTTAAGAAAATTAGAAATCTTCTTAAATGCATCTGCTACTTTACGCTGGCGATTAGCAATTTCTTTCTTATTCTTACTTTCTCTAGTTAATGAATTCTCTACATTATAAGCATTCATTGTTAACAGAGTAGCCTGAGCATCAAAATAATCTGATACTTTTGTGCGGCTATAATAGAAGAAGAAGATTAACTCTCTAATCACAGGAATAATTAGCAAAATTAAACCAAGGCTTACCGCTACCGAACTGGCTGTATATGCTAAATAAAATCCACCACCAGCAAAATTCTTACTATTACCAGAAATAACAAAATCCATAGCTTTATCGAATTCACCAGACGCACAAAGTTTATTGAATTTGGCAAGATCTGTGAATAATAAATTATCTTTAGTCTTTGCAAGAGCTGCTTTATCTACAGCAATATCAAATCCCTGATCATCTGGGAGCTTCATGAATTCAATACATGATGAAATCATAAGTGATACTGCACTTACAATAGATAAAGCCATTGTGTTATAGATAATGATAGGCATCTCTACATCAAGTTTATAAGCTTTAGTAAATAGATCAGCCCTATCAATCATATTCTGCAATGCTATACTAACAACTCCAATTGTAGGTTCTACAGGTTGATTATAATGCTGCAAAATATCAGTAATGATATTAATACAGTCAACTAACTGATCATAATTATCAATCTTAGTAATATCACCACGAGATAACGGAATAGTTCCAAAATCAATATCATCTACTTTATCTACAATATGCTGATAAAGCTTATTAGATAATGAAGTTAAAACTGCATTCTGATCAGCCTCATTAACAGATAAAAGAATCTTTCTAGTCATGTCATCTGTCTTATCAAAATATTCCATAGCTTCAGTAAACTGCTTAGATCTATAGATTTGGGTATGATCAAAATCTTTTACCGTATCTTCCTGCTGAACCATATACCCATTGAATGCTTTATTGCTAATAGCTTCGTTATTGCTATTCTCATAAATATACATTAGATCTTACCTCCTTTCTAACGATTTAATTTACTCATAAGATTTATAACTTTCTTATATGAAGAATCTTTAGCTTGCTTTTCTAATTCATCAAATGGTAAAACTTCATATATACCATCACCATCATCAAATAAGAATTTAGCAACCTCTAAAGACTCATCTGCAATAATAATATCCATGAGATTATACTTCTCAAGAATACTTCTTGTTATATATGACTTTTCCATATTAATATCGGAATACTTTTTAAGATATTCAACTTCATCCTGGGACAATACCAATGATGTAATTGGAGATGCATCATTCTTTTTAAGTAGTGTTGAGAATTTATTTTTTGCTGCTCTTCTTTCAAGTACTTTAAAGATCTTAGCATTATTAGACTCTCTAGCCATATTAACAGCATCAAGCTTAGCTTTATCTATAGCAAATGCTAAATCTCTGAAAAAAGAAATTTCTCTTGTAGAAGCTCTTACTAAATTAAATAAGCCATTAGACTCTTTATATTTAGAAGAGATTCTAGCAACGATATCCATAGCATCAACAGGATATAACTTAGCCTTAACACCAATAACTCCAGATGTCTGAATCTTCTTACCATCCTGTGTGGCAATAAAATTAACAATCATTGTTGTAGGCATTAACTCATTAGCCTTATCAACATCTGGCTGAGTTAACTGATAACGGAAATAATCAACCTGATCTTTATATACGTCAGAATAACGTTCTGTACCTCTTGGATTCCGGTATGTTACATTACCTCCACCATTATTGTTATTTCCTCCGCCATTACCGTTACCATCGTTTCCATTACCACCGTTACCACCCATACCATTTAAAAATGTATCAAGATATTTCTTATCAAAACTAATTCTTACTTGGGCATAGTTATCGTTCTTTTTTTCATTTAGAATAACGGCTGACTCTCCATACATATTTTTACGAACTTCATAGTCATTTAATGATGTAGGGTTATACTCATTCTTAAGATAGAAGTTGATATTATGCATATCTTCTTTAACGGCCTCGTATGCATCTTTATCAGTGATAGTAATAGCACCCTCATTAGCGAGAGTATCTACAACATCAATAAAATCATCCAGAGTTAAACTGGATTTAAGATTTAGATTGGTATGAAACTGTTTTATGTAGTCGTACATATTGTCTACAGAAGAAATCTGCATTGCACTGAAAAGTATTTGAAGAAGTGATACACACTTCCTCTCGATAGCTTTAGAAATTACACTTGCAGTCTGTATTGACAATGACGTTGATACAATGACAGGAAATACTAAGATTAGATTGGAAGCTCTTCTAGCGATTGAGCCAGTATTATTCTTACGCCTCATCCACTCTACTTCATCAAAGTCTTTGACATCAGTCATTATATCATAAACATCTCTAACTATTGTTTCATGTAGTCTCTGACATTCGTTCATGAGTTTCATCCTCCTTTCGATATTAATACTATGTTTTATGGCAAAAAATAAAAGAGATTGCAGAAATATGTTTTTATCTAAAACCGTTTAATGCTATTCTAGCAAGTTCCAAGTCTCTAGGATCACCTGAATGAGATTTTAAAAATTCCATTCTAGCTTCTAACCGCATTGTTTCCTGAGCCTTTTCGTAGTTAAGACATTCCTCTGCCTCCTGCTGTCTTTCTCTGGCTCTTCTTGCCTCACACTGCTCTTCAACCCAGAATGGATTCAAACCTCCAGTTGATGTATATTTCCTATAATTACTCATAATTGAAATCATCCTTTCTTAATTAAAATTTGGCAATAATTTATTGCAACGTATTAGTGAAGAATAGGGATTTCTTTTTAATGAGTTCTGCAATCTCTTAATACTTTCTATAACCACGTATATAGTATATTATCATAATTATATTTGGTTTATGGTAAATTCGCATACGGAAAACATCTATGTAATTTATAATAGATTGAAAGGAGGAGACTTTATGGCTTGGATGGACCCACTAGATGGGAATGGTACGCTCAAATATAGTCACCCACAAAAGACATTTGAAATCAAACAGATGTCTAACGTGATGGGTCAAAATCTAATATTCTCTAAAGATGATATTAGATGGTATGATAGGTTTAATAGATATGGTTACATAGATCCATATATATATGAAAATGTATTAAAAGAATTCCTATTCTTTACAAAACCAGATTTACATATATTTTCAGCTACTGGTGATTTGCGTACGGCTTTAAAAGATATCCCATTCTTTATAGATGCAAAAAATAGATATACTAATTCATTATGGCAATTACAAACCACAAATTGCCCTAACAAATCTCCATTTATGAATTTGTTAAGTAATTCTGTTACATCAAAGATGGACCTACCATCTATATCTTCAGAATCTCAAACCACTACAGCAAATATTATGGGTACAGAAATATCAATACGTGGTCATAGTTTAAAATCTGATAATGGATATGATTTTACTTTAAGCTTTACAGATTCAGCATATCTTGAATTATATACAATGGTTAAAGCTTATGATGAATATGTTAGAAGAACTAAGACTGGAGAGATATCTCCATATAAAAAGCATATTAAAAATAATATATTATCAGATCAATTCTCTGTATATAAATTCCTTGTAAACTCTGATGGTGAAACTATAATGTATTATGCTAAAGCAACAGGAGTATACTTTACAGATGTACCAAGATCTGATTTTAGTGATCCTACAGATTTTGGCAAATTCTCTTTAGGATTCCATGCTCAATTTATAGAAGATTCTAACCCACTTATATTATGTGAATTTAATAAAGTGGTTTATGATTATTACACTAGCATGAGTAATACAGTTGATGTATGGAATAAGAATGGAATTGATAATTCGTGGGCTACACTCCCATATATAATCAAGATTTCAGATGTAAGATCTAGAAGAAGAGCTCCTGAAGGGGCTAAAAATTATTATGATTATAGACTTAAATGGGCTAATTAGAAAGGAGGTTAATATATAATGGCTTCGACTAATACAAATACGAGTTCTACAACTCTTAGTACTGATATATATGACATTGCTGAATTTATTGATAGTATAAGGGAAGAGACTATAACTGATTTAGATTCTACAGCAGCAATGGTAGGAATATTTGGATATATTACAGAAATATCTTCTCAATCATTACAGAATGTATTGATTGCTATATCCGAAACAACTAATGAGACTTTAGCTACAAGAGCTAAGTTTCATAAAAATATCTTAGCACATGCAATGAATTTAGCAATTACTGATATTAATGCTACTCCAGCAACGATGACAATGATGTTATATCTTCCAATATCTCACATGTCTAACAACTTTGTTGAGGTTAATAGTACATCTGGCAAAGCTAAATTCATATTAGATAGAAGAGTACCAATCTATATAGGTGAATATGAATTCCATTTAGATTACGATGTTATTATAACAAGAACTAGAAACACTAATGGTGAGTTTATATATACAGCAATGTATGATCTATTTGAGACTGGTACTAATGTAATTAAGCAAGCAAATCCAATATCTGATATAACTAACCCATATATTACTACAATCATAAAGACAACTGTAGATGATGTAGAGTATGTAGCATTCTCTGCTAGATTACATCAGGTTACATTAGTAGAGATTGATAGAAATATATTGACTGATAATGATATAGAGAATAAGACTGTTACATTTGAATTCGAAGATCAGTTAACTTGTTTTGATATAGATATTATCGAATCTGATGGCTATGTTAAACATCTAACTCCTATATATTCTGGATTGTTAGATTATACTGTAGAGGATGGAGAATGGTGTTATTATGAATATCTTAATGAGAATACCATAAGAATTATATTCTCTAGAGACTCCTATGTTCCAAAACTAAATGCTACAATAAGAATCAATGTAACACTTAGTGATGGTTATAGTGGAAATATTACTTATAATCAAGACTTCCGTACTAGTATGGCTTGTGAAGATTATAATAATTATAACGGAATGTATATGCTTGTATACCCATTGTTAAATGGTGTATCTAATGGTGGTAAAGATAAAAAATCTATGAGTGATTTAAAGAAAATCATTCCTAGAGAATCTCAATCTAGAGGATCAGTAATCAATACTACTGATTTGAATAACTTCTTCAATTCTATTAATGATGATTACAATTATCTTTATTTCTATAAGAAAAGGGATAACCCATTTGAGAGATTGTATTATGCATACATGATTACAAAAAAGAATGATACTGTATACCCTACAAATACTTTATCTGCAATTATTGAGCAGACAGATTTTAATGGATTTGCTGGGAATAATAATCTGGTTATAACTCCAGGAATGAAATTCTATTATTATGATCATGGTACAGACTCAGATAACAACTATGCTACAACCAAAAAACCTGTGTATGTTGAAGGATTGGATGATGATAAATACCCTTACCCTATGGTATACAATAGTGATGGAGATCTTGTAAGAGTATTTGAGTATATCTCTCCATTTCTTATAACTATAGATGATGATCTTATTACTTCATATTTACTTACAGTAATGAACGAGAATAAAACATTTAAGTTTGAGTCTGTTAATACAGAATCAGATGTTCAGTTTGTCACAACCAATATGAATTGGGCACGTAAATATTTGTATGAAGATGAGAATGGTAATGAATGTACTTATGATAATAAGTATATTATGACTATGGATATAATCAGAAATACAGATAGTACAAGTAAAGATCTTGTAACTATAGATTATGATGCTAATGATGAAATTGTATTAAACAATATCAAAATCAAAGTAATCATGGTTTTATATGCTGATGAAACTGACAGTAACCCATATAGATATATTGAAGGTACATTATCTACATATGATAGAGAAAGTGATGTATACACATTTACTTTCGTAATGGAGACAGATGATCTAATGGATCTTAATAACAGAATTAATATTATTGGAATCAACAATGCTAAACCAGAAGCATTACAGCATGTAGATTCTATCAGTTCAGCACATGGGTATATGAATAAGAATACATATGCAAAAGTATATATCTTAGCTGACTTTGGTACTTTGCCTGGTGAGAAAGATGAGAACAATAAAACTATTACTGAAGAGACTGCTAAGATAGTTTTATATGGAGATGATGGAATTGGTAATAGATCAGAACTTGAAGCAATATTACCAACTAAAGATGATATAATTAGTGATTTCTTAAAGAATGATGTTTATTATGAAAATGAAGATGGAAGCCAGGTTAATGTAGTTTCTATTATGAAGTCAAATAATGAGTATATGCAGCATGTATATGATTATAATGGGGATGAGCTTAGTACAGAAACTTCTATTCTTAAATATCTTAGAAATAATAAAGACTCTGATTTTGTACAGAATACATTGCTCAATGATGAATTAGTTGTAAAACTTATAAATCAGTATAACTACGTAGATCTTAGTAGATATACATTATGTAATGTATTATCTGTAGATGGTGGATTAGATTTCTATCATGATTATTCTAGTATGATGACTAGTGAAGTAACAGTAAGCCAGATTCAGGATACAGATCTTAATGGTTCTCCATTGTATAAAGAGATTACTAGAAAGGATTCTTTAGGAAATACATACTCTGAGTATAAACCTATCTATAAGATGAATAGTAGTGGCAATTATTACTATAATTATTCAGTTAAAAGAATCCCTATGCTTAAATATGGATTCTTATCTACTGAGTCTTCTATGCAAGATTTTATATTTGTATTGGAAGAACGTCGTAAGTACATGGAAGAATGCTTAGTAACTCTTGAGGATACATTTAGTGTAGACTTTAAGTTTGTTAATACTTATGGTCCATCTAATAGATTCTATTACATATTACCTACAGAGACTTCATATAACGCTAAAGTTGCTACAAAGAAATTATATGTATACTCAGATCTTGAAACTGAGACTGTAATTGGCGAGATTGCTTTAGGTGAAGTTATTACCATTAAACAGACAGATGGATTATGGGGCAAGATTGATAGTCCTTATGAAGGATGGGTAAGATTAGCAGATACTTCAAGATGTATCAATTATATAGATAACGTTGCTATATCTTTGAAGTTTGCTTTAGAGGCTGAATCCTCAAGTGATAAATCAATTGCTTCTCATATAGTAGATGATATTAAAGAATATATTGAAACTATTAATGAGATTAATGAAATACATATGCCTAATATTGTTACTCTTATAACAAATAACTATAGAGAGCAATTAAAATACTTTGAATTCCAGGGAGTGAATAATTACGGACCAAACTGCCAGCATTTATATTTAGATGAATCAATAGATGCAGACGTTTGTCCAGAATTTATCAATGTTGCTACGTCTGATGATAAGACATTAACTCCAGATGTAACAATAGTCGTATATTAAAACATTCAAGTAAAAATTTAAGGAGGTATTAAATAATGTATACAGATAAAAATCAGCCTCTTAAAGGAGGTCTTTCATATAGCCCAGCTGAGATTTTTAAAGATATTCAGGCTCAGAGAGAAGCAGCGTATAATCAGCAGCAGGAAGAAATCCAGAGAGAACAGTCTGCTATGCAGAGAGAGTATGACGAAGCAAATGTAGCACGTACTGCATATATAAATGAATCATATGATGAGATTGCTAAACGTTCAGAATATTTAGAAACTGTAAAGAATGCATTTGTTTCTGAGTGTTTATATAAGTTATATAAAGAATCTTCTGTTATTCCTCTTGATGAGAATGATAAATTAGTTGCTAGAAATCTTGTAACTAAATTTGTTAAGGAAAATGGAGCATGGAATCTTGTTAGTAATTTCGCTACCAAGAACATCATGTTATCAGAGTTTAGTAGAATTTGTGATAAATATTATAATAAACTGCTTGAGTGTGATACTAATAATTGTGATGATAATTCTGAAACTGATGAGTTAGGATTCCTTATTGGTAGACCACTTAAGCTTGATAATACTATTGGAAATGAATTCTTTGAGGAGCTTGAAGATGTGGATTGTTCTGATGCATCTAAGATGATTAAAGATAGAGTTGCTGATTCTATCGCTGATTTTATTGATTCTAATACGGCTTCTAAGTTAGATTATCAGGAAGTAATTAATACAGCAAAAGATCAGATTGATCAGGCTACAGAAGAGTCATATGCTGAAGATATTACTTCCCGTGCTAAAAGACAGATTATTGAGATGGAAACATTTAAAGAAAAATCAATCTTCCAGTGTCTTGTAGAATCATTGACCAAGGCAGTATTTAAGGATGATAATCTTAAATCTAAATACATTACTGAAGGTTCAGTAGATATGGAAAGCATTGTTAATTCTGCTACACTTATGTATACAATGCTGGAAATGGTTAATACAGCAGAGATCTGCCCAATGAATGAGGAGTTTATTGATGAGTATCTTAGATCTATAAATGCTGTATAAAATTAACTAACAATATTGTAAGAGCGGGTCTGTTCCTTATATATAAAAAGATTGCCGTACTGCCGATAATGGCAGTACGGTGATTTTATGCTCTAAATGAAATAATAAAATAATCTTTCATAATAGTATAGATATTAAATAATAATATCGAAGGTACGGTTAGCTTATCTCCAAGTAATTCTTTACATGCTTGAGCTGCAATACATGTCGCTTCATTAATACCTCCACTGCAAGTTACAGCATAACCATTATTAGTTATAGATACAATACTATTAGTATTATTCTCTATAACCTTCTTAATCTCATCTACACTAAAACTATTTATAAGTTTCTTACACTCATAAACCTCTTCAAATTCTACCATAATTATTTACCTCCAAAATACATAACGCTCATTTCATCGGTAAAATCTTTTCTCTTTATCATTGATTTATATTGATGGTAATTACATAATTGATTAGCATATTTAAGATCTATTTCAACTCTTGGTAATATAGAGTAATACTTTCTTATTGTAGCATCTACTACAACAATATCATCTATCCATATATTATTAGTAAATGAATCAGCATAAGATTTCTCTATATTATCAAAGTCAGGTTTTATTATAGGGCGGTTAATACAAATCTCTGCCAAGAATATATCTGTTTTATTGTAATATGATGGTGTAGGGAAATAAGCTTTATATTCAATATCACATGGAGTACATAATAATTGATTAAGATACCATAAATTTTCTTTGGTAAACATCTTCATGTATTCTTTATTTTGTCTTCCGGTAATTGAATATACTTGAATAAAACTATTGTTCCCTGTGGCAGCATTAAGTATACCTGCCTTATTTATAAGTCTAGCTCTTGGTCTTGGAGTATATTCTGGCACTTCATATAACACCATTCTTACAGTTTCATAATATGTACTATCTATAAATGCTTGTCTAGCTGCTAAGATTTCTTCTGATTTAGTATCATCTATCTTTAAAGCATCATAAAGATATTCAAGTCTTTCTTTATAATCTTTAGGAATATGAGAATATTTTTCTTCATATTCTATCATTTTTTGTTTCTTGTTTTTCATAATATATAATTCTCCAATATTTAAACTTTATATAGATGTGCATCGTTGTTTTAAAACACACCAAATATATTAGCAAGTTTTTGATTGAAGTATTTAGCTACATTTCCAAATATACCAGTAGTAACAATATCTTTAAATGATGCCGCAGTAAGACCCTTCCATAGTTTAAAAGTTCTACCAATCTCTTGGTCATTAATATTTATGCCACAGCTATTAGCAATATAGTCTAATTCAGATATATTAGAGAATATCTCTTTAGAGAATGTAATATCTGATGACATAGATAATCCATCATATAAATCCTTTATTGAAAATGATACTTCTGCAACTGTAGGGATTCCATCTATAGTCCATTCACCTTCAGAACCCTTAGTTACAGATAAATCAGTAACAATACCCATATCAATATTAAATAATCCCTTATAATACCCTCTAACAAGAAATGGTGAATAATAAGCTTGACCAGTAGATTGTCTTGGTAATACTAATGCTATTAAGTGGTATATTGGTACTAGTATATATAAGTACACTGACAATTTATCTCCAGCAGGAGCAACCAATTTCATTTTACAACCATATGATCTACTAAATGAAGAATCTGACCATATTTCTGGGAATATCAATCTTCCTCCAGCTAATAGTGTTCTAGCTTTACCAATTATATCAGAAAATACATTATTACTACCTAAACCTAGTTTACTAACCATATCTTGCACATTATTAATATTTTCTTGTAAATCTTCTTGCCCAATCCATTTATCAAGATCAACTCCAGTCATACTACTAGTGGTACCAACTAAGAAATTTAATTCTCTACCTTTATCTGATAATGAATTGATACTTGAAACTAATGATGATTCTGTTGTAGAGTTACCAAATGAATCTGATACATCTGTGCCGCAATCAGCATACATAGCAATACACCCAGCATATGGTCCTAAGAATTTCTTTAATCCTTCATGTCCAAATATATCTGTTCCATCTGATGTATTATAATATAACCAATTAAGGCTTCCCAATTTTTTATTATCAACCTTCTCATCAGCAATATCCAAAAATATTGCTGCTGATCTAAGCATTGTATTAACGTACCCAAAGTATTCTGTATAGGAGTATTTGAGACTATAGTATTTGCCAGAACCTGTTGTCATTAGATTGTCGAATGATTTAGTAGTGGCACCTAAGAAATTCTCTATTATAGATTTCTTTTGTGATTTGCTAAATGAACTCATAAAAGATGGAGTACCGGCAGTAATAAGTAATAAAGGTATATTCTTTATTATCTTTTCAGAATATGTTCTACCAAGACCACCATCTGCTCCTTGACCTGTTGTAGAATTTATTCTAGGATCAGCACTAGCAAGAAACTGGGGAGGCATACCAAGTATACCTCTAAGATCTTTAACTAATAATCCACTTTCTAAATTTGATAAATATCCAGAATCGGTATTATTATTTACACTTCCATAGTCTACTAAGAAATTATCATCTATAATAGTTTCATCACTACTGTCGTCTACTACATTTACGATAGATTCATTTTTATTTGTAGTGGTAGTGGTGCTACTACTAGTTGTATTTTTTGATTTTGTCTTGCTTTTCTTCTCAGAAGTAACATTTTTACCTTTAGGTTTAGCCATTATACTCACCTCCCTATATATTAACATAATGTTGGAGTGGTCGATTTTGACCACTCCAAGAAAATCGTAATATTTATTCGGCTGCTATTTTTGTCATAGCTTCAATTACTGTATTAAATGATGAATTATTAATAGTATCTGCATAGTTATTAAGATTTGTTTCTGTACCCTTATCAACACTGCTCTTAAGTTTACTCTTTAATGTAGATGATTTACCAGTGTTGCTAGATACATCTTTAGATGTTATATCAATACCAAGTTTATCATTTAATATGCTTACAATTAAGTTAAGCTTATCAGTATTATCAGCAATACTCATTAAAATATTAACTATAGAATTTAAGAAATCATTAGTTGTATATGACGCTGTAGAAGTATTATCTGAAGATCCTTTACCATAGTAAACCACTTTTCTTGTAGCAGATTTAGCAAGACGTGATAACTGTTCTGCTTCATTAGGCTCTTCAATTTTAAATGTTCCTTCTTTACTCTTAAGCATATGCCTAATACCTGTAGTGCCCAATCCACCTTTACCACTATTAAGAGAAGCATTATATGTACCAAATCTAGATAATGGTTTATTAGAATTACCACCTCTGGTATTAGCATAAGACTGAATTCCTGTAACATCAGCATACTTAGTAGAAGAAGAACTACTAGAACTAGCACCTGATGTAGTATCTGTATAGTTTGGTCTAAGCAGATGTAACTTGCTTTCACTAGTACTATATGATCTTCTTGCAACCATATCTAATGTATTTCCTTCAACAGTATGAAGAGTGCCATTGGTTAAATCTTCTACAATTCCAGTATGAGAATATCTATTACCATTATAGAAAAATACAATATCACCTGGATTTGCTTGATTAGCTTTAACTTCTTTTGCTCCTGCATTCTTAAGATCGGAATATCCAGAAACACAAGAAGCATATTTAGGAATTATAGTTGTTGGTATTCCTGCCTGGTTAGCTGCCCATGATACATACATTGCGCACCATGGTTGACCATTCATACCAAACCATTCACCATATTTAGTCTTATTATTCCCAGTTTCTCTATACCCAATCTGGCTAGTAGCAGCCTCTAACAACTTTTTAGGTTGTCCTCCAGCTGTTCCAGTATAATTACCTCCAGATACTGTACTATCTGTAGTGGTGCTATCAGATGAAGTATCATCAGTTGAGGATGAGCTGCTTGAAGTTAATCCAGCAAATGCCTCAAGAAGCTTACTACCTGTAGAGTTGGTTAAGACATTAGAGAATGTAGAAATAACTGAATCAATAATTCCAGTATTGCTAGAAGAACTATCACTGCTAGTAGAGTCATCAGATGATGTGGTATCGGTATCTGACGTTGACCCAGTCACAACAAAATTTGTTGCATTTGAATTAAATAATGCTTGTTCAGCTTTTCTACGAGCCATTATGCCACTCTTATATTTAACAGCGCTTCCCCAATATTTAACAAATCCTTCAGAAATTTGTTCAGGTGTCTTACAATTAGTATATAATTGTTTAGCTGCTCCTACACCTCTATTATAAGTATATGATACTAATGCATCAAACTGATTCTGTGTAGGATTAGTGAAGGATATACTCTTAAGATTACTCTTAACAGATTGCTCTGCTGATTTAAGATCTTGTTTAAGCAATTCAGTAGCTTGAGCTTCTGTAATTTTCTGCCCAGGTTTAACATCACTACCAGAATGACCCCAACCTATAGTATATTTACTTTCACCAGAAAGCATATATGCTGTAGAACGATACCCTTCATAGTGTTTAATAAGATTTATACCATTATTACCAGTAACCATGTCATCTAGGTTAACTGTACCCATACCATATCTAGCACGTAAACCTTTACCATAAGAAGATATTTTAGATCTTCTATTACGTTTTGTTCCTCTACCATAAGCAGAAACTCCTAAAGAAGATTTAGATAAAAGATCTTTGGTTGAATAAAGCTGATTATCAACTTTAGATTCAGGATCTTGTACTATAGCGTGCCCTCTACCATCAGTTCCAGTTACAGCTACATAATGAGGAGTCTTACCAAATGGTGTAGAAGATGATACTCCATTTGAATCTTTACCCATCAATACTGTAGGCATACCATTATTAATATTATTCTCTAATTGAGATCTGTTAGATGTAGTTTCAGAACCATAACCATTTATATCAAAATAGTCAGAGAAGAATCCAGGTTTAGTTCCTCCATTAGTTTCTTTGTACCCATTGTCTAATGCATACTTAGCAGCATTAACAACATTACTTCCTTTACCATATCTAAATGATTCTAATACGTTTACAGCAGCTGCTGGTCCGCATCCAGAATCGCCAATAGTTTGTTTCTCTGTATCATTCTTGGAATTGAATGAAACATTTCTTATACCAGGATCTATTTGTTTGCTATATCCTCTACCATATCTAAATGTGCCAGTTCCAGTAGTAGATTCAAATTCGCCACCAGTTCCTTCATCAGTACCCTTACCAGTAACTTTCTTATATATAAATGATAAAGGATCTTCAAAGAAATCTTTAACCCCACTAAATTTATCACCTAACCAATCTTTAATATTGCTGAATGAGTCAGCAACACTAGAAAATACATTAGATAAAAGAATTATTGGAGCATTCATAGCTCTAGTCAACCAACCATATATTTTACCAATAGCTCCAAATCCAGTGTGATTTGATTCAACTGACCAATAATCTGATGAGAATACTGATATATTTCCAGCTTTAGCTTGCTCAATTACAGTATTATTATCAATTTTAACTGTAGTAATTTCATTTACTAAATTCTGGAACGTATCTCCAATAGAATTAATACATTTAGATACAAATGCTGCTGGTACAGCAAAAAGTTTACCAAGAGCATTTACAGCAGTACTAATACCTCCAAGTACTCCATCTCCTACAGTTTTAACTCCTGTAGTAACAGCAGATTTAACTTTGGTTACAACAGCATCCTTTGCCTTGCTTGTAACACTTTTAATTTTTGAACCTATTTTTCCAGTAACAGAATAATTCTGTTTAAGATATTCTTCTTTACTTATATCACTACCAGTTATCTGTTTATACTGCTCTAATTCTTCATCAGCTTCTTTCTGACGATCATCTAGATCATCACCAAGGAATTCTAATAATGATCTAGCTATAGTAGCAATTCCAGGGAATATAGCAGGAATAATAAGTAAATTACATAAAGCATTTACAATACCAGCAACCAATTCTTCAACTATAGTAGTATCAGTAACTCCAAGAATTGATTCTGCTTGATCACAACCAGTTATAAAGTCTTTAACAATAAATGCTATTGTTGCTATAAAGTTTAATTTAGAAGCTACTTTCTTTACAGTTTCAGAACTAACCTTTTCTACACCCTTAGCAAGAGCATCATCAAATACACTGACTACTTTATCTTTGAATTTAGATATCCATGAAACTACATCGTCTATATGCAGCACTTCAGCTACAGATTTAAGCTTACTTACTACTCTACTATTAGTAAATAAATTATCAATAACTCCATGAGCTTTTGTAGTTATTTTGCTAAGTTTAGAACTAACCGCTTCTGTTGCTGTTGCTACTTTAGAAGCTACTTTCTGACTCAATCCAGCATCTTCTGTAAACATTCCACCTAAGCTTTTAGCCTTATTAAGATCTTTACCTGATTGTAACCACTGACCAATCTTGGTGCCAGATGCTGCATTTTTAACTTTGCCTAATAAGTTTTGTCCTAGGGTAGCAGCGTCTTCAGTTATAGTACCAGCGGCTCTTGCATTTTTAACTGTTGTTCTTCCTAATGAAGTCTCAGCTAATGAATTAGCAATAGTATCACCCAAACTACCAGCAGCTGTAACTGGTTTTAATATAGCACTTCCAGTATCACCTATGATTTTACTAGCAATACCACCTTTTGTACTTAGGGTTGTTAATCCTTCTGATACTTTACTAATAAATGGAACTCCGCCTTGAGCGAATGCATGAGCAGCACCATTACCAATGATACTGGCTATCTTACCATAGTAATTGTTTTCAGCCTTATTTATTATATTATTATTGTCGTCAACGTAGATTTCCTCTCCATCAACACTGTATAACTTTTTGTATTCTCCGTTCTTTATTTGACCATAAGTCAAATAATTACCGTTTTCGTCATACATTTTAGTCATCTGATTAGGATCTTTATCATCAAGAGGTATTTCTGTATCTTTCTCTTCATCATCACTATTTGGGTCTAATACATTTTTAAATAGCTGAGCTACTAACCCACCACTATTAAAAATTTCATCTTTAAGAGCAGATACAATACCATTTACTACAGTGCCTCCAACATCTACAATTGCAGGGATTAAATCATCTGTTACCCATGGTATAACTGTATCGCTAATCCATGGTTCGAGCTTATTTTCCCATAAAGGCTTAATAACACCTTCATATAATTTAGTCAAGATTCCAGATTTTGCTAATAATGCTCCACCAAATATTAAATCAATTAAAGATAATTTAGTACCTTTCTGTTCTTCTTTACCTTCTTTAAATAATTTATTGATGGAATCAGATGCTGCTTGTTGTGCCTTCTGAAGTTTTTCTGTTATCTTTTCTTTTGTAGTAAGTTTATTTACAACCTCTTTAGTCTTTGAATCAGTAGTGTCATAGTCTATACTTCCATCTGTACCTAACTTAGCGTATACCGGTCCAGCGGATGTTTGTACTACACTTCTACCATCACCCTTTTTATCAATATCATCTGTATCTCCTACAGGAGCAGGAGCGGCTTCAGGAGGTTCACCAATAGCTTTTTCTACAGCATTTGCAGCTGCTGCTTTCTCAGTATTACCGGAATCTTTTTCTTTATTCCCTCCACCAAGTAATGATTTAATACCCTTAAATGCTCCACTAGCAAGTTTACCTGCACCTCTAAGAAGCATGGTTCCTAAACCATTCTCAGCTACAGGTTCAGCACCAGTATCCTCTTCTTTTTCTTCTTTAACTTCTTCTTCTTTTTTAACTTCTTCTTCTTTTTTAACTTCTTCATAGTTTTTATCTAATCTACGATCATTGCGCCATCCTTTAAAAGTCTTGTATGCACTTTCCTTAGAAAGAGGATTTAGTTTATCAAATAAAAATTTACCAGCTCCAGTACCAACACCACCTAATACTTTAAGTGCGTGCTTAGTTAAATTTCCAGCACTACTATTTCCGTAATCCATAGTATTAGTTTCTAATACTTCTCTAATGTTTTCTACCTGTATTCCGGCTTTATCAAGTGATTTAAGCTTATTAAGTACATTTTCTCTTTCTACAGGCATTAATGATAATACCCATTCTGCATCTTCTTTGCTGATTTCGTTATTAAATACATCTCTATATTCAGATGCTTGTTTAAAGAATGATTCTAAAGTTTTATCATTCTGTTCTGATTCTGAAGCTAATAATTCTATAACTCCATCATCAATAATAAGTTTAGTATCTTTAATAAATTTTGCTGCTATTTTTCTTGTTTCTTGATCTGGATCTACAGAAGCTTGCTCAGCAGTTAATGTTTTTGCTTGCTTAGAGTTATTAAGATGATCCAATCCAGTCTTAGCCGCTGCTGCAATTGAATTGGTATTATGGCGGCTTAATTCATCTATTAAACTATCAGATGCTTCACCTTTAAATTTAGAAACCTCTTTACCAGCAACCTTATCAAAATTCTCGTTTGCTTCATCCATAGCTTCTGATACTTGTTGCTCTACATTATCTTTAAAGAGTTTTGCTAAGTCATCACCTTTTATACTGATACCTTCCTTCATGATATCAGTAATAGTATTAATATCTTCAACCAAAATTTTAACATTTTCAGTTCTATCTTCGCTAAGTGATAACTCTTTTTCTTCTAAAGATTTAGGATTTGCTTCACGATCAGTAATCTCAGTATTTAATAAACTAGATAATTTTAGTACATCATCGGATTTACTTAGGTCAATATCCTTAATACCAAGCTTCTCAAGCATTTTATTAGCTTCATCAGTAATTCCTGCTTTATCGCCCTTATTATCAATTAATCTTCTTTTACGTTCTTTGAGATCGCTAAATTTAGTTAATTTATCATTGAGACCAACATCTCCATACATAAGAGAATTAAGCTCTTCTTTAGACATACCAGAATTTTCAAGTATTTTAACAACCTGAGGAACATCATTAGTTTCTAATGCTTTATTTACTTTTTTAAGAGTTTTATTAGATAATGATTTTCCATTACCCATTCTATAATTTTCAAGATTTGATCTTATATCCTTAAAAGAGCTTCTTTGCGCTTTATCTATATCTTTCTCATTATCGCTAAGTATATTAAGCTTATCTCTAAGGTTTTTAGCATCCTCAACTGATAGATTATCACCTCCAAGACCAATATTAGCAAGTACTTTCTCCATTGGTGAAACGAGATAATCCTTTTCCTGTTCCTGCAAGAACTTAATTCTTTCTCTAGCAGTCATATAATCAGCTCTATTATGAGTTATATCGCTAGTTCTAATTGCATCTCCAGCTTTACCAAGAAGTTTAAATGGTCTTGTTGCTACATCAGCAACACCACCCGCAAAATCAATAGCTTTAGAACCAATAAAGTTTACAGGTTTTAATGCTGTTTGAAGAACCTTATTAAATGATCTACCATATCTAGAATCTAAGAATTCTGTTATCTTCTTAGGAACTAATCCTAATAATCTAGGAATAGAATGAATGGCAGGTACTAAAAACTTCTGTAATGGGGTTACAATATTATCATCAATAACTTTATTTAATTTATCTTTAAGATTTACGAAAGAATCAGTTATTGGGGATAAAGCATCTTTAAGAGCACCTACTAAACCACCCTGACGAACACCATTTATATCGGTACCTAAGATCATATTCTTCCATTCATCAGTAGTAGTCATCATTCCAAGAGCACTACCAATAACAGCATTACCAAGAATACCAAATGGCCCACCAATGAATAGTGTAGCTATAGCTCCAATTCCAGCCCCCTTAATAGCTCCAGGAGCAAGCTTTTCAATTATAGCTTTCTCTTTAGATTTAATAGTGAGTTTACCCTTCTCACCGAAATATTTATTAGTGAAATTTTCATTATTCTTAAGAATACCAATAGCTCCACCAATAAGAAGACCACCAAGAGGTCCAAGAGGAGTTAATAATCCAGGAATAATTCCAGCCAAACCATATTTAGTAGCATCTGGCAAGTACTTCTTAACAGTATCTTGAATAGATTTAGAAATAAGACCATTATTTTTACGCTCACCATTTTCACCCATCTTACCAAATAATTTACTCTTAAGAGTTTCACTACTGTTAATGAGTGAAGAAGCAGCACCAATACCAGCGCCTAAGAGTGGTCCTCCGAATAATAAACCTACTATACCACCAATAGTTCCTCCAGCAGCTGTTTCTGGTAAGTACTTCTTTGCATTTTCCATTAGATCATCTAATGTAATATCAGTACCTCCAGTAATCTTTACACTACCACTAGCATTATGAGAAATTCCACCCTTATTACCAAATAGTTTTTTCTCAGCAATCTTCTCTTTACCAAGAGACTGCTGTATAGAAACTTTTGGTCCTATACCTTTAACTCCTAAACCTTCTAATAAATCATGAGAATCTTCAGAATTAAGAATATGTGTAGGCTCAGTTATATTATAAGCATCAGTCTTATTAACTAAACTCATGCCTTTAGAATTAAAAAGCAATTCTCCCTTAGAGAGCATACTTTTACCCATGAATGGTAAAGTGCCTTTAGCATGATTCTTATTTAAATCTCTATCATAGATTTTCATTAACGAAGCTCTATATCTGTCGTAATTAAAATCTCCTCTTATCTTTTTACGTCTTTTCTTACCATCTTCACCTTTTTCATATTTGTATGTGAAATTATAAGAATTATCTCTAATAGTATCTAGTTTTTCTTTAGTTACAAGACCATTATTGATAAGGTTATCCTCGATATCTTTTTCATTCTCAAGAAGATAATTATTATCTTGACCCCATTCAAGCATTCGTTTATCAGAGGCATCTCTATCAACAGTTCTTTTCTGGTAAGTTCCTATAACATTACCATTCTTATCTTTCTTAGTTTTAGTAACAGAGATCTGACCAGCTCCAAGAGCATCAAGACGATTATCTCGTCTAAATTTACTAGCAAGCTCATCATAATCAGTAGGAGTTATCTTTTTAGAAAACTTCTTAGAGTTACTCTTACAATATTGATTAAGTAAAGATACATACACTTGTGGGTAATATTGACCATCTTCGGTTACAGATTGATCTCTTAACTTCTGAAGATCTCTTTCTGAAATTCCAAGATTTCTAGCTCTCTGTTCTAGCTCATATTCATCATCAGAATTTATATATTTACCATCAGAATCTATATAATCTGTATCAGAATTTATATTTTCATTCCTATAGTATATTCCAGACAAACGCTCTTTAGTTTTTGCTGCTCGCTTTCTATCTTCACGATTTTGTATTTGTCTTTTACCATATTTTACTACGCCACCGTAAACCTCTTTATTAGCATTAAGAAACATCTTAGTTCCTTTACCTGCTAAATCTTTAAGAGCATCAAAGAAATTAGTTTTAAAATCATCACCAATGCCAAGTCTTTCTTTAAAAGGTTTAATAATATTTTCTTCTATACTACTCTTTAAACCTTTAAAAGTTTCCTTAGTTTTGCCAACAATCATATCCATGAAACCTTCATATTTATTTTCATTGCCTTCTTCATCTTCATCTTTTAATTCAGCTTTATACATCATTTCATATATAGCTTTATCAGCAGCATATAATGTATTTCTAAAGGCTTCAATTCCAGCTCCATTAATGGCTTTACTTACTGAACCATATTTATTAAGAGTTTCTTTAATCTTATCTATGAAATTCTTCTCTTGAAGATCATCATACTTATCGTCTTTGTCATTATCAGAATCTTCTTTATCAGCTTTCCTTTGAGCTTCTTTAACCTGTTTAAGTGTGGTAGTATTAGTACCAATGAAATTCTTATCAATAAATGCAGATACTTCATTAGAATTGATAGCATCACGAATCTTTTTATTTTCTTCATCAGTATTTGCATCTCTTATTAATGCAGTAAGAGCTAATAAAGCTTGATTCTCATCATCATCAAAATCTCTAAGATCGATAGCTTCACCTTTATTAATTTTCTCTATAGCCCTATTTAATGATCTCTGTGATATAGGATCGTTATGACTCAATAAAGATGATGCTCTAGATAAATGAGGATTATCAATACTTATACTATTAAAATCTATATTCTGGTTTATAGGGGTATTAATAAGACTATTTTGTAATTTCTTATTTTTATTTTTCCCTTTGCCTTTGTTATTATGACCATTAATTTTAGCATTAATAGTTCCAGAATAAGTTGTAATTGTAGTTAAACCATTAAGTCTAACAAAGGTAAGTTCCTTATTGATATTCTGAAGATAGTTAAATACAGAGTTTCCAAATTCATCCTTATAATCATTAAGATTATTATAAACTTTAAATTCTTCTCTATCATCTCTACCATTCTTCTTTTTCCATTTACCGTGCTTATCAAAGTTATTTAAACCACCCTCAGACATTAATTGCTTAATTACGTTTGTTTGAGAACTTTCTATCTCTCTATATCTACGCTCTTCAGCATCTTTTGCTGCTAATACCTGTTGTGGTACATTAAGTAATTTAGAATAATTACTTCTAGTTGTTCCAGTTTCAGTAGTATGAGTAATAGATTCCTTCCATATTGTACAAACAATTTTATAGATTTTACTATTAGTCAGATTAGGATATTTTCCAGGGTTAATATTATTCTTGCTAGATGATACATTAGGGTTAAATATACCATTATTCTCCATTAAGAATTCTGTAAGCTCTTCCCATGCTTTATCAAGAGAATCATTATCGTATTTATTAGATGCTTTAACCCTATCAAATGCTGGTTTAACAACTCTAGATATTTCAGCAGTGCCTTGAGCAGTGGCATTCTTCTTAATATCTTTATACATTTTCTCTATATCTTTAACAGTAACCCATTTACCAGAGTCATAGTTAAACATTTGCTCTGGTCTTCCTGTTAAAGCTGCTTCTATCCTTCTCAAATGAGCAGGAATTACGTCAATAATAGCTTTACGTGTTAAACCATCGAATGGTACAGGACCCTTCTCATATTTAGACACATCAATACTTCTATTTACTCCAGTATTAATACCAAATATTTTAGATAGTACTCCTAGTATTCCACCCTCATTATCTCTTCTAGCATTTCCCAAACGACCAATAATGTTGCCAAATATACCGGCAACACTATCATTTAATTCCCTAGTAGCTTCCTTAATAGTTGCAGGTATTAGTCCACTAACAACATAGTCAGTTACATACTTCATTGGACTAACCATGAATGATGCAAGCATATTAGAGTCTTCAGATAACCCACCAATGCCTAAAGAAGAAACCTGATTCTTTACATTCTTCTTTACTAACTCAAAGTAATTATTTAAATCAGGCATTCCACTAGCTGAAATATCACTCCATCTAAATTTATTATTGCTTCTTCTTTTATCTGCTTGCTCTTTCTCTTTATCAGCAGCAGACTTGTACATATTACGCTGCATCTCCAGCATTTCTTTTAGGATAGCATTGCGCTCGTTATCAAGCTTTAATGATTCGGTGAAGAATTTAGAAGTATTTTCGTCAATATTATGCAATGATGTAGATTGCATTTTTGCCATAGAGTTAATAGTAGTACCGAGAGCGGTTACATCTTGATGCAATCCTCCAAATAATTTCTCATTCTGAGTATACAGCATAGCCATATTGGTTCTATTATTCTTATTAATAGAATTAGCACCACCAATAACAGCATTAACTGTAGCACTGCTAGATGCTTTAGTTGTATCTTCTATAGCACTAACTACAGCCTTATCCCCAGCAGTAACTACATTAGACTTATCATTCTTATCTTTTCCAAGATTTTTCTCCCAGTCATCGTCTACACCAAACTCTGACAAATCATTCCAGTTTTCGGCATTAAGTCCAGCTAGTCTAGTTTCGTCTTTCTCCATACGTTCTTTGTTGTAGAAATTACCAGTACGTAAATCCTCAAACAAATTCTTTGAACCATAATCTAAAGCTTGATATACTTTAGATTGTTGTATGGCTTGAACAGACTTCTTAATAGCTACCTTAGGATTTTTGAGCATCGCATAAGTTTCTACGAATATCTCTTTATTGGCTTCGGCGAATTCAACTATTTCAGGCGCAAATTCCTCTTTACTAACATCAGCGGCAGAAAATGCTATAGATTTAGTGACGTTCTTCAAATAGTTATTAACACCTTTCATTAAGTTTCACCTCCTAACGTAATATTATAGATTACTAAGATGTCTTAAAAATGAGAACGTATACTCCCATGGCGTTAACCATGGGAGTAAAGAGAAATAAAGGCATGTATAGTATTAAACGTGATGGGCTTATTTATTAGCTCCAACCCATGGTGGACATGGTGAGCTTACTTTGAGACTTCCATGAGCCGGAATCACTCTACCCTGAGTGTGCTCATATTTATCAGATCCATCATCATTCACTCCAGTCTTAACCGGGAAACTACTTACAGTCTCTTCTTTAATCTTTCTCTGAATTGAGATGTCTGATGTTGCTCTACCTCCAAGCGGTAACTTTCTTCCAGTCTCAAGATATGTATTAACAAATTCTTTAGAAATACCAATCATAATAATAGCATCCTGCTTACCGAATTCATACTTATTTGCAAGCTCAATTGCTTCATTACTTGTAATATTTGCTGCTCCCTTAAGAATACTAGCAGCGAGTGCTCTAGACTCTTCATATGGGCAATACTGTCCTTCAACTCCAGATTTTCCATAAACGTCTACTTTATAAGTATCATCGTTAAGCATAGCTCTCATTACAGCAACTTCATCCTTATTGGATGCTGAAACCTGTGTACGATTCTGATCAATTGATTTTACTAGATCCATTACTCTAGTTACATCACTCATATTATTTTACCTCCTAAACATATCTAAGTTTTTGCTACCAAACCTATTCTACATTACTCATATGTAATCATAGTTGTATATTTATACAACTTGAGCATCCATTTTATGCTTACTTTTGTCAACTATTCTAACCATAATACATGGTTTAGGTTTCTTACCATACTGCTTAATATAATCATTAAGTTCAGTATCAGTCATAACCATAAGTTTATCTATAAAATCTTGTTTCTTATCATGCGTTTTAGTCATATTATTACCCCCCTAACAATACTAGAATGTGAATGTATTGATAAAAAATAATAATAGATTACTCTTTTGCTTCCTGTAAAAGAGTGTCAGCATTCTCTTTCATATACTCACTAACCTTAACATAGCCTATATCGTTAGTCTTATTATCAAATCCTCTAAACTTTGTTCTAGCAGGATAAACTGAACTTATATGCTTAGTGTCTTTATCATATTCTGTAATGATACTCCACCCAAATACCTGTAGGATAGAATTAACAAACCATAATAATCCTGAATCTCTAAACTCTTCCCAAGACTTCTTATCAATCATTTCATCCATTTTATATCCCTCCAATATTTTTATTTATTTAATACGCCGTTATATGTCTTGATCCAGTATTAATACTTACAACAAGTTTTTCAAATGCTTCTTTAATTGCTTCTGACTCTGTATCATAATAGTCTAATGGATAATAACTAGCATAGAATGATTTGTATGCATTAGCCTTTATATTAGCATTATATACAGACCCATTATTATTATCCAGTTTTGAAATAGCACAATCTATAATACGCATATCAGCATTCTTATAATCCCAATTAAAACGCTCAACCAGATTTCTTAAGCAATCATTACTCATATCTACTTTATATGAAGTTGTATTCAACATAATCATTCCTCCATATTATTAGGATTTTTAGATTGAATTTCTTTATACTTTGACATAGTTTTTTCTGCATCCCAGATATCTCCATTCCTTACTTTACATAAGAATTTACAATGCTTAAGAATTTGTTCTTCTGGTAAGCTTGATCCCTTATCAGCATTTACTATAGAAACTATGTATTTCTTTACATAATTTATAAGCTCTTCCTGAGATATTTCACTAAAGCCTATATCAATTCCTGCAACCTTTTTTATGTACTTCTTATCAACAACAACTTTTTCTGGTATTGTAAACTTTATGACAAGGTTTTTATTTGGGTGTGTGCCTACTTCCCTAAATGATACTATTTCTATACCTATAAGAGTAAGACTCATTAAAACATTTTCTAAACTCGTTTTATTTTTCCTTCTAATCATTCATTATCATTCCCTTCATCATTAGATGATACATAGGATATTGATAACTCAGCAACATAAACTTTTCTATTAAATTCTTTAAATGAATCTAACCCTTCCTTTATAAGCATACTAGGTACTTTCTGTTCATTTATAGCAATGGAAAATCTCTTATCCTTTATGGATTCTTTATTCTCATCACTACCAATAATACTTCCAATCTGGAATACAGATATGCTTTCTTTAATGACATTATCATACCCCTCAATTCTAGTATTTAATATACTTGAAGCGGTAACAATATCATCACATATTACAGGCTCAACGTAATATACATTATTGACATCTGATGACTTCTTATACATTAAGCCAAATACTCTAGTATTTGATGGAGCATCATTGTTTTTCCATCTTGATACTGTAGGTAAAATACTTGTTATTTCTACTGTAGAAATAACAGAAGCAATATTAAAAAAATTATTAGCATTTGTAAGAGCATTTAATTTACTGATCTTCTTAAAGACAGTATAATTTTTTGACTTATTATCATCAGTCCTTTTAATAAAATTAACAAGATTGATATCATCAATTGTTAATATGCTGGTTTGTTGAGAAACTAAATATTGAATCATTAATAATCCTCCATTTTAATCTACTGGTTCAACAGTAAGAGTTGAACAATCTTCTGTGATACGGTGAAGAATGAATCCAATCTTATTGGTCATTTCATTATAAGTTTCTACCGCAGCACTATCATTACGAGCTACTACTACCACTGGGTTTCTGTATACTTGCTGACTGTTTATTTCTTCGTATTCACATACTAAGAATAATGTACAGTGCTTTAACTGCCCTACCAAGCCCTCATTCATACAGCCATACATGAAATCGTCTGTATAATCGACGACAACCTGTCTGATCAATGGTAATAGTTCTCTCGGCAATGTATATTTAAATTTAATCATATCGCTACTACCTCCACTATAAATTGTTTAGGTCCAATGAATTATCAATAAAATATTGATTATTGATTCTTTGTATAGTAAACTTGTCTTCAAGATCTATAATCCATGATATATCTCTAGCTTCAGCACTAGAATTATATAACCTATGCTGATACACTAAATCTACAGCATTAAATCTGAATTTGAAAGTTGTACTATCCATACGCCTATCTATAGATAATTGATTATATACATAATCAATATCAGTATTATAAGCATTTATAATCCTATTAGTGTTTATACCATTAATAACCATCTTTGATGCAGTAGTTATATTACATACTGTCTTCAAATTATAAGACGGAAATCCTGTTAGAGCTATTAATAAACTCAATAACTCTGGGTTTATTAATGACAAATTCTTTATTGAAGCTTCAGATAGTTTATTAAAGAATGATATTAATGCTACTCTCTTATATATAATATAAGATTCATCGCCACTAGCAGTTTTTCTTGGTCTTAATAAATATACGTTATCTAATAGTGCTGGTATCTGATAAGCATATTTATCTTTGGTTATTATGATAGACGGTATTGGTTGATTCTTGCTTATATTATCGTAAGTAAACATAGAAAAATTGGTTGATCTTCTAATAAAATATACTCCATGTATATAAGCACACAATAACCTAACCATGTCTAATTGAGAATTTACAACAGCATTATTCCTATCAAAATCTACAGTATCTTTGAATTTATCATTTCCAAATGACTGATAGAATTTACGATGGTTTGTTGTAATATCTTCTCCATAGACTAGATATATTCTTGTAGCAATACCGTATCTAGTCCAGAAGAATCCTCTCATATGTGCTGCTAAATTTATTACTTGAGATACTATAAGAAATTTCTTTTCAGCATACACATCTCTTGTATATATAGGTTTTAGCATATCATAAACGTCTATATAAATATCCACTTTATTTGATTCTATATCATATGGTATAGAATCTATTAGAAGTTTTAATCTATCATATTTTATATAATTACTATATAATAGAGATTCTAAATTAACTTTAGCATCGTAAGACATGAATATCACACTCCGTTTATAATATTTCTAAGTTTCTCCCTACAAGATGGACAAATATTATATTCTGGGTGCTGCCAATCTTGCATAAATGGGTTGGAGCAAATCATACAATCTGTTGCTACCTCCACACCAACAGCATTAAGACTAACACTATTACTCTCTTTAGATGTAGACTGTGTTGTTACAGTATTAACCATTTTATCTTTGTTTGCAGATGGTGTAGTATCAGCATATATTTTTTCTATTTTTGCAGGTTTGCTTCTTGGAATAATTTCTCTCTTTAGCATTATATACTCCTCTCTACCCTAAAAGTTCTTTAGGATCATAGTATTCTTCATCCTCATCAGGATCAAAAATTTCATCATTCGGCATACTGATTAATGCTTCGGTAAAATCACTTCTCATTTTAATAGAATCAATAAGTTTATTGGTATCGCCATAATTATTCTCCACCAATCTATTTGCTAATTCATTAGCAGCTTCATCCGATAATGATATACCTTTCATCATCTTCTCTTTACCATCTTCGTATACATACTTTCTAATATCCAGTTTTTCTGGACGTCCATTCCATGAAATTTTACGAAGATTAATGGATGTGTTATCTCCTTCTTCTAATACGAAATCAAACTTCTTGTTAATTTCATAGGTAAAATCTGAATTATTATTTCCTCTCATGTCTCTATTCCTCCATTTTATATTATTATATTACTTATTAGTAATGCTTAGTATAAAATGTTACTCTTCATCATTTTCATCATCATGAAAATCATTAATAAGATCATTTAAATAACTATTAGTATACATTAAATCTTCTATTTCTTTTAAATTTTTATTAGCCTTATTAAGATTAATAATTGTAACAATGTTTACTATTATTACTAATACCCAAATTATAGTACATATCACTTTAATCATTATACAACCTCAATTTCCAAAAAATAAAAATAATGCCGAGATGGACATAAGTCCATCCCGACATATCTCGCGCCAATACTTTAATAGAAAGCAACACCATTTGGCGCATTGTAAATCGTTGGGTTCTCCTCGATAATAGACTTCTCTACAGCCGCCTTATCAAAGCGATCAACGTTGATAGCAAATAACTCATCAACACTAGGCAACGGTCTCATATAGCGAGGCTCATAAAAAGCTGTTGCAGTTAAGTTGACTGTCTTGCCATCAGCATTTGTTTTGGTTTCTGTTACCATTGTCTCTCCGTATACAACTCCTTTGAGTAATCTGCGAAGATCAAGTCCTGTAACCATCACATATACCTCATGTGCAGTTGTCGGATATAATGGATTCATTCCTCCAACCCTAATCTGACTGTCAACAATTTTGATATTCTTATCCCACTTGCCTTTATCGTTCGGATGGTTTGCTCTTCTACCACCCATCATGAAATCAGACAACAGCAACTTAGTCTCGTCATTGAGCGTAAACATTCTGCCATTAAGTTTGTTTGAGATAGCCTGCTGGCCAGGTAAGAATGACTTGCTGTTATTAACCTGAGTAACAAGATTCTCAAGGTTATGGATCTGTCCCGGCTTTAACGGATCTGCATTCTGCTCAAAGTAAAACTCAGTGATAAACTGACCACCGCGAAAATGAATCATCACACCGCGAAGATCATGAAATGTTTGTGAGAACTTTGCTTTGATTAACATGCAGAGCTTTTTGTTTGTTGTTCTTGTGAACTCACCTACCTTATCAAATGGGGTAGGCTCAAACTCAAATACTGAGTTCTCCGGTAAGTTACCGATCATCTTCGGCTCTTTCTCACCATCTTTTGTAGTTACGGTTTTGACATTGTTTAATTTTTCTAAGGTCTCCATATCGAGTTCCTCCTTAATAAATTTTTTTATATATCGAGCTGTCATACTCGTTATACACCAATATATTATGCGATTATAATTTTGTTTACTCTGTTATATTTTCTTATTTAACTAAATTGAATGCATTTAATACATCATCATCAATTTTATAATCACCTATCTTTTGATAAGCAATAAGATATATATCTCCATTACTGTCAGATACAACTATATGTGCATATTTTACAATTTTAGATACATCTATATCTCTATCATATTTAAGAACTGCAACAATATTGATATATTGATACATACGATCTTCTAACTTCTTATGCTGCTTTTCATTTAATACAATATCCCCATCTTCATTATATGAACTCTTGCCTAAATATATAGGGAAATCTAATTGAACAACGCCAAAGATATCTCTATAATTATACATAAAGTTATTGTCATTAAATAAATCTTGTAATGTAAGAGAATATCCTTTAACTAAAGAACTTTTATTTGATGATTTGATTTCTTTTAATGCTTTATTAAATTCTTCCAGTATATGTGGTGGTATAGAATCAAATATATCATTAATCGTATCATCAATATACAATGCTACAGAATAAGTATAACTAATCTCATCATACTCCATTACCTCTTCCATACTCATATCTAATTGAATATTCTTACTGGTAAAACAATCCCCAACGTATGTTTCTATCCCAGTATTAAATGCATTCTTAGATTGAGACATACAATTTTGCCTTACTATCAAGCACGGTACTAATTTATCTAACTGCATATCTACGACTTTATTAACACAAGCAAATACATCTTTAATATCTTCGTTAGCTACTCCATTGCTTGCAGTAATCATCATATTTAAGAATGCATCATTGTTTAACTTTATATATACAGATTTGAGTTTCTCTTCTTCTACTACAATTCTTTTACCTTTACCAAATAATTCTTTCAGAGTATACTTGTCGTCTTTATTATTAACTACACGGTATACCTGAAGTTGATCTTCATCGTACTTATAATACTTTGTACCTGTTAATATCATTTGTTTCCCTCCTTAGACTTGTATTACTTAAATGATAATGCTGTTTTTATTTGATAACATTTAAGTAATAGTTATGGTTAAAATTGTTACTTTTTTCATGTAAAAGTCCTCCGCAAGATGGTCCCATACTCGAAAGAGTATGGGATTCTTGTTCGTTTTTATAATATATACTTAATTATATCTTTTACTTGTCCTATAGTGGATCCTTTAACTTCGATTGTATTAGCATAGAAAGGCGATTGCTCATAATATTCACCAAAGTTAAACTTCTTATCTTTATCTAATACATATTTAAGATATTTATTAAAATCATTAAGTATTCTAGCTCTTGTCTTTATATACTCATTTTTCTTCGGTAGAAGTTTATTATGATATAGCTTCTTCTCTAATGTATAATTCATATAATAAAGTCTAGCCAATTCATATTTCATACCATCAATATTACCAGTCTTCTCATAATTTAATAATAACTTATGAGATGAAAAATATTCTTCACTATAGTCAGGAAATGGATTTGTAAGTAGTACATCACCCTCTGAACTCACTTCTACAGGAATTTTGCGAGCTTCAAATATAGCATTCTCATACTTACATGATTCGTTAGCTGAGGTAGCTGTTTTTGAAATCTTGTTAATAAACTTATTTGTTTTATTCCCATCAAAGTCTTTTACAACACCATCAAATATCTTATAAGCTTTAGGATTATTACTTAAAGCAAAATTCAATTCGTTAGGTGAAACTTTAGATGAATCTTTTTTAGTAAAATCTGTATTTGCTAACTTAAGAATAGAATCTACAAATTGAGAGCAAATCATATTTTCTCCCATATTTATATTAATATTCTTTATAGGAAACGTAATAAGATTTACAATAGAATACGTTGTATTTTTAATATCTCCAAGAAGATATTGAATATTATCTGAAATCTTCTTATAAGCATTCTCTGTAACAAATACAGTATATACAGCTAATCTATTTTCTTTAGGATATTCTTTAATAGATTCTAATGAGAATCCACCACCAAAATTAAACTTATTATCAAAGTTATAGCTATATAACTTTTCAAGTTTATTATCTAAAGATATAGCAGAATGAGAAAACTCTCCAGGAGTCACACTAGTAATTAGTTTAGATAATGGTGAACAACCTCTAACTAAAACTATATGAACAGGGAATAATTTCTTTTTAGATGAAGTAGATTCCTCTATGTATTCATCATTAAAAGATTCAACTAATGGTGTGATATTAGAAATAAATACCCTATTATACATCTCATTCATTATATTTTCAAATCTCTTTTTAGCCATAATCTGATTCTCAGTATTATATTCTATCTCTGGATTCCATCCTAAAGAAATCATGTCTTGTTTGATCTGATCTATTTCATCCTGATCTTCAGTATTTTTAAGTTTATCATGTAATTCCCCTACCTTAGAATTCCAAGATTTTTGAAATGCATGATCTGGAGTATGATGTGTATTTATATTGATAGCTTCCTCATATAAAGAAACACATTCTTCATCTATATGATCTGAATAATACCCTGTATAAGAAGCAACTTCATTAGGAGTAAAGTATGGACAATACATTCCTGGGAATTTATATTTTGATACCGACTGTGATTCAGTTAAATTGGATGATTTAAACGATTCTATCATTGCTTGAATTTTATTATCATTCATTTTATATCACCTCCTGAAAATCCAGTCTTAACCAACTAGAATCTGATTCTTTCAATTCTTCTAATGTATCATAATATGGACTTCTTGTATTCAATACTGACGATTCTAAATAATACCCATCTAAAGAAAACTTAGCTTTAATACCATACTTAGTATCTAGCGTACCATATATAGATTCAGACAATCCAATATCTATAACATTATTACTTATTCTAGATATAGAATTATATTGAGATTCTGTAGTTGCAAGTTTTCCGATAAATGATTCTTTTAAAGCTTTAAAATTAATCTTTCTAAAATCTTTATCAAAATCAATTTGATCTTCTGTTAATAATGGTTTCCCAGCAAGAGCAGTATAGAAGAATGTATTATCTACAATCTTACCAGATTTATAAGCTTCATATATCTTACTTAGTTTTCTTCTATCACCAACAAATTCATATTCTGATTCAATATAATAATTAGCAACAGATTTAGCATCTACTATAGTAAGTTTAGCATCTTCAGATATAGCTAAATACTTATCAGAAACTACATCTGGAGAGAATAAATATTGTTTAGGATTTAATGTAGAATCCATAGTTCCTATCTTCATAATAAATGGTTTACTAACCCCTACTATAGGATTTACTGAAGACATAGCCCATTCATTAATGCTTAATCCTTTATACTCTCCATCTACTAAATCTATTGGATATTGAATTAACCATTCATATTGCTTATTCTCATCTACAGTAATAATACCAACACAAATACCTTTAAAACAATGATCTAGATCTCTTCTTAATCCATTACAAATGAATACATATAACTGATTATTTTCTTCAGTTATATCTTCACAACTTTCTATTGCATCTATAAGATTTTTAGAATAATTCTCTTCAGGTATATCTCCTGGATATCTTGATGCAGTTACATACCAATGACAAATATTCTTAATATCCATCTCAATAAGTTCTCCATCATTATTAACCATGATAGAATCCTTCTGATAAACTACATCAGATGCTTCAGATAAATATTTAGCAACCTGAGAATCATCTTTAATAGAAATATTATACTTCTTAGCAGCGCTAGATATTCTCTTTGCTAATAATTTCTTCTTAGATTCTTCAGCATGACCAAATAACTTAATAGCAGAATTGATATGCTGTTTTGTATCTAATGGGAATTTTCTATCTTCTGGAATTCCAAATGATGAACTTGGTAATTCTGATCTTTTAGTTTCACTTATTGTGCTCTCTTTATAATTAGAACCATAATCTTGAATATTGTCTTTGGTAAGTTTTCCTACATGAGCTAAACAATATTTCAATGTAGTAGGTTTATTATCAAAGAATTCAGGATATACATTTATAGAACTCTTGCCATCAGTAACATTATAAGTTCTTACATTGTGTTTATGACCATGAATATTAAGATAACATTCAGGCTCTATATCAATATTCTTTGGTCTATGAGTATATATTACTCCATTATGAATTAATTCATTAAATATGAAATCAAATCCACAATTGTTATAGAAGTCTTCTCCAGTAATAATATCATGATTACCCAAAATTAATACTTTGATTCCTGGAATTGATCTATAAATTGCTGATGCTTTCTGTTGATCTTCTTCATTGCAATATCTATGAGTAAGATCTCCTAAAAAAATAAACACATCATCATCTTTAATATTTTTCTTACACCATGATACAATATCTCTAATATTTACATGATTCTTACCTTTACCGTAATGATCACCAAATATATGCCAATCTGAGGATAAGAATACTCTTGATGGATCTGTATTATCCAGAATAAAATGAATATCTTGAGATTCATCCTCTGGTAATTCTAAATCATCATCATTTCTATTTAGATATAAGAAAGCCATCCCATGATTACCCTGCTCAAATTCCCCACCAAAATTCTTAATTGCTTTATTGACAACTCTACATGCTTTATTTATATTCCTTCCAAGCATAAAGCATAATGATATATCTCCAAAGTCATTTTTCTTACCACTAATAAAATCATCCCTATCTTTAACAGTAATAGAATAATCAATACCATAAATTTTTAGAGTGTCTGTAGCAGTACGAACAAGTAGTGCCCTTTTATCAGATGGATTATTAGAGCTTTTAAATTCTTCTAAAGCCATTTATAAGACCTCCTTTCTTACATTAATAGATTGTCCAAGGAATTAGATTAAGCAAAAAATAATACAGCTAGACAATAATAGCCTAGCTGTAATTTTTAAATGGCTTTAAATTCATTTATAGAATAAATTGTTTGATTACGTTCCCTGCCAGTTAAACCATTACTAGACTCCCATAATCCAGCGGTTGCATTCCAATTATTAATTTTAAATGGCATATCTGATATATTATCTGTAAACCATTCATTAAGCATCTTACAATCTTTATCTGTTATCATATTAATATATTTAGAATGCTTTTGTATATATGCATTATCAAAAATACATATAGCTAAATCTGTTTCGTTATTAATAATATGAAAATGTGGTGGTAAGTTACCTTCATCTCCATATACCCACATTTTAGCGACTCCTATTTTGTCGAAATTAAGTTCTCCTACAAACTTTTCATCTCTTCCATGCTTAACTATCATATAAATCTCCTTTATTTAATCTTTGAACATATTCATTTTATCATAATCTGGTTGAACAGAAACTTTATTTTTGAATTTCTTACCTCCATTACCACGTTCCCACTCATACACAATTGCTTCCCAATTGCTGAGATTTGGGTATGTTTTATTTGGATTCTTCAACCAATCATTTAATTCTTTGCATTGTTTAGAGTTTAATTTGGATGTATATTTCCCTCCATGAGAAAAATAATTATTTGAATAAATACATATGCAAGTTTCAAATTCATCATTCCCATTTAATTTATATAAATGAAAATGAGGTTTCTGACCTTCATTAGAGTATACATTTATTTTGCATAAACCAATACGAGACGGATTGAATCTTCCACCTGTAGCAATTATTTCAGCTTCGTTTAATTCATCTTCAAATTTAATTATTCCTATTAATACAGAATTATTATCCATAATAAAATCCTCCTTAAAATATAGGCTAGGGATTAACCATAGCATTAATATATTAATTAGATATAAGTTCCCTTATTAAATATTCTGGTTGTGGAGCATTTGGGTCTGTATCTCCATCATTGCAGCAATCCCAGGTAAGGCATATATTTTCCCAATTAGTCATATTAACAGTGAATGGTAAATTAGATACATTCTTTTTTAACCATTTATTTAGCATATTATAATCATTTATTGTTAATGATTTTACATTATTTGAGTGAGCCGGCAAATAACTATTTTCAAAAATACATATAGCAATATCTACTGTATTATTTATTATGTGAAAATGTGGTTCAATATCTCCTTCAGATCCGTACACTCTTATTTCTGCAACGCCAATAATATCAAATAATAATCTACCAAGCAACATATCATCTCTGTAATCATCTGGTAACATATGCATAATTATAAATCTCCTTTCTTATTATTTATCTTAAAATATAGGCTAGGGATTAACCCTAGCCTTCACAATATTTCTTATAAGCATCTAAGAATTCTTCTCTTGTGTAAGGAATACCATATTCATGTATGATTGATTCGATAGCCTCTCCAATTTCTTTTGTGGTTGCTTTACCACAAGAATGTAAAGATAATATCTTATCGTCAGTTAATAATATAAGCTCACCAAGAGTTATATATGAATGAGTATCATACGGAAACTGTGTATAGTGATCAGGATCATCATACTGGCTCGGTATTGCTTTTAATGCATTAAAAGCTCTTGATGATAATACATCTCTATCTAAATCATATATTCTGCGAGAATTAAGATTATGCATTATAGCATCCCATACTTCTTTTTCGGAATTTGATAATCCATTTAGATATGACTCATAAAACTCCTCAATAGATTTACGCTCAGCGGCAGCTCTCTGCTCTTCGCCAGCCTTCTTTCTAGCAGCTATGAATTTCTTATTTGAAACATCTTCCAAATGTTTTGACATACCATCTCTTATAATACTGCTATTACTACCTGCACGACAAATCCTAAGAGCTTTAATCTCAATATCTCTTACTCTAGATTCTCTTATATTATGTTTATAGGCTAAGTACTTCATGGTTTTAGCTTCCTCTACACCATGAACAGCAAAACGATTAGTTAAAATATCTGCCTGTATTGGGGTTAACTGTGTGTCTATGATAAAATCAATAGATTCTCTCAAATCTTTCGGCAAATTAATTCTCTGTTTTGCCGGTAAACTGAATATCTTTCTATAGAGCCTGTGATAACCATCCTCTACAGGAAAATCTATATCACATGTATCTATCGTGAATCTATTATCTACGTAAAATCTATTAGTCCCCATAATAAATCTACGTATTCTCATGTAATCAAGATTATGATTTCTACAAGAATCAGTAAGATTCTCACCTTCTATAACTTCCTGAAGTACACATTTGATCTCGTCTAAAAGTTCAATTGAATCTTTTAACGCGTCATTTCTACATCTGGTTTTTTGCATTTTTTATTCCTCCCTATTACAAATATATTTACTATTACACCACTATAATATATAACCAAAAAATAATATGGCTAGAGCACAAACCCTAGCCAATATATTATTCCTTATTCTTCTTGTCAATGCTATTATTACTTTTTATAATTGATTCATGCTGATTCGTCTAATTCCTTTACTTCATTTATCAGTTGCTCTGCTGTTACATATTCAGAATCTCCAGCCCACTCTAATAGATATGATATATCTTCAGGTGTTAAATACTTAAGCTTCATATTCCTAAGAAGCTCACTCATAACAATATCATTCTCACAATAAACCTTTTTATAGAACGATATGATTTCTTCATGGTTAAGTTTGTTTAAAATACTTAATACAATATTATTCATCCAAGTCATTTATTTGTCCTCCTTGCTATCTTTATTGTTTAACGCTTGAATTTTATCTGGATCTGTAAGGATGCGTATATTTTCTATAACCAATTCTGTTCTCGTATTAGGACTTATATTATATCTTATAATCATCCTAAAAGTATCATCATCAACTTTAAACATGTAAATTACCATGTCACTAAAAATGAAATTAATAGTGAAGTTTTTATTATCATTTATAATAAAATGATTTACAAATGTATACTCCACTTCTCCCCAACATCTGATAAGACCATCAAGAATAATCTTATTAATATGATCTGATAATTCATTACGAACTATATCTTTTAGATCAGCTCCATCACCTACAATAAATTCAAATATTTTGTCATCCATTTTATTCCTCCTTAATATCATTAGTTTCTATAATCATAAGTATAATATATTACCAAAATCAGAATTATAAAGGTATAGGCATCCACCTATACCTTTATAGTATTACATGCTTCTAATAGTTAATATAATAATCACTATAGTTTACATCAAGCTTAGAAAAATTTAAATGTAATCCACTTAATAGTGCTCCACCATAAACTTGATGCTCTGTATTGATATACAAATAAATAGAATCATATATACGTAAATCAAATTTGTCAGCAATATCAGAACCTAATTTACCAAGATCCTCTAATTTGCATAAAACAGTGTCTCCTTCAATAATTTGCCTTGGGTCTACATTAATTGTCATTCTTTGTATTCCTCTCTTTATACGTTTTCCAATTGGTGCTTTATAAAATTCTGCATCATAACCTTTATATTTATCTGCTAATTCTAATACTACTTTCTTAATAAGATCAGCAAATGTGATTTCTTCTATGATCCAGGATTTATTTATATATGGGATTAATACTTGTTGCTCTCTATCATTATCAAGCTGCAATATTGTTTCCCAATCTAAATCAACAGAGTTACAATTTCTAGATGTGTATATAGCATCCTGAAAACTGTAATAATCAGTAACCAAAGCAATCTCTTTAGGTACATCCAATAGGTAGATATTATCACAATCTTTACATGCCATAGCCATAGCTCTCTGAATTGCTTCTACTGATAAGTCTATTGTTTTAATAAGGGGATTAAGATTGTTAAATCCCCAGAAAAAATTCCTACTATAATTAGTATCAAATACTTTATTATAATAATCATTTATTCTTTTAAAGAACCCCTTAACTTCAGGGCTAATTTTATCTTTACATATAGCTATTCCATCCACGTCAAACTCAAGCTTATCTTGAATCATTAATACTAACATATCTTTTTACCTCCAATATACTTTTAATAAATGCTATCCCGTAAGTAAATAAAATATACTTCTAGTTTAACTAAAAATTTACATATTAAACTCTAGCAAACTTATCATTTCTTAAAGTTAAATTAAAGTATTGGAAAGTAATTTTTAATATCAAAAGATTCATTGTTAAAGATAATGAATTATTCACATTTTTTATTTTCTCCCAACCAAGCTTGGATCACTCCCTCTCTTTTTCTAGTTTATAATTAAGTGTATATCAATTAATTGATACATAGAAGGTTTAAACTTTTTTGTAGAGAATTGTCTCGTTAAGCCGGTCTCGTTGTAATCTACATAATAAGTATTCTCCAAGAGCTAAGTATTACAATTTTGCCCTTGCTAGTTTACGCTAATAGTACGGCGTATGATTATTTTGTATATGCAATTTTATATAACTGAAAATACAAAATGGATTATTCTATTATACTATAATTAAGAATTCCATCGAAATCAAAAACCCACTTTCGTTTTTATTACTTTTAGACATTAATTAACCTCCGTTCTTTTCATATACTCCTGTAATTATACCTATTAATTCTGATCAATGAGTATTGCTAAGACTGCACACATTATCATACAGAATGTAAATATACCCAAAGAAATATCAATTACCATATCTTTATTTTTAGGATCATTAATCCATGATAAAACCTCCCCTAATAAATTATGCAACACCTATAGCATCCTTCCTTTCATTTATTAGTCAATAGCAATTAATATACACTTAGTATATTATCTATAAAGAATAACATGAACTTATACTTTTCTCTGAAAAGATCTCCATCATTATTATAAATATAATCATAATTATAGTTATCTACATAATCATCTGATTCATTGCAGAAATCTATACTATCTACTTCTGGTCTTTTAATTAATAAAGTGACTATCTCTGTAGATGGACAATTCCCTTCCTTTGTCAAATCTACTAACTTCCTATCAACCAGTGTTTTAAACTTCTTTATTTCCACAGGTTCTCTTATCATAACAAATAACAACTTTTTAGATGGTGTATCTAAAAAATCATCAATAATTGGGCCTAAATACATAAGTGGTAAATCGTTCCATTCTATAAATACTGCTTTTAACTCTGATAAGAATCTTCTAGCCATTAAATTCTTATCATCATCACTATATCCGTATTTGTATGCAATTTCTTTAATTGGTGTAATACTACTTACAACCTCCGCTGATCCTTCCCGCATTTGCTCTGCAACAAAATTAGCTAAAGTATCTTTACCAGATCCGCCTTTACCATTGATAACTACTATTAACTTATCGCACTTCATAATCATTCCTCCTTATATAAATATATTACTTCAAAGTTATAGAGTCTTTACAATTTAACAAAAAATAATAAAATATAAAAGCCCATGGTTTTATCCATGGGCTTATCATTATCAATCAGCACCAGCAATCCAGCATAATCTTTCATACTCTCTTACGATATTCATGTCAGTAATATAAGCTCCTGATATGAAATTCTTATCAGAATCAGAAAACTTATTTACTTCAAACAAATCAGTTATCTTATCGAGAATACTATAAAAGTCTTTTTTTGCTTCTGGATACTTTTCCCATTTACTGATTGAATTAACAATTGATTCAAAAGGAATATATTCAAAGCCTGTCTTTACATTCACGTCTATATAACTATAATCCAGCTCATTTGAAATAAGTACAAAAGCACTATCCAATTTCTTAAGTGATTCATTCTCAAATAATGATTTACCATTAGTTCTTGAATAGTATAAGTATAGTCCATTTGATTCCTTCATTGGTACATCATAAATGTACTCAATATCTGAGTCTCCTTTGGTTCTGGTCAATTTAAAAATGTCATTATCACTAAATATTGGACCATTGGCAATGATTAAATTGAAAAATTTTTGTTTTGTTTCCATCTTTGGTTCCCTCCTTAAGATATAGTTTTATAATACGTACTACTTATATACCTATATAGTATACAATTCTATTAGAATTTAATTATAGACAAAAAATAAAAACGAATAGAAATAGCGGTGAGGATTATACCTCACCGCATATAGACTTGTTATTATTAATAAGTAGACATTTGGTATAAACACTGTTTGCTCATACCATCAGATTTGAGTTTTGCTTTAAAAGCACGTATTATTTTCTTTGCATTTTTGTCAGGCATTAATTCACTGAACTGGGCTCCATATTGATTCCACATATCTTCTTCGGACTTACAGATCGTTATGCTTTCATACATTCTCATTATGTTGTCTTTATAACCATCATCTACTACACTTGTATAATAGAACTCATTGGCTTCAAGATCTTTATATGTACAACGCATACATATATTATCTGTAAGCGGGAATATGCTTCTAATATTATGCCTCCCAAAATCTTTCCAAATTACTTGTGGAAAGTATTGTTTACTACGCTTGTTCCAATGCATTAGAGTTAAATTAACTCTGAGTTCTTGGCATACTTTCAATACTGATGCTTGGGTACATGCCAACCCAGTAACATATACAACCAAGTCCTTACTCCCAACCATTATTCCAGATTCATTACTAACAAATTCCATATTTGAAATTATGAATTTTTTAACAATGTCATCAAGACGTTTGTAATTAAACATTATTTGTTGGTTAATACTACTAAATATATACTTATCTGTGGGAATTCCGGTATGGCGATCTTTTATTAGCGCACATTCTAAAGTCTCCCTCTTTGTAGTTAGTAGTACTCTGTTATTGTGTTCTTCTAATGGTTTAGATTCTGTTAAATTTTTTGTTTGTTTTAGTGGTTCGGTTACCTCTTTATCTCCCCTACATTTAACATAACCTAACTTTTTAGCGTATCTATAAACTGTTACATATGATATACCAACAGATTCAGCGATATCAACTTTTTTCATTCCAGATTTTAATTTATCTGTAATGCTTTTAATTTTCTCATCGCTAATGTTTTTAGTTGACCATCTCTCAATGGTTTCATCTTTTGTTTCCCCCATTTTTTACTCCTTTCTTTTGTATTTATACTTATATATAATATATAATTAAAAGTATACTTAATTGTAGATTAGAGTATATAAGATAAAAAATAATATTAGTGAAAAAAATAAGGATAGCTTTTGCTACCCTCATTTTTCTAGTCGAGATGTTCCAATATAAACATCCTAACCATAAAATTTAACTCGAAATCATTAAACTCCGGAACCGCTCCTGACGTCAGATCATATAAATAAATTTTGCAAAAGTATACGATCTGTTGTATTAATCTATCAGAATCGTATGTGCTATATGTTGACGATGATGCAAATAATTTACTTAGCTCCTTCCAATCATTTTTTGTTATTTTAGCTACTGCGTCTGCAATGACTCCTCTAACATTATTATAGTACCTCATAATTTTTTCGTTTAACATAGTTTTCCCTCCTTAGGATATTATTACTACTACTTTTACACCATTATATTATATAGCTGAAATTAATAGGTTTTACAGACTAATACCATTCGGAATCATAGAATATAGCAAAAAAATATGGCCAGGGAATAACCCTAGCCATAAATATTATTCAGAATAACGTATGCTTCCTGACTCGAACAGGTTTAATCTTTCTTCCAACTCCCTTTTCGAATACTCCATCCTCACCATTGTTTCCACGAGATGAAGTGTAGTTACTGTGAGATCTGTAATTGGCTTTCTTTTATTGTTATAATATTCCTCCCTAATCTCAAGCCAATGATCTGTGCCATCGTCTACACTATGCCATGTGTAGTTTACTCTACCATCTCCTCCGTATATACAATCCAAACGATCATGATGCATTATTGCCGCATCAAAAATCTCCGCCTTCTTTGGAGATATGATTCTGTCAGACGCGCATAGTATGTCATTCATGGTAAACCGATAAAAATATACATCAGGATCATCATCTTCAATTGTTTTTACTCTGTCAATCAGGTCGTTGCGGAATATTACCCCCTCGATGTTACCATCTACATCATTCCTGTTATATATCCATGCGTATTCAGATATTCTCTCGTATGTCATATTACCGCATGTTATAATTTTAATAGTTCCGTCCTCAATGCCTTTTACAAGTATTTCTGCTGTAGTATTATTCATAATATTTCCCTCCTTGATTATATTTTTATACTACTACACAATAATATTATGCAATTAATTTTTTATACTATTACTCTTGCATTATAATATAACAAAAAAATATGGCCAGGGAATAACCCTAGCCATAAACATATTCAAGAGGAGTATGCTATTGAATTCTCAAACATGTTTAATTTTTCTTGCATTTCCTTTTTAGCATATTCAATCCTATAGATAGTTTCAATAATGCTAACAGAATCAACGGTTCGTCTTTTACAACTTACCTCATCACCATCTACGAAATGCTGTTCCCTCTCAATCCAGTGATCACCACCTTCAACGTTATACCATGTAAACACTGACTCGCCATCACCTACAGATACTGAATCAACATTATCACGATGCATTACAATACTATCCATCATCTCTGCAATTTCTGGTGAGATGATTCTGTTTGGAGTGCACATTATGTCATTCATCGTAAACTGATAAAAATTCACAAATTTAAAATCATTCTCGTTAAATATCTTTATATTTTTGATAATATAATCACTTAGCATTACACCTTCAGACTTACCATCGTCAAGTTTTCTGTACATCCATACGTATTCAGATATTCTCTCGTATACCGTGTTTGCGAACTTTATTAATTTAATAGTGCCGTTCTCGATACCTTTAATCAATACCTCAGCTGTAGTATTATTCATAATCTTCCCTCCTTTAGATATATTATATTTTTATACTACTACACAATAATATTATACAATTAATTTTTATTATTATCGCCCAATTGGATCATAGAATAAAGTAATAAAAAATAAACGAAATTAATAAAAAATATTAGGGGGTCAAGAGACCCCCATGTTGCTAGTTTTTCTTAAGTGCCGGCAGATTCCTGCAATACTTCTCAGCCTCCCTTTTATCAATCTGCTCGTTAATCAATGCGATCATTTTGCTCATTTTATAGTCATCTCTCATCTGCTGGAGCCGCATGATTGCATCATCCCTCTGCCTCCTGATGTGCTCTTTTACGAGTTTGTACTCGTACGCTGTGAGCTTCAGTGATTCAATGCTTTCATCATCGGATACATATACCATACAGTATTTTTCACCGACGATGATGTTTAACTCCATGCCGTCTGTTGAATAACTAAGATGTCTAGCCCCGTTCAGCATGTCGTCAACCAGTGGGTATTCTGGCTTCGAGGATGTTCTCCTCATTTTTTTGTTCTCATGTGTCATGTACTTCTGTGCTGTTTGATAAATGCGTTTAACTTCTTTTCTCATAAGAATTTCCTCCTTAAAATATGTATTACTACTACTTTTACATCATTATATTATATAGCTGAAATTTACAACTTTTACAATTTCAACCTCAGGAACGTAGATAATAGACAAAAAAGAAGCCCGCCGAAGCGAGCCCTTTATTGTAATTAATTGCGAGCCAGGGACTTGCAACCAATTACTCTGCCTTCATCATCACGTACCTGTAAACCTGGAGCCCGAAAGTCAGATCTATCAGGGCACCTTGATAATACAAGGCGGGATACGATGATAATAGTATCATCTGCCGGAGCAGGAAGACCTTCTACCTCACCGTATACTGTTTCTGTTTCTGTAATACCATCCAAGGTAGAAACTACCTTTTCAGTACTTGATACACGAGCTATACCTGTTGATGGTATTGAAATGCTGTACCCGTTTTCTTTAATCAAGTTAATTTCGTGTGGCGTATAGTTTAATATCTTCATATCTTTCCCTCCTTATATTGAATATTATTTGCTACTACTACATATATAATATATAATTAAAAATAAACAAAAAACAAGTAAGGATAGTGCATATACACTATCCTTGTTAGTATTTAGATATCTACAATATATCATCATACAAGTATTTGTCAATATCTTTATTGCCCAACTTCAAATAATTAATGCATACAGCCCATGTCATATTGAAAAATTGTTTGTTGGTTATTCCTGTAACAACTATAATAATTTCAATCCATTTAAGATAATAGCGCCTAATTAAATCTATATATTCATTAGGATTATCTGTATCTGTATATCGCTCTGCATTTTGTAATTCATTAATTAATTTAGTAGAGCAATTATAAAAATGGAGCATATTGTAAAATTTATCCATATCGATATTACAGATATAGTCATGAATTGGTATTCTTAATGTATTATAAATATATGGGAGTCCAATTTCAAATATAACAAATAATTCTGATGCTATTGGCAATATATTTCTTAAAGCATAAGCATTGATTTCATAATCTATAATCCTCGATTCTTTCATTGCTAAATTGGTACATACGTTAGTATATACTTGCATTATATATTTATTAAGATATTTAAATAATTTTGGTAAGCATATTTTTCTACCTCCGAAAGTTACTTTACATGCATCTAATGCAGCGTTGTCCAATATTGTATTATTTTTGGTACAATAATTATCAAGAATAGTTATTGTATCGAAAGTCTCATTGATATCGTTTTTGCATAATAACATACTATTTCGCCTCCTTATACGCTAAACATAGGATTTTGATATTGTAGGAATAAAAATACTGGTATACATCTTGACTCCGGTAAAAACCGTACAGTTATTTTATCTTCCATACGAAGTATAACATTATTATCCATATAGTCTGGTAATCCACATAATTTATTATGCATTCCAATATAGGTTCTATTAATCAATTCATGATTAGAACAAGCAATCGTTATATCAAAATTATTAAAATAAATAGAACCATGCTCTCTATTGACTCCTTCTTCCTGAATAAACCCAATTGATGGGCATATAATATTGGTGTCATCTTCAACCTCTTGAGTGGTTATTAAATAAAACCCAATTTGTTCATTTAATGCACCAGTTTCAATACCCAATTTATTATCACTAGAAATAGACTTAATAGCATTTAAAGCCTGATTCTCAATTCTATGCAACAATTCAGCATTTTCTGCTTTTGCTATAATACTATACTGCACCTTCATACATTTACCCCCTTATGTTTTCTCTGTTTCGTAAAAGTAACAAGATTGGCATACAATCTGAGTCTGCTCTGAATATTATTTTTATCGTTGCGTCATACCCTACATCATAAGTGATTTTGCCAAGTTCATAGTCAAATGAATCTACGAGTCTATTATAAATATCTCTTGATAATGACTCTGCTTTTTTAGCATTATTACATTCAATTTTAATAACAAAATTGTTATCAGCAGAGTATGTCGACCTTGTATGAGTACCATACTTTCTAATAAAACCAATTGACGGATAAACATCTCCTTCAGAGATTTTTAAATTGAATCCGTATTTCGTTTTCTTGATCTTATGATAAAAGTTTACATTCATATTCTCTAAAGAATTACACATTGATTCTAATGTGCTGTAAGTCTGATTAAAGATTTTACATCCTAAATCATAAGTTAATGCTTTTACCTTAATATTATATTCTACCTTCATTTTAATCATCCTCCTTTAGGTATATAATTTGTGTTTTACAGTTGTAACTTTTTGGTATACAAAGCACATATAGCTCTTACCATATTAAAGAACTCTTTACTTCCCATACCTATGTATTTAAGTACAACTCTTAAGCATTCAATATAATTAAATGAAACAGACTTATAGTAATCATTTTTTACATAACCATTTGTATGCATTGATAAATAACGCAATTGACTTACTAGCTTATGAATACACTTAGCTAGATCCCTCTTTGGATCATAATCGTAATTGACTTTGATAGTCGTATCCAACCATCCTTTCAATCTCTCGCAGTCTGAACGATGCATCATTTTATGCAAAATTCCATACTCAGATGGTAATAAATATTCAAAAATTACAAATAATTCTGATGCTATCGGTAAGATTTCTTCTTTTGAATATTTATTTATAATTCTATCCATCTCTGATTCTTTCGAATCATTATTAGTTTCACTAAAATTATATACCATATCATACAATACATTTATCTGCATGATAATCTTATTAAAGAATCCCTCTAAATCTAAAGTATCATTCTCATCCAAAAATGTAACACATGTTGAATAGAAAACATTCTGTGGCGGGATATGATTAGTTTCATCAAAATATTCATTCATAAGATTCATCATATCATATACCTTACTAATTTCGTCTCTATTTACCAGTATCATATATTTTCCTCCAGTTTTAAATTATGATTCTTTATCTGTGACTTTAGTACACATGTGTCCTGAATCCATATACACATCACAATCGCACATAAGTAACTGATTACCACATTTTGGGCATCGTTCCATATCACACAACCAATGATGATACGCACCTTTAAGACAAGCACAATCAGGACAACTAGTTTTATCAGCAATATCTGGATACAAATCATTTGGATCTCCATATTTTATTCTTTGATATCTTGACCCATTAATAACTAACGTCGAGAGACACGATGAACCACTAAGCATTTCATTGTTACAATACTCACATACTGCCATTTTTATATCCTCCTTATTATATAAATTCTACAATTCTGTTCAAACAATTGATTACCAATACGTATTGGTGCTATCATATGCAGCCTCCTGTAACGCTTCTTCATATATATCTTCACATTCATAGTCGTTTAAATTACTACTAACATCATGTATTTCACCATCCTCAGAATACCATGGACCAAAAGATCCGAAATCATACGTTTGCATTACGTAAGCAAGTTCAAATCCATATTTGCTAGTAATAAGATTCATAGTTTGTGTACTGGAGTTTTTATTAGTGGCGTATACAGTGTCACTAGTTGTGATATTAATATAACCAATCGGAGTATAGATTTTTTCAGGATAACGATTAGAGTACGCAATTACTAAACTAGTATACTGCTTTGCACTATTATAATGATTTAGTTTTGGTACATTTTCCCATAAAGATTTAATACCAAGATCCTGCATATCTTTGATAAGTGCTGCTCTAAGCTTAATAGCTTTAATTACTTTTTGTTTAATAAATTCTTTATCATCCATATTAAACCTCATTATTAAATATAATTTTATTATACTATTACAAAAATATAATATATAATCATTTTAGTTATTATAATTAACCCCATCTCGAATAATAGATTTAAAATAATCAGCTCCAGGCCCAGTAATAGTTAAATTACCTATCACATGTGATCTTTCACTAGCCTCTTCATCTAAGTTAAACACCAGTTCAATTTCTTCCCCATAATTTATTCTATTCCAATATTCAGCATAATTATGCAATATTTCATTATATTGAGCCGTAAATTGATAATAATCTGTACAATTATGGCATATTGAATTAATGACAATGCATTCTAATTCTTTTAATAATTCTTGTAATTGGGTGTCTACCATATCATATCACCTCCAAATATTTTATAGTTTATTACCTCTAAGTTTAAGCTCCTATAAATACAAAAAGATTAGGCTAGGATTTAACCTAGCCTAATAAATTTTTATTAACTATGATATTCTTATTCCTCATCATCATCTAAGCATAGATAGTCTATAGATGATTCATTAGTTAATCTACCAATATCTTTTGCAAATGTAACAGCACTTCTTTGAGCATCTCTATATGGACTCTTAGCAAGAAAATCAATATATTTCTTTATGTAAGTTTTTAGGTCTTTTGATTCTCTTTGACTCCTTCTATTGATAGAGGTAAATAAATCACTCTTCTTAATTATTATAGGTTTATCAGCAAAATAAGATGGTTCAACCATGTAATATATCTGTGCTCCATTTATGACATAAAGATTGCCATCATTACTCATATTTTCAATAAACCATTTTAAGAAGTCATTACATACTTTAAGACCAATATTGGGATTATTATATGGCTCATACTTATGTGTATCAAAGAATCTTTCAGCTCCAGCACAATTTCTTTTAATGCAATTATAAATAATCGACTGCTTATTGCCATTATTAAGATATTTAGTGTAATTATAATTAGCAATATCATCCAATTCAACTATATTACAGTTAAATTCTTTAGCAATATCTATAGCTAACGTAGTTTTGCCAGAACCAGATACTCCAGTAATATAAAGTATATTATTTGAGAATGGATCCCATAAGTCAAGATTGTAACAATAATCATCTCTTTCTAAATATTTACTATTTATAGCAACTTCTTCTAATAGAGATAATTCATTATATAGTTTATTAGTTGGAGAGCTGGGTTTATATATAGTATTTGGTTTTGACATACTAAATTTTTGATAATTATACTTTGGTAATGCATCCATATAGTTCATAAATTCAATCGTATTCATTCCATATATTTTCTGATTTAATGCATTATATTCACATGTGTAATCATTAACCACTTTATTATTATCCACAAATAGACTAAGATTATAAACTATATAATTTAATGCATCCATCTCAGAGTTAAATTCATATACTCCAGCATACTTCTTCCAACTTGCTTCAAACCAATAGCATTTATTATTCATATAGAATAATAAAAATGTATGAGTCGGACAATTATGATTATCATTAAAAACATGATAAAAGGTTTTATACTTAATATTTGGAAAGTTCTTGCTAAAATAATAAGCTTCATATGGTACATAATCCCAACAAACTCCTCCACCAAATTTCTCAAACTCTTTCGGGCTCATTAATCTGTAATACTTGCAAAAATCTTCAGGTGATTCTTGATCAATAACTTTACCATTTCCTGAATTTACTACATACTCTTTGTCTAGCATATATTGATTAAATTTAAGTATTGCCGATAAATCATTACTGCTTTCTAATATAGCAGATTCATTCTTAGTAGCTTTTAATCTATCTTGATATTCTTGGTAAGATATGACTTCTATTCCATTAGCTCTTAATGCTTCTCTATAAGATTTATATTGTGTTTCTTTTAGCACTTTAACTTTGTGGTCAGATACAAATTCTTTTCTTGCAACCTGCTCGAATTCTCCATCATTCTCTAATTCATATAAAGAGCATGGTTTATCCATATCTACTTTATCAGAAATTCCAATAGTAACAGTATTCCATCCATCCCAAGAACCCTGTCTTGCTATAGAATCATTCCAATTACCGCAGAAACATGCAGCAAAATCTTTAGTATCAGATGCAAAAACTAAATCTTTCTTACCAAGTTCTTTCTTTATATTTATAGATCGTGGACTAATATATTTTAATCCTTGTTTTGTAGAACCATGATATAGTTTGATAGATTTACTAGCTTTAGGATATTGTGATTCGGTTATAGTTTGTTCTTTATTTATAAGAATATCATTACGAGTACCACAATTCTGGCATACAACATAAGCAAGTTTTCCTTTAGATAAATTCCAATTAGGGTGCAGTCTTTTTACCCTATTATAATCTGGATGTTGATCAAATTGTACTTCAGTCTCATCAGCAGTATAATTACATTCATAGCATGTATAATTTTGAATCATTAATCCTGCACCTTCAGATATTTTATTATAGTTATTGATTTTGGTTAAATATTTCTTAGGAATAACTCCATCCTTAGGTGTAACACTTATATGATTCATATAACTAAATAATAGACGATCAGGATCTGATTCTGTATAATTCTTAAAATAATCCTCATAAGATATATTCCTATACCAATCTTCATCTAATCTATCATTATCAGTATTAGAATCTACATAGCCATAATCAATAGAAGTTATTACTCCATCTTTTAAAAGTCTATCTACATCGACTCTATAAATATCTTTTCCTGATAGAATCTTCTTCATTTGAGCACCAAGTTCTTTATATGGAGCATATCTGAATAAGTAAATTTTATTACATCCATCTACTGAATTTCTGTGTTGATTTATGCCATCATGAATATCACTATAAGATAAAGAATTTGGATTGATTCCTGGATAAATACCCCAGCCATTACATAATCTAGCTCTGTATTTATTTGAATTATTTAAGAAATCATCTATATTATGATTATATTGATATTCTAAGCTAGTAATGCCATTAGATACATTAGCGCCCTTTGGTACTAAATGATAGAAATAAAATGGTTCATTTTTAGATTCAAGCAAAGATTCTTTAAATGATTCTTCAGTTCTTTTCTTACCGGCATATAATAATAAACAATCAACGTCTCCAGTACCATATTTCAATATTAGTTTATAATCCTTAGGAAGTTTCTTATTAGTATAATTTACACACGATTTAAGAATATTTCTGATATCTCCATTAACTTGCTTTAAATTTTTATTGGTAAGATCTAGATGAAATAATTTTGTGTCTCTATCTTTAGCATTATTCCAACTATAATCTTTATGAACTTTGCACCAATTTATTTCACCACAAATAATATCAGATTTAGAATTAATATAATTATACAAATATTTTATTGCTTTATCTGCGGTATCTTTATTCTTTGTACTATTAGATTTATCAAATGGTTCTATTTCGATTTTATTTGAAGCACATAAGATATCAAATGGACCATAGTCTACAAGAATAAGAGAGTCTTTCTTAAATTTATAAAGATAAACTTTCTTAGATACATTTCCCGTACTCTTATCTTCATATAAAATATTTTTATCTCCTTTACGGAAATTAAGATTATAATATCCATATTGTACTAATGCTGCTCTTTTTGAATCACAACCATACTTAGGAATTTCTTTAAGCTCTTTATCAGATACCATATAAACATAGTACGTATTAACAGCTTTCTTAAATGCTTTTTCTAATTCTGCTAAAACAGTTATTCCAAGTACAATTCCAGCAAATGCAAACATTACTCCTTCAGTTATAACAGCAGCTTCTTTAAGATTATTTGTAGTCTTTAGTGCATACGTATAACCTTCACCTTTGATATAGCATGGCTTAATATCCATGCTATAACCATCTGGTAATTGTTTATTTACTTCAGTCATCATTTTTGCTACTGGCTTAATAACTTTCTCTTTAAATTCATCATTATCATTATTTGATGTTTTTGAATTTATACAAAAAATTGTTATATCGCCAACCTCAGCAGAAAATCTATCTAAATTATCACCAGTACTAGGGAACTTAACATGCTTATTTATAGCTTTATTCTTCTGCAATTCTTGTTTGCATAATTGTACAGCTTGTTTATAAGCATTAATATGATTATTCTTTCTGGCATCATTGATTTCTTTAATCTTAATACCTTTCTTATCACAGAGATCTTCGAAAGTTCCAGAGTATTCCAAATCAAAACTTCTATCATTTGTATTGAATTTATAGAAATACACCTGTTGTTTAAATTTAGACCTAACTGTAGTATTTATACCGTCTTTAGTTGAATAAGAATTACCAATATTTCTACTAGCATATAAACAAATTGCACTTACTGGATTTTCATTTCCTCCTACTGGAGCATTTGATAATTCCTTATCAGATACAAAATATCTTGTAGGATTTTCTGATTCTATAAATACTGATTCTTTAAGCTCTTTTCCACCAATAAACCCAGCCTCTTCAAATACATTCTCCATTAATATATCAGCAGTGTTCTCATTTACTCTAACAGTCTTAGATGGGTCACCATTAATCAATTTCTCTTTAATATCCATAAATATTTCAATTAATTGAGCAAACTGATTATCGGTTAATCTAACGTAGTTATATACTCCCTTATCTGTAATTAACCTTTCCTTCTCTATAGTCTTTTCTCTAGAAGCTTTCATACTTGGTGAGTCTTTAGCGTTCTTGTTACTTCCTCCATCTTTAACCTCAATAATGAGGTTATACGGAATATAATAAAAGTCAGGAATATAGACATGTTTCTCACCATTATATTCATATTCCATCGTTGGTCCTGGAGACATGATATCGTCAGACTTAATATTCATGACTACATCCATAAACTCTAAGCACTTCTTCTCATAACTTCCAGTATAACCAACTTTACCACCATCCTGAAATTGATACTCGCCAGATATAGATCTATTGGCAAGCATTAATTTCTGTTGTTCAGGATCATTAAGAATATTATAAGTGCCTTTAACTCTAAGCATATTCTTCTTATAATCATCTCTTAACTTCTGTTTACATCTAGGATCATTACATAATACTTCGTAACGACCTTTAGATTCATCCCACTTAGTAAGTCTACCACATACTCTACATTTTCCTCCAGTAGTTTTATTTACCGAGTTATATACTACTTGTGTAGCGGTAAAAGTATCAGGAATTAATTCCTGATGCGATTTATCTACGTGTTTTATAAGTTTAGCTCTATCTAATCGCTCATTACAATATGGGCATTTATATCTTTTACTAGACATATATAACACACCTCCTACTAAAAATAATTTACTTTGATGTCTTGGGTAAAAATAAATGTGGTATAAGAGCGTGGTTATTATACCACGCTCTATTAATTACTTGGATTTAATTCCAAAAACAGATTCTAATATATAACTTAAACACGGATATGGCCAAGCATCTTCTGAAGGTCTTGTAAACCAGTCAGTATCTATAGTATATAGTTCAAGCGTTTTCTTTGTAGTAAAATTATAGTAATATACTAATACTTTTCCACCTTTATCTTCAGAGAATAAATATAGCAGCATATAAGTATGAAGTTTATCTTTTGGTATAAATCTCATACGCCAATTTTCTTTTCTGGCAGCTTTTATTATATCATCCCCTTTGTTTATATAATCTCTAGTAGCATATCTAAATCCGAAATCTGTAGGATACTGCATACCATCTCTTATTTCTATCATACTATCTGGTAATAGCATTGGGTCATAAGTTGCAGTAAATAGACTATTCTTACCTTCACAAAATAATTCTATCTTATATACCATATTACACCTCCTTAATTTACCGTTACTCCATACTGAGTAACGGCATCTGATATATTGCCATAAATTTCAGATAAATCTGAAGACATAAAATCATTATGTGACATAAATATCTGTATGGTTTTCTTAGACTTATGATCATAAAAGTATGTTGTTAACCATTCTTCATCATCATCAAATACAAATATAATTAGTGAAAACAAATTAAGTTTATTCTTACGTACAAACCTAAGATAAAACATTTCTTTTCTAGCTTCATCTAAATGGTATTTAGCAGTTATATCTGCTTGCTTCATGCAATATCTAAGCATTTTATCTGTTGGGTATTTTTTATTATCAATAGTTATAACAGTACCCTCATTATCTGCTTTTGTTTGAACGTCAATTTCGCTATTATAAGCATGGCTCTTATATGAGCAAGTAGTTTGTATAAATACCTTCATATTTTATCATCCTTTAAATTTTTTCTATAAGATATATTACCTTTATCATCATAAACAATCAATGTACCAAATTTGTCTCTTTCATACTTAACTCCATCACGATAAAGCTTTTCATCATTAAGCAACGCAGTTTCGCAATCATCAAGATTACTAGAATCCTGAGCTAATCTAATGAGATTATAATTCCGTATGAATATATCTTCATAAGACTTTAATTCTTCTCCACGCAGATCTACATTCTTAGGATCACCCTCAAAATAAAACTTATCATTACCTGTAGGCTCATCCTTTGTATATAATCCAACATAGCTTTTCTTATCGTTACGCTTTATTCCTTTTCCATATTTAGATATCTTTATTCTAGGACCATGCTGATTTCCTGTCATTCCTATCATAATGATTCTAGATTTACCACCCTTTACAGGCAACCCTAAATCCTCAGATTCCAATTTTTCTAATATAATCTGATTCTCATTTAAAGTAGCTTTTAGAATTATGCCATGCTGCATATCTTCTGTTAATAAATTAACTATTTCTCCTTCCGTTAAAATTTTTGTTTGAAATTCATTATAATCAAATATCATAACTTCTACCTCCTTAATTTAATTTAATACCAAGTTTTTCTTCTACTATATCGTCATAATCATTATGGCATTTATCTTCAAAATAATCCTTTTTTGAAGCATACCAATTTGCACATGATGTAAATAACTGAATATACTTACCAGTTTTAATATCTACAAAATATACAAGTATAGCATCTTTCTTTTCATCAGAAATAAACCATACTAAACTAAAAATACTTATTTTCTTTTTAGGAATAAATCTAAATATAGGCATTGCTTTTCTAGCATTCATTAATGCACAACGCGTATCAAGAAGTCGTGCTTGTTGTATTCTATACTCTAATTCTTCTTTATTTGGATATTTCCATCCATCTTCATCAGTTTCAAGAAGAGAATCTCCTATATACAAATAAGGACTATTTTGCGAATACATATGATTACCACTAGTGCATATAAGGCTGTCACATACTATCATATTATATCTCCTTCCAAATTTTCTCTGTGATGTATATTACCTTTGCTATCATACACTGTTAAAACTCCATTCTCATCTCTATTATATTTCGTTCCTTTATGATAAAGATGCTCATCATTTATCATTGCTTTTTCGCATTGTTTGGCATTATTAGAATTTACCATCTTGATTAAATTGTAATTCCTACCGTACATATCGCACAAATATTTATATTCTTTATTACTTAGTTTTATATTCTTTAAATTCCCAATATGACCATATTCGAAATCTGGATTTCCATTGATGTCATACTTCTCTTTTGAGACATAAATGGATATGGTACTTTTATGATCTGTAGTTACCCTACTATTTTCTTTTGAAACCTTCATTCTTGGACCATGCTGATTAATCTGATTATCGATCATAATATTACGATTAATCTTCTTTTTAGTTTTATCGTCCATAGTTTCTTTAACGTTAAATTGTTCTAATAACGCTCATTCCTGTGTAAATTCTACAATAAATGATAATGAAGCGTTATTATCATTTATATTTGGATTAAATATCATTCCCATAATTTATTTCCTCCTTAATTTTATTTTGATTTTAAATTATGATCACTATTATAATATATAATTTAATAGTATTTTGTGCTGTGTAAATTTTTACTACCGCAACTTTAAATTAATATCTAAAGGAGGTACTTAATATGCAGGCTCATGTATTATCTCAAAATGTTTTTGGTATGCCAAAAGTATTTGATAAAGCAGATGCGGCATACGTACATATTATGTATATCATATTATTAGAGCCTGGGAAGTTCCAATCACATCCAGAAATGGGTGTAGGTATAAAGAGTAAGTATAGATTCAATAATGAAGAGAATATGATCCAAGAATTACAAAATAACATAAGTAATCAAATAGAAACTTATTTACCATGGTTATACTCTACTGAGATTAAGGTGGGTATGCTTAAGGATCATTCTATTGGAATTATAATCAATACTTCTGAAGGAGCTTATACATTGGCTTATAATACAGAAACTGATGATCTTGATGCTGGGGTAACCCATGTGTTAGATGAATTATTAATTTAATAGGAGGAATTAAAGATGGGTAAAGAAATATCATTGGACGCTCTGAGTAAATCTGTAGCACATCAGCAGAAGACTACAACTAATAACCAAAAAAGTGAGGTTAAAAATACTCCTCATGCACCAGAAACCATGAAGCCAGTAAGTATGGCTGAACTTGGTAAGGAATTAGAAATTATGCATCCTGAAGAAAGTGCAGCTAAAAAGCAGGCTTCAGAGAAAATTAATCCTGAAATTATAACTGACGCATTTAGTTCTCTTGATAGAACTATTGCTGAGAAAAAGGCTAATGCTGATAGAATGGTTGAACAGGTTAAAGAAGCTGTAGAACAAGAGCAATTTGAAAAAGATACTGAAGAAAATGAAGAATCAATTGAAAATAATACTAAGAGTTTAGATGAGATTGAATATGAACTCGATAATGAGTTATTAGATGATGATGAAGATTCTTCAGTAGAAGAGCAGCCAGAACCAGAAGTTTCTAAACCAGCTCCAGTGAATATGCAAGCTTCTCAAGAAGCACAACAGTCTGATAATGATAAACCAAAAGTAGTGGAGAAAACTACTAAGATTCCAGCATCTATTAATGATAATGGGGATGATGATCTTGATGGTTTATTAAATGATCTTAATGCAGCAGATGAAGCATATGATGTTAAGGATGATGAGGAAGAAACACCTGAGGAACTTAGAGCAAAGTTCAAAGAGCGTATGGGTTCTATTGTATCTTCTAAAGATCCTATTGATTTCTCTCAGTATAAGATTAGAGAAAAGCCAGTATCAGCATCTAGGTTATTAGATGATAATAACGTTCAAGCCACAAAAAAGAAAGCAGATTGGGCACTATATTACACTAAGAGGAATGTAACATTCTTTGAATGCGATGGTCCAGAGTTAGATGCTCTTAGAAAAACTATTAGAAATAGTAATGGTGTCAATGGAGTTATTGCTTCATTAAGATTTATCTATAATCATATCATTGATGCAGACAAACCTTCATTTGAAGCATGGACTAAAATGATTCGTACAGAAGATATTGAGTCTCTATATTTTGGTTTATATTTAGCTTGCTATGGGGATTCAAATCTTATGGCTCGTACGCATGATAGTAAGACTTGTAATAAGACATCATTGATTGAGACTGATGTATATAAGATGGTTAAGTTTGAAAGTGATGAAGTTAAAGCAGAATTCGACACTATTCGTTCTATGGATTCTACTACACCAACTAAAGAGATTGAAGGAACACTTATGCAGATCTCTGATGATTACGTTATCTCTTTCTTACCTGCTACATTATATAGTACATTCGTTCAGTACTCTACATTAAAACCAGAAATTACTCAGAAGTATTCTGATATTCTTAACACTATGGCTTATGTAGATCAGTTCTTTAAGATTGATAGAGAATCTAAGGAACTTGTAAGAATGGCTATTAAAGAATATCCTGGAAATATTAATAAGACAGTCATTTCTAAGCTTAAAACTTATGTAAAACTCCTTAAGACTCTTTCTACAGATCAGTATAATATTTTAACTGGTAAACTTGAGAACCTTATTGAAGATCCAAAGGTTACTTATATTTATCCAGCAGCTGAATGTCCTGAGTGCGGAGAGGAAATTCCTGAGGAGGCTGTTGATTCAATGCTTAACTTGCTTTTTACACGAGCTCAGTTGGCCCAAATCAAGAGTTTATAACTAAAATAGAAATGCTTTGCACATATTATAGAGGGAGAAGCTCATTTACTGAAATGATGTATCTTCCTCTATCATATATAAACTCACTGTATTTGATCGCTGAGCGTCAACAGAAAGATAAAGAAGGTCAAGAACAACATAATGCTGAAGTTCTTGAAGATGAAATGGAGGCGGCATTAACATGAATACCATAGAATTTGTAAAGGATATTCCGGCTAGTACTGTTGCTGCCGTATTTAAAGACTATTTTGAACAACACATGCTTGTATATGATTTACTCAAAGGAGTGGATTTCGTATCATTAAACGACATATCCATAAACGAAGCGTCTATCATGTACTCAATCAAATTAAACGATGAGAACAAAGATAGATTAATTAAAAGATTCCAATCCGCTTCGGCTTCTTTGATGATATATGGCAAAACATATACGCCCGAAATATTCCTAAATGGCGATTTGTTATGCATAACAATAAAAAAATAAAACACAAGATATTACAGGTAGCCAATTTAGGCTACCTGTATAATTACTCTCACTACTTGATGTGGATTAATACAATATTTATCTTCTAGACATTTTATGGTATTCTAAACTATCATAAACTGTAAGCTGAGGGAAGTAAAATAATTTTGTATTAGATTACTTTATATGTAATGCTTTCTTTATTTCTGATTTATCCTGCACAACAAGCCCTTCATCATAAATATTACACATAAGACCAAATTTGACACGCACCCCCATATGAATAGTTTCGTCACATGAAGATTCTCTACCATCATATGTTACAGCTTTATATCTATGCTCGTCAAAATTTTCAAAATCTTCAAGCCAATATGATATATAATCACCTGTTCTGATAAATCTGGTTTTTTGTAAATCTCTAGTAGCCATTGGTGTAGGGAACAATGGATCAGTAGGATCGCCAAAAATATCCTTATACTGTGGCACAGTAACAAAATGTGTGACATCATCACATACAGTTGCTAACTTTTTTACAAGTTTATTTTGAAGATTGTCAACAAACAATGGTCCACGAAGTTCCTCAATCAATGATACATTATCGGTTGTAACCATAGGAAATTTTGCTATAGCATCTAATGTTATAATCTCTGCATATCTAGTGTCTGTATAACCTAACGTAATACCATAAATCGGACTACCAGCAAAATTAAATTTAACTAACTTACCGATATAATCAAGTCTATCAAGATTAAGTTTTTTATGATTATTAGGTAATTGAACGGGTGCAGCATCATTATAAATATCAGTATTTTTACCACCTATATTTACAGATACTTTTGATACATTTTCTGGAACATTAATTTCAAATTTCATATTTTCCTCCTTTAGTTGTTTATTGTTTATTTACACATTTATAATATATTACTAAAAAAATAATGCTGGGTTTGACACCAGCATTATTTTCTCACACGTCTTAGATATGAAGTGCAATTTTGATTTCGTTCATATCATAGACAATGTATCTTTCGATCATGCTGCAAGGTTCGAGTGTAAGTTTAATTCTGAACCCGAGTTTGCTATTATCAACAAGCTGATCATCATGTAAAAGAAGTGACAAGTCGCCAATTTTGGTAACTAGCATAAACCCCTCCGGCAAATCATCGTTGCTAACAGCATATGGTACCACTCTATTGGTGCCTAATTCTCTTGATTTTCTTAGCGCATCAACAGACATAGGTGTGTGACTAAGAGGGTGCTCTGGATCCCCAAAAATATCAGTAACTTTAGGCACCCCTACATCTTTCACGACAATCCCGATGTAATCGGTCATCAGGTTAGCTCTAACCAGACTATCAATTTTTGCCATTACACTCTGCTTAGATGTAGCTGGATCGAGCGAATGCTCATAAGGAATAGAGTCCACACTTATAACCTGAATCTCACCATCATCGTTTATGTCTGTAATGACAGCGTAAAGCCAGTTACCAGCAAAATTAAACTTAAGTAATCTGCCGATTTCCACATTGTTATGCATGAGCATGGTTTTCATACAATCACTATATGATGGCATAGGCGCATCATTCCCAATGTTCTGTCCAGGAATCGTCATGGTCCGCATCATAGCGTTCTGGTATGAGAGTGAAACCGGATCAACCCCGTAATAGGAAGGGAACCTAGTACAATGACCATGACATCCTGTATATTCGCCAGAAGGAAATCTGGAAATTTCTGATCCTTCAGGGAACGTTATCAACGTGTCTACCTTATTGATTTCACATGGGACGGTGGAAATTGAAACGCTCTGTCCGTATGGTATCTTTGCCATTAATTTAAACATAACTAGTACCTCCTTTCTTATTTTTTATTATTCTTTATACTAGTTATCTATAAATATAATATATCATTAATTAAATATAATTTTACATATCATCATTTTTATCACATAAAACATCTTTTAATTTATTACCAAGAGTATTTAATGATTCTCCTATTTTTAATGATGCTTTAATACAACTCCTACCCTCTTTATCAATTTATATTTCTTCATCATCAATATATCATCAAAAGACCATTTATGAGAAGTATTATTACGAGAAGATACAATTGGAATATGCTTATGTCTATTTAAATCAGCAATACTAGATGCTAAAAATAAAATAGTATCATCTGGGGAAACACCATTTATATCATAAGCAATAAAATCATCATCCAACCATATAAAATGGTTATCTACAGTACAACAAACATCTCCACGTTTAAATGCAATTTTAAGCATATACGCAAAATAATAACCGTATTCATCTAAAAATAAAGAACGTATTAATTCGATATCATCATTAGTTTTTGATTTGCATGTGAGAAAGTTATATATGTAAGCAAGAACTTGCACATCTACATCTTCATCTAATTTTTTATTATTATTTATAAACTCCTCATAATTAAACATCAATAATACCTCCTATCAATTCCCAAAATATATTTTAAATCAGTCTCCATATTTTTAAGTTCAATGAGACGTTCTTTTCTTTCAGCATTTACAGAAACATATACTGTCATATCGTGACAATATTTTTCAAAAGTACGCCAAAAAAGTTCAGGATCTGGAATTTTGTGGTATGATTTATCATTAAAACCTGGCGTAGCATGTGGAATATGTTTTGGATCTGCTTTCCCTTCAATCACATCTCCAATATAAGATAAAGCAGCCCTGTTAACTGTTTCATTATCTTTTAGACAATTAAATGCTTGTGTAGTAGTAACATAATTGCCTAATTTTGGTTTATTGATGGTAAGATTAAGTCTTGCAATTTCCTCCTGTATATTTTCTAATTCTATTAGCATTTTCTTTGTACGCGAATAGTACCATTTAATCTTTTTCATAATTTCCTCCTTTAGTAAAAAAATAAGCGCGGTGATAAACCGCGCTATATTCTAATATTTATTCCTCATTTTTAGGCATAATTATTCTCTTCCTATATCTATAAGGAATACTCTCATTCATACTTGGCATACATTGCGCAGCTCTTGAAGTTGACATGTAAGAGTCAGTGTTTTCATCAGCTTTATCATCCTCACGCTCTTTGATTTCTTTAACATATCTTCTCAGCTCACTTTTCACTATGCATTTACCAATAGCAAATAAGACATCATTTTCTAATATTAATTTGAGACTTAGATATAAGTGATCATCCATATCAAGATCTATTATACTTTGTATAATATCATCAATGGTAATAGCTAACTTTGCATATGGGTAATAGATACTAGCAATCTTATTGAACTCTTCATCACTAATATCATACATGCCACTATCTACTGCTTCTTTTAATTTGTCATAACCTAATTGGTTTTGTTTGAGATCATAATACCACTTTTTAATGGTGGGTTTATAATGCTCTGTACATTTATGCGCTAAAAATATTACATGTTGATACTTATCATAATCACAATCAATTTTACTATCCAGTACTTCTACAGCCATTTCTATAGCCTCAGTACTATTAAAACGATTAAGTTCCTCTTTAAATATTTCAGTAAGTGTTCTCATTTATTTTTCCTCCTTAGATATAATATATTTAATCTACTACTACACCATTATAATATATAATTGATTCCATTATTAATACATTTGAAAAACAAATAAGTAAATCAATATATAAAGGGAGGTGGCTAATTAAATGGCTAGTAATAAACATTTTGAAATTGATCAACTGGATCAGCCTAGATTAATTAAAGAGAATGATTTGCAACAAATTACAAACTCAGCGTTATTTAATTCTAGTAATGGTCCAACTTCAGATGGTTTACTTAGTAATGAGATCTTTGGTATTACTAAAGCTGAACGATCTGGCATATTTGCTTATGTAGATCTTGGTGAAAAATTTATCAATCCATACTATTATAAAATCTGGTTAAAGATAGATAAGAATCTTAGAGGTTGTATATATGAGACACAAAACTTTAAGATAGATTCTAATGGCTATTTAGTTCCAGATTATGATGGAGAGACAGGTATAAAATTCATTATCAAAAATATTGATAAAATTAATTTCAAGAACTCTAAAAAAGATCAATTCTTGTCAGCTTTACATTATGCTAAAAATAACAAAAAGTTATTTACTACTAAATTTATCATCATTCCTCCATTCTATAGAGATGTTAATACTAATGGTGGTAGAGTTGGAGTTGGTGAAATTAATAAATTGTATGTGCATCTTTTAAATAATATAAAAGCTCTTAAAGAAACAACAGAATATGGATTAGATTTAGCAGGAGGAGTTAGAGGAAAAATTCAAGATGGGATGCTTGAAATATTTAACTGGTTTACTCTTGGTGAATCTGTTGTTGGTGGAGAACATACTGGAAGTGGTATATTTAAAAAGTTTGGTGTAATGAGACGTTCTGTAATGTCTGGAACTGTAGATAACTCTACTAGATTGGTTTTATCTTCTCAGAAAATTAACGTTAATAAAAAAGAAGATCTAATGGTAGATATGGATTATTCAGCTATACCATTACCAGCAGCTCTAGTTACAATGTATCCATTTGTTATATACCAACTAAGGCAGTTCTTTAATAATGAATTTGGAGGTAAAGCAACTTACCCATATATAGATAAGAATGGCAAACAACAGGAAGTAGAATTAGATAATATCCAGATTGAATTTTCTGATGATAGATTAGATAAAGAATTGAATGAATTTGTGCATGGGTATTCTAATAGATTAAAACCTATAAAAGTTCCTAATAAACAGAATAAAGATATTAATCTACACTTTAAAGGATATTCAATCACTAAAGATGAATATGCGGCAGGCATAAGAGAGAAAGGCAATATAATGGAACGTGATATGACATGGGTGGATTTGTTCTATATTGCTGCATGTGCTGCTGCTGAAGATAAAGTTGCTATTATAAGCAGATACCCCATAAGTAAATTTGTGGCTTCATACTAGTAATAGTGTGTCGAAAATTGCTTTAACAGCTGGAAAATGCTAAAGCTCTCTTGCCTATATGGAATCGAAAGATAGAAACAAGTAGAGAGATGGGCTATGGTGAAATAAAAGCTTTGTATATTTTGAAGTAGGATATACAAGGTCCTAAGGTCTATTAACAATGTACGATCAGCACATTAATAATTATTGATGTTCAACGACTATCCCCATATGGGCTGTGAAATTCAGCAACAGGAGTAGGGCTCAAGTGAGTAGGTGAGAACCCTTTAAATCAAAACAAGCAATATCCATTATAATGGATAGTGATATAGTCTCAACTCTTAGAGAAATACTAAGGAAGTTCATAAGAGAACTGCATAGATTAACGACCTATGTGAAGACATTGAGATTCATACTTCAACCAACTGTATACTAAGATACATATTAATTCTATGACTAGAACAGAACCTATGATAGTGAATGGTGTATTTTACCAATGGTATCCTAAAATACGTCAGCAGGATATAGGTTCTAATACTGCTAATAAATTTATTGATACTATGCAAGTTTGTAATCCATATTGCATATTGATGGGAGCCGATTTTGATGGTGATCAGGTTACTTGTAAAGTTGCATATAGTGTAGAAGCAAATAAAGAACTTAATGAATATATGAACTCTAATGCTCAATATATTACATTAGGCGGCGTCAATGGACGTAAAGCAGATAAAGAAGCAATACAAGCAATATATAGTCTTACAATGGTATTACCAGGAACTAAACTTACGGATCCACAATTTTAAAAAAAAAATGAAACAGAAGATTTCCCGTAGGCATAATAGCCTACGGGTTATTCTTCCTATTCAGTTTTTATCGCACAATATCGTTTCTAAAAACGTTTCTATGATTTTGTTGTACTCTTCTTTGTACAACATCACATTTGACTGTACGATATCGCTATCTTCTCCAATAGTCAACTAGGATAATAGTATGCCTGATGGCTTATAAAGAAGATAGCTATAGGCTTCAAACTGCCAGAATTTGAACCATCTGTTTTCATAGTTATGGTTCAGCCCATGATCATCAAGATAATCTAATAATCTAGCTATAGAGTATTTAAATATTCCATACTTGATTCCATATTCTGGTAGCTCTGATAATAAGCTTTGGCGTATCATTCAAACACCTCCTCATGGTTATTGCTCAACTCTCAACGCCGATGCAGCTTTCATCTTCTATACCTATACCTCCTTTCTGAAGATATAGTATGGAGATAGCTTATAGCTATCTCCATCAAGTATATAATATGCAATTTAATTATTATAATATTACTTCTTCTCTTACTGTTCAGTAGTATTCTCAGACTTATTGTCTTCAATATTATTTGTCTTAACAGTTTCTGCTTCTTTCTTCTTAGCAGCTTCCTCAGCAGCTTTCTTTTTAGTTTCCTCAATAGCTTTACGCTCAGCAGCAGCTCTCTGCTCTTCAGCAGCTTTCTTCTTAGCAGCTTCCTCAGCAGCTTTCTTTTTAGTTTCCTCAATAGCAGCAGCTCTCTGCTCTTCAGCTTTCTTCTTAGCAGCATCAATAGCAGCCTGCTTTGTGCTCAATCTATTATCACTTGCATAATTAGAGAAATCAAGTACTAAAACTGATCCATCTTCAAGAATCTCCTGAACCACTGCGCGACTAATCATACACTGTCTGATTTCATCTAAAGTTTTATATACTCTACGTACAGCACTTCTAATTGGCGGGTTAACTGAAGTGATAGGTCTAGAAGGAATAATATTTACCTTCTTTACATTTGGATAGTTATTATTTGGCATTGTTCTAATCCTCCTTTTAATATTCATCATCATCTAATAATGCATTATTAATATCTTCGATATCATAATTCTCATCATCTTCTTCGTCATCTAGTTCATAATCAATAGTACCATCTGGACCAACATCATTGGTATCAATATCTTCATAATATTGAGATTCTGCGTCAATATCATAATCAAAATTATCGACATCTTCATCTGTGATTTCTGCAATATCATCAATATCACTTCCATCATCTTCTAAGACATCATCCATAGCTGCCTGTATTTCATCTGTTTCATCATCCAAGTAGTTAGCTATAGCACTATCTTCTCTGATTAACTCATCCATGATTTTACCTCCTGTTAGAATAAATAATCGGCATCTTCTAAATCATCAATATGCTCTAATCCATCACCAGATATAGTATTATTAAATAATCCTTTATCTGTAGATGAATCTATAATAGCATCAATTTCAGATTCTTCTCTCATTATTGAGTTCATGTCATCTTCTTCCATTTCATTTAGAAGTAATTGTTCTATAGGAGTGCGTACCACTCCCTCTTTAGCAATTATCATATATACACCTCCATTAACTAGATGTTTCTGACATTAGACCTTCTACAGTCTTATCAATGCAGAAAATAACCATCGGTATAAGATAGAATAATTCTTTATTCTGTGCATAATCAATATGCTTAAGATTTTTTAAATAATCTAAAGTAATTTCTTCATCATTAAAATATTTGATAATAATATTCCTCATAACCCAACTATCATCATCTACTTGAGAATTAGATTTGATAATATTGGTAAAATCAGGATCATCAAATATATTAATAGTATAAAAAGCTCTACTTAGATTTCTATACTCCATATAATAATAATCAAATGGATAAGCATATAATAATGATAAACGCTGATCACATCTATGAAGATTTCCTATATATGTACCATGATGATTAGTTATATCATGTCTTTCTAAAGATGCAAAAAACGTTCTATCATAGTCTATAGGAAATGAATTTGGTAATATCATTTGATGCTGAACAGCAATATAGTTGGTCGATCCTTTAACAATCTTATTCCTGATAAGGAATTCAATTAAATAAGGATCATAGACTTTAAACCCCATAAATTCATTATAGCCATATTGGTTACGCATTGCTCCTCCAACTGTACCATTATTACTATAATTGAATGAAAAAGATTGAATCTTTGCATCATAAAATAATGATATATAATAATCCTTCATTAGAGTGGATAATTCTTCCATCTCTGAAGCATCATTATAAGTTTCTTCATCTATAAAACTAGCAAAATTAGTTCCGATATTCTTAATCATGAACTTAAGCTTATTTATAACTTGAGATTCAAGATTCTCTATACCATCTGATGAGGATAATGTATAAGTAACTTTATACATCACAGCTCCAGTATCTAAAGTATTAGGATCCACTCCTGTAACTTTAAATAAAAGAGGACCATCTATCTGATCAAGATAAAAGAAATCTCCAGGATACGGAACCAATGTATATGGTAATATAATAGCATCTCCACTAATATCATTAGCCTCTAATCCATATTCTCCTACATCAAGATTAGGTTCAATTTTAGTCATTCCATAAATATAAAAGTCTGAAACTTTATTATATCTAAGAGGACTATCAGTGCTTATCTCTCCAAAATTTCCTCTGGTTGCTTCATCAAATGTAGTCATAGTACTATTAAGATTATAATATGCGCATTTAGAAGCTCTCTTATCAGAGAACAAATAATATGGATTATTTAATATATTTTTTACAGTAGTTTGAATGCTATTCGATATGGAGTGTTGAGTCAATACTCCAGTTCTATCAGTATTAGTGAATCTTCCAGCCATTAATCTACCTCCTTTCTAGAGATAATAATTTATTAAAATGTTCAATTTAAGCCATATTACACAAAAATAATAGTATAGGGCAGGGAATTAACCCTACCCTATAAATAATTTATCTAAGTTTATTTACAACAAATATTTCTATATATTTATATAAATCATCAATATAAATCCCTCCTTGTATATAACTTATTGGGGCTTCAGAATCTATGTATAATTTACTTAATACATCGGTTGAACCTGATGGTGTGGATTCTTCAATTCTCCACCATTTAAGAAGTTTATTATCAAAATCAAAATAATTAGATACATCATTACAAAACAAAATATATGGTTGAACAAACCCAGTTGCATTTAAATGGCTTTCGCATGAATATTTAGTTTCTATTCCAAGTTGATTAAGTAATTGAATAACTTTGCCAATATTGTAATCTAAGACTATATGTTTTGTAGGAGTATCAGGTGAACAATTTTGACATTCAATCATAAAATTTTCAAACATTGGTACGGGTGGTATAATAGTATCTAATTTTTCACTTGAAATATTCTTAGATTGTACCTTTGCAAAATAAGCTTGCTTAAATTCTATATCACCTAATTTATGGAAGCATTTAGAACAATAACAGGACGCATGTCTAGTATCATTATTAAAGAATTCTTGAACAAATTCCTCTTTATGCAATTTTGATGTATAATCATAAAATTGTGCACTATTATTGTTTTTTCTTTCATTCTTTGTGATTATATCTAATGGTTGAGCTAAATAGCAATTATTAGGTAATTGTATGAAATAGAAATTAAAATAATCATTATAATAGAATTCGCCATTTTCTTTAACTATAATATTATCTTTATTAAAATCACTGTATGCTATTTCTTCGTACAATTCTTTTGCCTTTTCAAAATAATCTGTAACTACTTCTAATGGTGTTGTTCCTGAACATAAGGCATAATCTTCATAATGACCATACCCTTCAGAACCTTGTGTTGGTTCTACAAATAAATACCCTAAATAATAATACCTTTTATAATATTTTTCTTCCATATTTTGCCTGCCTTCCCTTATTTGCTTTCCTTAATATACTTCTTAATATATTTATATAAGTCATCTATATGAGATCCGTTTACAACATAACTCATTGGAGCATCAAAGGTTATACATAATCTGCTTCTAGTCGCAGGAGTTTCAGTAATGAAGTTCTCAATCCTCCACCATTTAAGTAATTCATTATCCATATCAAAATATCTGGATACATTGTCATAGAATAATATATACGGTTGCTCAAATCCTGTGTTCGTTATATGCCCTTCACAACAGAACATAGTTCTAAGGTTAAGTCTATTAAGTAATTGAATAACCTTACCAATATTGTAATCTAATATTACATGATTTGTAGGTCTATCAGGTGAGCACTTTGGGCATTCTGTCATAAACTCTTCAAGACGTGGTACATTAGGCATCATCTGATCTAATTTGCTAGTTGGGATATTTTTAGATACTATCTTTACAAAATAAGTCTGTTTGAATTCTATATCTCCTAGCTTATGAAAACAATTCTCACAATAACAAGATGCGAATCTATTATCATTATGAGAAAATGCCTGTGCAAATTTCTCTGAATTAGATTTGGTTGTATAGTCCCAAATAGACATGGTGTTATTATTTTTCTTCTTTTTCTTTCCCATTTTATCCTCCTAATAATAATGCTTCTTTTTATTATTTACTATTCTTACCATATCTTCTCTTCTCATCTGAGATCTGCATTCTTGTTCTAAGAATGGATAAGCTTCTGCTATCTTGAGAAGTACATTGTTCTTATAAAGAGTATAATTTCTTTGTCTATTATATTTATCCATTTTACTTATAGCTTTTATTGTCTGTGTATAACCTGACTCTATTTTGTGTCTAGCATCATTAACCATTATTCTTCTTATATTATGCTCTCTTAATTCCATAGGAACTTTATCGTTGTATCTAAATGCTATAGAATCTTCATACAATTCTCTAGGACTTCTTAGATCTATTTTAATAGAATCAATACACTCTTTAAAGAATTTATTCTTTTCCATATTATTCATATACGTCACTAATCATATTAACTGAATCTATTATCCTTTCTTTTGGAACACCATAATCCTTTTCTCCATCCATCATATTTCTATGAATAAATATATTACTTGGAAGCATCTGAATACCTAAAATTATAAGTCTATATAATTCATAGTCATTTACATCTTTATCTGGATATATATGAATTTCATAATTCATTATACCAGTCTCATGTAATACAAACTGTAATGCCTGTTTATATGATTTCCCTCCACTAGCAATATAAATACATTGATCTATACAACAGTTATTCAAATTATAAAATACTGATAGTAGATCAAATGCTCCCTCAGTAATATGAATCTTTACTTTATTAGGATTCATTGTATCTATCTTTGTAGGTATAATATAGAAATTTTTGTTATCATCTATCTTATCTATAAGATTATAATTTATATATCTCTTATCAATAGATTTATCTAAATTTCTAGTAAATAATACTCTTCTAAGAGTAGCAAATGAATTATCATATGAAATAAACCCAATAAAACTATTATTGAGTTGATTACATATTCTTTGATCTCTATTAAGTTGTAATTTATTATAATTTATCACATCATATAGATTAATAAATATCTTTAGAGATAAGATATCATTATAACTAAAGTTTGATCCAATACGTTCATTTATATATTTCAGTTTCATCTGACTGAATTTATTATCTGTAATCATAGAGTTCTTTAGCGGATATATATTTATATTTTTTAATGTCTTATATTTAGGAAGTTTCATAATATCAGCATTGTGTTTAGATATTGCTACTAATGTATTACTATTATAGCATCCTAATTTTCTTAACACATCATCATTAAATATCCCATGTGCAGAACATAACTTACAATGATATTGTGATAAATCTTCAACAGTTCTTGGAACTGATATATACATATGAGCATGATTTGGATTTTTAGAATCTTGACAAAATGGGCATCTTACAACTACCTCTGATCTACCTGATGCTGGTTTAGCATTTGGGTAAAATGATTTGATCATATCTATAAAATTATTTCCTAAAAGATCATACATATTTCATCACCTTTCTTAATTGCATGTATTAGAAAAAATAATATCGCACAAAATATTCCAGGTTGTCATAAAGACAACCTGAATATATTTTGACAGAGAAAGATACCGATTAATAAGTTACACACTTTATAATTATGTTGGTTCATTTGTAATATCAAATCCAACATAAAATTCTATGCCAACAGCATTAGCATATCTAATAAGACTCCTTAATGTAGGAGATGAATCACTACCAGACTCTATATTAGATACGCATGATTCAGATAAACCACTTTCTAAGGCAACCTCTTTTTGAGTTAACTTCTTTGCCTTTCTAGCATTAGTTAATTGCATACGGAAAGTTTTATCTTTAATCATAGCTTCTGTATTATTCATAACAATCCCCCTTATATATAAAGTGAAAACATTAGTAATTCATCATCAAGATTATCACTAATCATAGGTACAAGTTCACCATCCCTTTTACCAGGACAATTATTCTCTCTATTCCAATCAATAATTTCAAATTGGGAAGATTTAATAGTACCAATAAGTTCAAATAGTGTATTCAATACTTTTGGGTTCTGATATTTATTTTGAATCTCGTTATAAAGTTCTGCATTTCTAATCTCTGTAGCATTGTTTTTAGTGATAGCTTTTTTGCTTGATTGACGTACAACCTTAGAAGAGATTATCCAAGGCAATAATATCATGCCCATTCCTAACAACATATTTTTAGCAGCTATAATAAGCTTGATATAATCAATAGAGCTAGGAATGCTCTTCCATGTCTCAGGATCACCCAAATCTTTATAAAATACATATCCAACTAATGTACTAGTTGTCTTATTTATAATTTGAGATCCCCCTCTGGTTAATGCTTTTCTATAATGCTCAATCTCTTCATCAGAAAATGGCCCATACGCATTTTCAATTATTTTTACTGCTTGTTCACTAGATACTTTATTCTGTAGGAACAATGCTTCATCCTTCTTGTTTAACCTTGCCTCATACCTCCAAATCTTCACGAAGGTCGTTAATCTTCGCAGTTCTCTTATGAACTTCTCTAGTAATTAGCTAGAAGAGGAGACTATATCACTATCCTTTGCAGGATATGCTTCCATTTCGACTTACCTGGACTTATTGAGCGTGCCAGACCCACTTGGGTGCTACATATATAGTCGTTGAACGTTACTAATAATTATACAAATTGCATATTTCTTTAAAAGTCTTCTTGTGTTTAATATTTGATATACAGGTAAAATAATTAGATAATTCTTTATCTGTAAGAATATCTGTATTTATACCTATTAATTTCAAAATGCTATTTGCTGTTATAATATCTTTACCATAAGTTTGATAGTAGTGACAAATAAAATGTATTTGATCATTAGTAAATAAATATTTATTTTTATATGCTGAACTAAAATCATATAAAGACGATATTGATTTCCAACTTAATCCTGCTTTTATATTACATATTATTCTTCTGAGATCGCAATTATCATAATTTAATATGTTACAAATATCTTTAGTAGAATATCCTAATTCTATTAGCTTACATATTTCATGAACTTGATTATTGGTAAGCACAGAACTAATTCTATCTTCACCTAAAGATATTAAATTATTAGAAAAAGCATGATGTACATTTTCTTCACGAGTAACCCATTCTAAATTCCATATCCAATTATGATATTTTATACCATCTTTATGATTTACATCTAAATACTCACATCCATCAATGTATAAAAACGTCATTAATATTATTCTATGCAATGATGTACTAAGTATACTTCCATCGTGTCTTTTTAAATGTACTGACACGTATTCGTTACTATCAAAACTTGTTGCTTTTGGTAAGTAATTTCCAGTTGCCAAATTATGAATATAACCATATGAGCTAACTGAATAGTATCTCATAACGTCTGGAAATACCCATTCTGGTAACATCCTTTTACATTCGTATTCTTGTTTGTATTCCGGAAGAATCATATATAAATCACCTCCATGAATGCAACCAATGTATAATTATTAGTCTTCGCTGCTGATCATGAATTGTTAATAAGTTTTAGGACCTTGTATATTAGGCGTATATACAAAGCTTGTATTTCACCATGACTCATCTCTGTACTTTGTTTCTATCTTTCGATTCTCTTATAATAAGAGCTCCAGAGCTTTACCATTTTTCAGCATTTAGAAAGCTTTTCCACACAATATTACTATTATATGGCGACCGTATTTTTGATCGTACTCTGAGTTCTGATCTTCATCTCTTTCAGATGATGATAATCTATTTAATTGATACTCATATGCAATATCAGTAATTTTATATTGAAGAGATTTTCTATTAGAATAATAGTTGAAATTAATGATATTATTATCATATGAATATTTAGGCATGATCTGTAAAATCACGTCATTTACAGAATCCTTAGTATGAGTTGTAGGATTATTACCTCTAATGAAGTTCTTATCCCATAACTTCTTATCAGGATTCTTAGATTTATTCACTACAGATAATGCAGTTTCATAAATCTTATCATAAATGTATATACCCCTCTCCTCTTCATACTTTACCATACACATATCAAATAATTCAAGCATAAAGTCTTGTACTTCTGCTGAACTTCTTATCATATGCATATACATATAGTGTGTAGCAAGTGGTATGTACATATCCATCATTAATGAAATTTCATATAATATCTTAGCATGACCGTCTGTAAACTGTAAATTTGGAGTTCTGCCTCCATTATTTGACAATTTCATACTGTAGTTATCTTCTACAAAATGAACGATCTTTCTAGATATAGAGTTATTCCTAATAATATAACGATTTATATCATTCATGAAAGCATCTTTTGTATAAAGACGTTCATAATCTATAATGGTCTTCATATTATAGGTTAACATAAGAAGCTCTTTGTCATAATCATAAAACCTTTCAAAATAGTTCATGTACTGACATATATGATCTCGCATCTTATCTGAATTATAAGAACGCTTACTATTCATAGCAAAGTAGTCTAACTGTCTTGCTTCATCAGACTGATCGACTGAAAAGAACTCTGCTATAGGAAGTATAATCTCCCCTTTAATATTTTTGAATATAACATCTTTTGGGTCTACTGGATACTTTTCTGAACCCCATTCATCGACAGGTATAAAATTACTCCTGTCTATAATATGACACATAATCATGGTTTATAAACACCTCCCACCATATTGCTAATTATATAGTATACAACGAAAATATACATTAAGACTTCCTTTTCATACCAACAATCTTTGTGGTCTTACTAGATTTTGTTGTAGGTGTCTTTTTTATAATTTTAGAAACCTTAGATGTATTTGTAATATTTGATTGCTTTGACTTTACATCTTGGTTTCTTTTATCGTTATATTTTTTTATATCATTAGCTTTACTATCTTGCTTACCTTTTTTTGCCTTCTCCTTGGCATCATTGATCTCTACTAACTTATCTTCTGAATGCATTATGTCCCTACGCATAACGCCTCTAGAATATTTTTCAGCACGATCATCTAAAGTTTTTCTATCAAATAGATTATATCTATCCATAGCTAAATAAGCAAAATATAATGATTTTACATAGAAAATATCATCTTTAGGATTTCTTACTTTAGCAACATCTCTTAATGCTTGTCTGCTCATCTTATCTTTTAAGTCTTGAATGAATAATCCATTCTTATTGAAAGCATGAGCAAATGAATAAACAAATGCTGGATCATTGGAATAGAATTTAATATTATAGCCTCTAAGATTAGCACTAGACTTAGCCTCTTTAGATGTTGTACTAAGTTGGATTACTGTGTCATAATATATTCCACTACAAGTTTCAGATGGCATTTTAAAATGGATATAATGAGTATCGTTAAAATCTTTTGCCTTATAAACTTTAAACTTTAACTCTCCATTCTCCCTCACCATCAAAATATCAAATTTCTCAGTATATAAGTTTTTATACATCTTTCTATTGGTTATAGCAGATGTACCCCCAGTTGGATTACCTATATACTTATTAAAAGTCATCTCCATTACCATTCACCTCACAACTACTATTCTTCTTATTACTTTTTAGGGACTGGAGCCATCCAGTCCCATTGTTGATTTAATCATCAGCACTATACACATTGTGAGCAGGTGTTTGAACGAGATATTGATTAGTTGTAAACATAAGCATTAGAACTTTATTAATAGTATCAAGAATAACAACATCCGACTTTATGGATGATTTTACATCGTAATTATACATATTGGTACGAATATTAAGAGGGCATTCATTATAAAACAGATCTGAAATAAGTCCATTTTGTTCAACAGAACCATCTTCTACATTGTATAGGATGGATATGAGGTTTGTATATGCTTCATATAAAATATGTATATAAACATAGCGTCTACTTTTAAAATCAATACATTCTCTAAGCATATCATGTAATACATCAAATGCCATAAAATTAGCACCATATCCTACACCATATTTAGCAGCAGATCTACAGTTAAATATAGCATCTTCTACAGAAGCTTTAAGATTATTACGATCAGCAAGAGTCATTCCACCAATTAAGAAGTCTACCATATTGCCCTTAAAGTTGTTTAACCTTCTCTTAGCATGTTGTACTTCTGTTACTCCTGCATTATCATTCTTAGCTTTCTCTACTTGAGTCTCTAAGTAATTAACCATCATATTGTATGTATCTGAATATACACGATTACCATTCTCATCAACAGTAAACATTTCAGATGGATTAATAACCTTAGTTTTAAGCTGATCTGAAACTACAAGTTCTGCACTTCCACAGAAATCTAATATTGTTTCAGGTGTAGGAGCCAATCCAGCTTCTATATCAGCCTTTTGAATATCAGGATTAATATACTTCTTAATCCATGGAGCACCACACATCTTAGCAATATCCTCATACATATATTCCTGATGAATATCACTTACAATAAGAAGTGGTACGTTAGGTACACTATTCATAAGCCTAATTACAGTCTCAAAGTAAGAACTTGTATCTGGAGATATAGATTTGCAGAATATTACTGTTGGTACTGGTTCATATACACTGCCCTGACGATAGCACCTAATAATATTATTCTCAATAATAGCATCTAACCACCCAAGCATCTCTGGTGTATCAATGGGATCATTAAAGCAATAAATCTTAGGGTTATTAATATTTGCTGTATTATTAGTATGATTATTAACCATGCATGTATTTGCAAATCCAGTATCAATAGTCATACCATCATACTTCTTAACCAGATTATTTACTTCATTAGAAATTCCTACGTCAATATATACATCCATACCAAACTCTTCATAGATAGCTTTAATAGTTCCAGCTATCTCTTCATTATTATTGGTAGATATAAGAGCTATATCATAAATATCATTAATGCTGCATTCCCAACCATTCTTTAAGATTCTAGATTTTGCTTCCTCTACAATCTCTCCAAAATCATGTAATATGTCTGATGGTGCATCATTGGATATGATTGTATTGTCACAAAGAGCATCAAATACAGTCTTACAAAGAATAATTGCTGATGTTGTACCATCACCAACCTCCTTTACGATATACCCAGTAAGATCACTAAGCAAATTCTGAACTGATCGTTCAATTGGATTAAGAAATCTTATATTATTTATAATCGTATGACCATCTTTAGTATGCTCTACAGATATATTATAACTATTCTTATCCATATCTCTAACAAATGCAGTGGTTGAACCTTTTGGACCAAATGACTTTTTTAATGCATCTGCTATAATTGTGAGTGTTTCTCTCTGAACTTCCCGCACTTTCTGTTCTGGAACAATATTAGAGTAAATCTTCATCTGTTGCATCCTCCTCCGTTTTCTTAAATCTAAATTTTACATACCTATATAAATCCATTAAATGAATTATATTTACATCACCAAATAATATGGCTAGAGAACCATTAATCATGTCTCTATCAGGCTCCATATTAAATTTAGCAGCAGCAATATAAATATGCTTTACAGCAAGATTATTATATTCTATAAGATTAGCAAAATATTTTTCATATATTACAGTATAATCTTTAAGATCTATTTCATGTCTTGTAGGTATAATCTTAGCATTAATTCTTGGATTTAGATTGTTTATAAACTCCTTTTCCAACTTATTCTTACACCGCACTACTATATCTAATGATGAAGCATTATTCAATAGAGTAATTAGTAAGGGGAATGTATCATATGCTGTTGCATATGATAACAATTCCTCATAGTTCTCGTCTAATAATTCATAATACAAACTAGTTGTATCTGCCTCTGGCATTATGATTTCTAATGGGTTTATATGAATTCTATTAAGAAGTTTATAGATAACTTTATCTTCATTAGGTTCATTTATAAATTCCTGATCTACATACTTAGAATTAGAGAACTTATCTTTTATAAACCTATACATTGCCAAATCAAGATCAACCAAAAACTCAAAATTAGCTAAGATTACATTATCTTTCTTCATGTAACATCACCTTATTTATGAAACCATAGAATTGGCAATATCATCAAATGTTGCTGATTCATAACCACTTGATGATCCTGTCATATTACCATCTCCAGCTAAAAATGTCTTACTGTTATAATTACCAGACTTAGTATTATTGGTAACAACTCCTACTTTATCGGCAATAGACTTAGTAAGACTATAATGACCTTCACGTTTATACATACTTGCTTCCATTATAGATGAAGCTATAGCATAAGATGATGATTTATAATACTCTTCAAGAACCATCATGAATGTACTCAACTCCATATCATCAAATTTCATAGTAGAATACTTGCCATCACTGTAATTATAGGCTCCTGTATAGAAATCATTCTTGCACTGATATACTGTCTCTGTTACATTGCCAGAAGCATCTGCTGAACTTATAGAAATACATGGCATTGTAGATCCAAACTCTACACCATCAGATACTTTAAATAAACCCTGCTTTGTTTCAATACATACATTATGAACATCATCATCAGCAAGTAATTTATTCTTGATCAAATCAAGAAGAATCTTAGCTTTAGTAAATGAGATATAAACAGATGCCTGATTATCATTATCGTATGAAGCATACTGATCATTAGATCCTCCAGAAAGTTTATTAGCTATAGAAATCTTCATTAATCTATTAAAGTAACTAATGGAGATTCTTGTCTGACTAACTTCTGATTCTGGATTAGAAAATGAAATAGGTGTATAAGTTGTATTAGTGGGCTGATTATCGTTATTATTATTGCTATAGCTTTTAAATGACATAGTTAAATCCTCCTTAGATAATATTATTAAGTTATTTTTATTTAATTCCATGTAATATACAATGTAAAATAATACAAATAATAATGAACAAGATCTAAAGTATTATAAAGTTATATAAAGTGACTATAAATAGGGAAGCAATTAATGCTTCCCTATATAATTTATCAATCTGGGTATATAACTGTAAGCATTGAATTGGTTAAATCTTTAACACTTTTCTCTTTAGCAGCCTTTTGTCTTACATCATAAAGCTCCTGCAATGTATCCACAACCGACTGTCGTTCTTCATTTGATAAATCTTCAGATAAATAATCCTGTAGGATAGCAATATCAGAATTAATTGTTCTAATTATATATAAAAGATCCTCTTCTGTTTGTGCACATCTTAATCTTAAATTAAGTTCATACACATCATTCTTAATTGATCTGATTCCTTTAATTTTAAATTCATTAAACTTCTTTGAGAATCTGCTTGCTACTGCATCAATAACACCTTCAGAAATAGGATCATCCATATTATTAAGTAATCTTAAAGCATAATCAATTTCTCTCTTCTCTAACTGAGATGACGTAAGCTGTTTAGCTTTATTAAGAGTATGAATTGCAGGGAGTCTTCTTACTCCAAATTCTGTTCTTAATCTTAATACCCAACTAAGAGTAATAAAACGATCATCTATATCTTTATTCATATATACAGAAGAATGCATGATCTTTCTCATAGCCGTTTCAAGATATGGTCCATACCCACAACTAGTAACGAATGCATCAGCAATTAATTCATCATTATTATATCTTGTAAATAAAGAACCAGCTTTCATTACTGCATCCTTTAATGCATAACCAAGTAATTCTTTATACCCCTTGGATGCTCTAAGATCAGCATAATCTCCAGTAGCAGCAAAATATAAATCGACTTGTTTACGTACTTCATCAATAGTTTCAGTATCATATACAATATGACCAATCTCATGTAATAATATTGCTGTAAGCTCTTTTTCATCCAAAGCAAGCATTGGATCAAATAACTTGGAATCTAATTCAAGATAGTATTGCTCAATAGGTTTTGTTTTTTCATTACCAATCATCTCTAAAGCATCATCACCATTAAATAATGGGTATACTCTCATACCGAAAAACATCTTATCTGTATTTACAGTATACAGAATATCTCTACATTTTGCTTTAGAAAAGAATCTGTTTATTTCATTTTTTAATTTAGATAATGTACTACCAGAATGATCTGCATCCAGATTAGACAATAACTTTTCCATTATAGAAAAATTAAAATTACTTGCTGTCTTTTCCATTATTAATATCCTCCTTAGACGATAATGTATTTGGTGTCGTAACATTCTTATGCAACACAGGATCATAATGAGTATATACAGATCCTAAATCATTCATAGGGTAGTTATTCTTTGGTTTCTCTAATGAATAATCCATATTTACAACAGAACGTTTATCTATTATATTAGACAATTTTAACACCTCCTCAAACAAATAAGTTTTATTTATTTGTTCAATCTATGCTCTTGGTATAAAATATATCCAGGTAGGATAATACCTACCTGGATATCTAAATCTAAAAACTAATCTGTTGTAGGAAGCTCATTCGGAGTAGCTACATTCTTTCCTGTTGCTGCATCATAATGTGTATATACAGAACCAAGATCGTTGTTAGCATACTGCGGTCCAATCGGATCAATTGCAGGAAGATGCTCACGTAATCCACTCGGATTAGCAACAAACAATCTACCCTGTACCGGCTGATAACTAAAGAATTTATATCTCTGGAATGCTGTCAGTGCCGGAAGCGCCGGATTCTCAGCATCACGGATCTCATTACTGATATACATCTGATAATCATACAGACGATATACGATACGATCAGTATTCTTCGGAATCAAAAGTACAATAAGGTTATCATTTGTAAATAACTTATCTGATGACAGGAAGTTGTAAACTCTATGATCAGAGCTTACTACAGTCTTCTTAAAGTCAAGCTCAATCGGTCCTACACTTGTAGGAGTACTATAACTATACTCTACAGGAGTAATCTGACGGATAATTGCAGGACGACCAATAATGCAAATCTGCATATTCGGGTCACGAAGAACAGTAAGTAAGCCAGTAATATACTGCTCAAGAGTGTTCATGAATGTACGCTGTAACCACTCAAGATGATCAGAGTAATATCCCTCTCTCGGAGCGAAATCAATTGTCTTAGCAAGCTTATGCTCATCATCCAATCTCATGAATGACTCATCGAGCTGCTCATGAATATCATCATCCTTAACATTCTCAAGAATATCCTTGATCATGCTCATGTACTTAGTAACCTGATTAATTCCATAAGAAGCTCCGATATCCTTTACCTCCTCAGGAGTGATCGGAATGGTAATTCCATCATTCTCAGGAATCTGTACGAACGTTGTACGCTCTGACCACTCTACGCGGTTAGTCTTAAGCATACGAGAAGATGCATCATAACGAGCCCAAAGCTTAACAGCCTTGATCTTTCCACCAGAGTTGATCTCAAACATATTATCCATCTGAGTAGCAAAGATAGAGTCATGGAATGCCTCCTGCTCTCCATCAGCATTTGTTACCAGAATATCTACAGGCTTGGTGATAATTCTGTTGTACTCACCATATCCCGGATTGAACTCGGCGATCCATGGCTTCCAAACAAGAGCCACACCATCTTCAGATGCCTCACTCTCAGTGATCTCACCGGTAGAGGAATCAATGGTAATAACCTCAGTTCCAGCCTCAACATAATCCTCAATAGCAACAGCAGAAATATGAGTTGCTACAGACAAATTGTGACTATGACGATCTACATGGAAATACTCATTCAGAATATCAATTGTCTGCATCTCAGGAAGAGCAATCTCAACCTCGATCGGCTTATTAGCTGACTTCCAAGCTGCAAAGATCTGATTCTGTTGGTTAGCAATATCAATCTTCTTTCCTTCTGGAGTAACCATAAATCTGGTCTCCATTGTCTCTGTCCATGACGGACTCTTAGCAACAAAACGCGGTACTGCCTGAGCAAATACACAATTCAGCATAAGATACTTATGCATCGGAAGTGACAGACCTACCAACGGGTTATAACTAGCCATACCAATATTTCCGTTCTCCTGTACAGCCTGCATATCTGAGGCGAACGCTTCATTCATCATCTTCTGATGATCTTCATATTCCTCAGTACTCATCTGTTCTTTACAAATTGCAGAATTCTCTACGAAGAATCTCTGCAAAGCGTCGCGATTACCAGGAATGGACAGTGCACGAACTGGCTCAAATCCATAATCTACGCGATTTTCACGAAGCATGTTCTGCTGCGTATCCATAAATGAAGCAGCATATGCATACATGGGATCTTTCGACATATTACCCATGTTAGGATTTTTTCTTTCTCCTACAACTGGCATAATTAAATTTACCTCCTTGTAATTATTGAATAAAGTTAATTATTTATATAAATAATTAGGTTATTCTTGCCTAAATATTTACTATATTGTTAGAATTTACTGTTCTGGATTTGTTTGTTTTACTGGTTTTTGTATCAATCCTTTTAGCATTGAATTAACTTGCTGGAGCATTAATAAACACTGTTTATAGTTGGATAAATTTTCTACATAAGTTCTAGCAACATAAGTTGTGGTAATTGTATAATTTACAATATCCTTAAGCTCTGTTAACTTTTCCTCTATAAAATCAATAATCCTTATATTATCAAATGTCTTATTAATCTTTTCTACATCCTGAATTATAGTGTCTACAGTTCTATATAGATCAATATAGTTTCTTAAGAGTTCAGCATTCTTAATAGCCATCTGTTGTGGGGTTAAATCAGAGAATAGATTCTTTTCCATTGATGCTAAATCTTTAGGATTGTCGTCATCTTCGGCATTATCCCCTTCAGAATCATCATTGTTCTCATCATCGCCATTATCAGCATTATCGTCATCGCCAGTGTCGTCTCCACCATCATCATCAGTCTCGGCAGTATAGTCGGTAGTTTCTCCACCTCCTCCACCACCACCGGTAGTTCCACCACCACCAGCATCGTCAGTACCTTCATCCCCCCCAGTGTCATCTCCATCATCTTCTGTTTCTGCTGTATAGTCAGTGGTCTCTCCATCATCTCCTCCACCTTCATCGTTAGTGCCTTCATCTCCGCCTGTATCATCACCACCAGCATCGTCAGTACCTTCATCCCCTCCTGCTTCAGTATCATCGTCATCTATATCTTCGGCAGTATAATCAGTTAGATCATCTTCATCTCCTCCAGTACCACCACCTGTATCATCATCTGTTGCTGGAGCATCATCGGTTGATTCATCATCTTCTCCTGTATCATCAGTATCTTCTGTGGGTTCTGTATCATCTCCACCTTCATCGGTACCAGTATCATCATCTGGAGTATCTAAATCATCATCAGTTTCGTCAGTATAATCTGTGGTATCATCTCCACTATCTTCATCTGTACCAGTGTCATCTTCAGTATCTGCTGGAACATCATCGGTTGATTCATCATCTTCTCCTGTATCATCAGTATCGTCATCATCCATGTCTTCAGCAGTATAATCATTTAAATCATCCTCATCATCTTCAGGAGATTCATCTTCTGCTGGATCTGTATCTTGCGTATCGTCAGTTGTTTCTTCACCATTGTCATCATTCTGATCTGCTGTATAATCAGTCTGATCATCATCGTCTACATTTTGACCATTAATCTCTAACTCATTAAAGAAAGTTCGAGATTCGTCTAATCCACTAAAATTTAATAACATAATCGAACCTCCTTATCAATCATTAGCACCATTAGGTTTATCAGTAGAATTAGGAACTCTCATGTCATGCTCTACATTCATCTTATACTTAATTCTCTGATGCTGTCTTTCTAGATTTCTCTGAATCTTTTCTAAGTCTCTTACTTTCTTGAGATCATTATTGTTTTCTGCCTGAGAAATGTATCTCTCGCACATCTTAAGCTCAATTTCAATATCATCAAGAACTAACTGCCTCTCTTTATTCTGCATCTTTTTCATACAGATAAATGTACCAAGAGCTCCAATAACAGCAACAGCTGGATTAATAGCCCAAGCCGCACCTGTAGCTAAAGCAAGTTTAATACATTTAGAAGCAGATGGAATAATACGACCTTTAATAACTGCTTCTCTATTACCATTCATTACAGCTTGTTCCATACCCTTAGATACATTATTTACTGAAACATCTATTTCGTTAGATATTTTCTTTTCTTTATCAGATAATTTAAGAGCTGTTCGTTTAAGATTATTGATTGCTAATTTTAATGTATTAGTAAACTCCATTTCTGTTACATAAGTTTCTTCTCCATTAATATTAGCCAACTCTTGTAATGACTTGATATATATCATATTTTCTTTCATGGTCTTAGGTTCATGAGTAGATCCAATATTAGAGAATTTATAGATATTCTCATTAAGACAATCTATTCTCTTAGATTCCTCTACAGAACGATTATTTAATCTACGAAGATTATCTCTTTCTACAGTAAGAGCTTCGCATAACTTTTTACGCTCATGTAATACAGGAACAGTGATAACAAAATCTGTTGCTACATCAATATCATCATTTGATAACTTGAGAATATTATCACAAACCATACCATCTAAGTTATCATCTATAAGTGTTTCTGAAAGTGTAGTCATAAGATTAGCCATTACACAAATAGATGCTCCTGTAGTATATGATGCTTCATCCATCTTTTCATCATCAAAATCAGTATCCCAATCATCATCATCAAAGTCCCAATCATCGTCATCTAAATTATAATCGCTATCGTCAAAATCATCATCGTAATCATAAGCTCCACGCTCATCATTTTCTTCTTCTGAGAAATTATTACGATCATATTCTCTTAACTTCTCAAGATCTTTCTTTAATTCATCTCTATATTTTGTATAGCGATCCTTATCATCATCATTCTTAGCTTTATCAATCTTACCCTTAACAGTCTCTAATTCTTTTGTATAAGCATTAATAATCTTTTCCATCTGTTTACGTTCAAGAGTAAGTTTAATAATCTGATCTGTAATTAATGTAACTACTCCCAAGATAGGATTAATTGCTACAGTACTTATGATGAATGAAGCTCTAATAATACTAAAGATAGATGGAAGTTCATTAATAATCTGAAATGGAGTTCTAGTAAAGATCTTATTAACTAATCCTTTCAAACTAATAATATTCTTATTACCATCCTTTTCTTTAGCACAATTATCTCTGAACTCATCTACCATCTGTTTAACTTCTTCATCACGCTTCTCTTCTGGATTACCATGCTTAGCATTATATTTAAGCATTTTATTAACTTCTTTAACATCTTTCTTAACCTGCTTCTTAGCATGTTTGATATCATTCTTCTTCTGATTTAGAGTCTTTTCCAAACTCTCAGTAAACATATTTAAATCATTTCCAAATCTATCAGGATCTATAAAATCTATACTAGTATCTTCATCACTTACAGGAATTTGCCACATATACGCAGAATCATTAAAATCACATTCTTCAAATAATACAGATGATGTAGAAAGTGATTTAATATCAGAGATATCATGCTCACTTAATCCTTTACGGAAAATAAAATAATCTGTAACAGATTCAATTATCTTCTCAGGTTCAGTATAGATATGATTCTTAGCAAGACTATAATATGAAGTCTCTAATGCGGCACTATATCTTGCTTTAAATGAAGAATTATATTGATCGACACATTCTGCTATATCATAGCATGTCTGATAAATATCTCCCTCATTAGATTCTACTATGTAATCAATATCAAAATTCTTAGAAATCTTAGAGTAATTCTCTAATACTCTATCACATTGTTTAGCTTTAGATGCTGCTTCATATAGCATATTAAAATACTTATCTACTACTTGCTCATTAGCAACTCCTGTAGAACCACCACCAGAAGCTATTCCAGCTTTAGTAATGGTATTAGTAATATTTCCTATAGCAGATGTAATAGCATTGTTTACATTACCAAGCTTATTATTAATCTTAGTAGTTATTTTAGTTTTTAATCTTGAATTCTTATACTTAATAGAATTCATTAACTGTGTAGCATCTCTAACTTTATCTACATTTTCTAACAAAAAATAACACTGAGTCCTAATTACAGACTCATTAGAATTAAGGAATAACTCTGAAAATACATCTAACGCTTTATTAAATGCAGCATTAGAATTCTCTGAAAGATTTTCTAAATTCTGAATGGTATTTATTGCATTATTCTCACAAAATACTCCATTCTCAGTATAGATTCTAGACTCACCAATTACAGAACCTTTGGCTTTAAATTTATCGGTTCTCATACTCTGACGTCTATTGATATCATCAATAGTAATCTTCATATCATAACCTCCTTTCACCGGTTAGTATTACTATAAAGTTAACAGATTTGGTACCCACTCTAGAACATAAATATAAGTATCGATACATATAAAAATCCTAGGAGGTAATGAATATGAATGATAGAGCTATTGGCAATATTATTCTGGAAGGAGCCAGCACCGCTGAAGATGCAGTGATTACAGATTGCTCTAATAAAAGGGTAATTGCCGAAGGAACACTTCAAGATATGGATAAAGAGAATAGAAATAGAAGAATTTATGCCAAAGCTGATCTAGTACCTGAGATTAATGGTGATCGTATGAAGGAGCTTATTAAAGCTAAACAGTTCTGTGGAGAATATGGTCATCCATTATCTGATGATTTAGTTAGACAGCAGACTATTGATCCTAAGCTTGTATGTGTTAGATTTATAAAAGTTTGGGTTGAAGGTAATTTGATTAAAGCCCAATTTAAGGGAACCAATAATGATTATGGTAGTTATTTTGATGCTGATCTGCGTGAGGGTTGTTTACCAGCATTCTCTTTAAGAGCTCTTGGCACTATAGATAATATACAGGGCAAAGCTTATGTTAAAGGAATCAAAATTATTACATGGGATAGTGTAATTTATCCTTCACATAGGGTAGCTTATACTGAAAAGATTGTTACTGAATCTGCTATAGATGGTAAACCATCATTTGAGAATCAGATAGTTGTACCTGAAAATGATCCCGGAACAATTATTACTATTACTAATAGCGATGCTATGGAAGTAATTAATCGTCTTCAGAGAGAGTCTGCAAACTTAACAACGATTGTTGAAACATTTGATGGTATTTATGATAGAATTGATCTATTAAATGAGAATAGTTTACGCATGACTTCAAGATATGGAGATAAGATTATTGTTAATTTAGAGCAACACGTTAGTAATCTTATTATGGATTATGTATTTAAGATGTAAAAAATAATAAAAAAATTTAAGCCATAGGGTAATTCCCTATGGCTTATGTTTTGACTGTTTACTCATCATCATCAGGTGTTTCTTCGTATATATAACAAATTTTAAATGAGAGAAGTCTTAATGCAGCTTCACTCATATAGCAGCTCTCTACATGATCCATATATTTAGCATCCATATAAGATACAATGTAGCCATTTGCAATCCCATCAAGAGTACTGCATTTAACTCTTTCTATCATTATGATACAATCATCATTAATTTTGATAGTATAAAATTTAATATCTGGAGCATAGTGGTCGTAATCTCTCATTAAAACATTATAGTCACAAAGCCTAATCATATCAGTAGACCATTGGCTTATTGGTGTATTTTTGAACTCATTAATAATACATTTTGTTACATTTTTTATTGCCGTGTAGTTAATATTGGTAATAATCATGATCTTTCTCCTTTAAATAGTTTTTAATGGAAACTTAAACTTATTGCTCTACGTATTGATTCTAAAGCAGATCTGTTATACTCTAAATCCCTTTGTCCGTCTACTTTGACTACATCAACATTAGGTTTAGAGTTAGAAATATATTTATCATTGTCTGATAAATAATCTTTCTCTTTCTTGTTTTCTTCAAACTTTTCAGCCATCTTATTCATCTCCTTTCTATATACACATTATATTTTTTTGACCACCATTTATAACTATAGAATATTCAGAACCTTCATTGTTATACTCTATAGAATTATAATAATGTAGAGAATACTTATAAAAATTATCATAAGCCCATCTGTTAAATGACTCTATATCTATCCAGTACCAATTGTTAATGTCATATGAATTACGTATATATATCTTACTTCCATTTAAAGATATTGATATTCGTATTTTCTTTTTATCACTGGCAATGCTAAGTAAATCATCCTCAATCTTAGAGAAAGTTTTAAAGTCATATACGATCTCTCTTATCACTATGAGATAATGCATAAATATGGATCTTCTTTTATATCCACGATTCACAGGATCATAGACAGATAAACGATTATTATATGATAATGCTATAAATTCTGCCATATCTATACCAAAATTATTCAGAATATCAATCTGATTATTGGCAAGATATATAACTGTTTCTACTTCAACTGCTGATTCTATATTTAATCTATATGAACGATTAGAAGCAATCAACACGTAATCAACTACTTGATCTTGATGATATAATTCATGAATGATTGTCTCTATTATAGTACAATAATACTCATATTCAGAATTAACAAATCTGGATATTACTTGAGGATAGATCTCGACAATATTAGGACTGAACGATGATCCACCTATTTCAGATTCCGCTAAGCACAACCAGTTTATTTTTAGTACTGCTATATTGCATGTATTAATTTTGCCATTATAATAATTAAACACCCTCCTTATAAAATTTTCAACATATTCTTTATTTATCATTTTTTATCACCTCACTTTAATATATAATATATCCTTCAAAGTAATATTGCCAGATTAAACACTTTAATAATATTAAAGGAGGTGCTTAATATGTATAAAGATAGCAACGTTCCAGCAAATAGAATGTCTAAACTCTTAGATAAAATAGAACGTAGACTTGGTACAGTCTTGCTTAATCTTCCTGAGACTATAGGAAAAGATTATTGGGTGCGTATAATTGAAGATGATTCACTCCCAGTGTTTAGTAGATTCTTCCCATATAAAGTTATTACAATTATAGACCATACTTGTGAAAAAGATGGATTCTATTTTATTGATAAAGACTTACCAGAAGGTAGTATAATCTTAGGTGTTAAAGATGTAGATTGGAATGCTTATCGTTGTAATAATGGATATGATAGGTATAACTTCTTATCTACATATGGAGCTGATGAAGTAGCATTGACTCAGGTATCAGCAGATTATATGTCTTTCTTTAATTTAGGAATCTATATAGAATTTTTACCTCCTAACAAGATTAAATTAGTTTCAGTAAATGGATCATCTGTTACTAGATTTAGATCATTTCCACTAGGAGTATTTATTCAGCATCCATCTAATCTTATGACTATATCACCAACAATGATGAATATATTTGAAGATTTATGTACTGCTGATGTAGCAACTTTCTTATATGAACAGCTTAAACACTTTGATGATACTGAAACCTCATTCCTTACCCTTAGTCTTAAATTAGAGACTATTCAGGATTGGAAAAATAAAAGGGATGATATTATAAGTAGATTGGATGAAGCTCATACCACTACAGCAAATGAAGATCAGATATTAATTATGACAGTTTAAAATTACAGGTGGGTAAATCCCACCTGTATTATCTTTCAGTTGCATTTACTTTGCTAAAGAAAGAACTATTATTTGAATTATTGTAATTATTTCTATTACCATTTTTAGGTAATGAATTAAATGAAACATAATTAGTTCCATTTTCTGGTCTGCCTAAATATGATAATAATCCTTGAGCTGCAAGATACATATTGAAATTAGATATAAAGTAATTAAACGATAAGAATTTATTCACATCAATAAAAAAATTTACTGCATCACTATTCATATAAAATCTAACTCCAGTTATATAATTACCATTATCATACTTTACCACCGCAGGTTCTATCTCAATATATTTACCAAATGATATATCTATTTTTTCACTATATGTTTTAGTTGGTACCATTGCTCCATTACTACTTTTGGCAAATATTGATTTGGCTCCGGTAAACCATTTTGATGCTTTATTCAATTTAAATTGTAAAAAATATATGTCATTCTGTGTAATCTGAATTTGATCTTTGAATCCATTATTATCTTTCCTTACTGATTCTATCTGTAAGAAATAATCAAAATCTCTGTTTATGCTTACAGCAAATCCATTCTTAGCAGAATATCCAAATTCTTTATGATAATTTTCTTTACCTCTATTTTCTGTATATCTATTAAGTCTTACTACAAACTTAACTACCCAATCTTTGTTCAACCAAAATACTGTATCTGAAATACGGTCATAATCATTATGAACTATAGTAACCATCTCAGCCATCATAACACCCTCTATCAATACTATCATTACTTAAAAGTTTTACACTATATAAAATCAAAAAAATAATACTATAGTTAGATGGATTGATCGGGCAAGGATTAACCTTGCCCAAATCCATCAAAGTAGTAGTATGCCGAAAACTGTTAATCGTCCTCAAGAGTTACAAGAGTAAGATTAACGAAACTGTCAACTTCTTTAAGGTATTCGTCTTTGCTATTATACAATACACGAATATACTTCCCTTCAATGTTAGAGTCGATTCTGAAGCAGAAATCAAACTCTTCTTTCTGATCTTCAGGAATTTCGATCTCCGTCATAAATATATTCTTTTTTGTACATTTAGCATCCCATTCTTTTAACGCTTTAGATACGGCTCCATTTGTAAGTAACCAGAGAAGGCAATCTACCTGTTCTCTGGTTGTACCATTATGCCTTCCTTTGATAAACTTATAATGTTTATTCAATTTATTAACTCTCTTATCAAGAGTTGCTCCAGGCATTGGATCCTTCCTTTTTGCATTGGTAGGATTGTAGTTTGAATAATTAAGTTTACCAATATTTCCATATTGTTGTGGTGCAAACTGCTTAATTGGTGCCGGATAATATGGATTACCGAATGCATCATACATAACCTGCTGCTGATACTGCTGTGGTACAGGCTGCTGCTGACATGAATTAGCATGTTCATGATGATGGTGTCCGCAGCATGGATTTACATGCGCAGACTGCTGTGGAGGATTATTATCTTCTCTAACAATGAAGTTATTGATATTAAATCCTAATCCTCCTAAATCCTTGTTAGCACTGGAATTCTGATGTACCGTATTAATCACCTGATCAATACTAGGATTGCTTACAGGCTGTTCAACAACGGCTTCTTTTTCTTTAGATGGTTCCTGCTTGGACTGTTGCTTTTTAAGCGGCTCATCCTTCTTCTTAGAAGTTTCTGCCTTGTTAGTTTCATCCTTCTTAGGCTGATCCTTTGGAGCACTGTCAACAATCAATTTAACTGTTCCCTGATTATTTGTCCCCTCATTATACTGATTCTCTAAAGACTTATCAGTAATCAATTTAACTGTTCCCTGATTATTAGATTCTTCTTCCATAAATGAAAGAACAGAATAAACAATGTTGCAAAATTCTGATAAGCTAATAACTCGTACATTCTCCAGTTGTTTATCAAGACATGCAAATGCATCAACGATATCAACACCATTCTTTAATGCATTATTGATACTGAAAGCTACAGAAGCAATATTTAATTTACCTTCTCTATAACTATCCTGTACTTCATCTGCAAACTGGACATTTGCGTTGCTAAATCTTAATGTTGCACTCTTTGCAATATCTACTACATTTTCTTTTCTCATTTTATTTTCCTCCTTTTTAATAATGCATACTACTTTATTACTCCTATATTATACAATTAAAAATAATATTATTAATTCATTTTTTAAACACTGGCATACACATTACTTTCTTAACTTTGTACTTATCCCTTATAACAGCAGCTCTTTCTTGTATATCTATATCTGGCATTGCTACATCTCTACATGATTTAGCATATGTAGAGAATACAGGTTTCTTAGCAGAATAGTATCTTTTAGTAAAATAGAATCCTTGATCTACTAAATCAAAATAGAAAGTATCATTAGCTCTACATCTACCAAGAGTTTGTCTTGCTAATACAGAAGACTTAAATGGTTCAGCTAAATTTATAGTACAACACAAGTCTGCTATATCTTGAGCAGCACCGCAAGATTTAGTTGTAGATAATATGATCTTCTTATACAAATTTAACTCTTTAGTTTCTTTTTCAGATAAACTAGTATACACCCCCACGCTATTAACTAAAAATGGGAAATCTTGAATTATGTGATCTCTAACTCTCATAATGCCTGCGTTGGTGCCTATATAAATAAGAATCTTGCCATTCATCGGTAAAACCATTTCTATTAATATAGTTACCATATCTAAAAACATAGGTCTATTTACTATATAATCAACATATCTATTTCTATCAAATCCATAAGCATTCTTACATTTATTTATATCCATAGGTGATGGGTGTGAATTAAAATGGAAAGCTACATAATTAACATGTGGATCAGTATCTTCATTAAATAAGACTATAGATGGAATATTTTTAAAATATAATTGATAGATACTATTCTCATCTTCATTAGATCTTTCTGGTGTAGCGGTAAGATATATAGTCTTCTTTGTATTTGAATGGTAATCAATTTTTGACATGTTATCGAAATACAAATGAGCCTCATCAAATACTTTTAATGAGCATTTTAAATACTTAAAAAACTCATCTACTTTATCCCATCCATTCTTATCTCCATAAGATTTTATAGTAGAATGAGAAACTAAGAATATTTGATAATCTAATGGATTTCTACATTGTAATTTGGATATAGATCCTGCTCCAGAAACAGTAAATATCTGATTATCATTCAATGGAGTATACTCTAATATTCTAGCTCTCCATTGATCTAACCAATTTAATGAGCTAGTAATAATTATAGCTCTAGCTCCAGTAAAACATATTGCTCCTACAGTGACAAATGTTTTACCAGATCCAGTTGATGAATTTACTGACAATTGGGATTTAGTTCTTGTATATATATATTTACCATCACCAATTAAGAACTTTAATATCTCTACTTGTCTATCATCTTTAGTAAGATACTTTATAGGTATAGGTTCAGTATCCACATATGGATCACATTGTTTATCAACAATAGCATTGCAGCAAAACATATTCTCCAAATAACCAATATCTAATCCTCTTGGAACTATAAGTTTTCTTTTTTCATCATCATATTCAATAAATCGTATAAATGATGTATGTCTTAATTTATCATATACTGAAAAACAATATTCTAACCTTGGGCAATCTCCCATGTCATAATTATTTATTTCTATTCTAGAATGTTTTAATACTACTTTATTTTGCATTATACCTCACCTCTCAGTATTAGTCATTATTATTAAGTCTGTATAGTGATAAAAAATAATAAACTGTGGGAATTATATCCCACAGTTTATCATCTGTTAAATTATTTTGCCTCGTTTTTATCTACAATTTTAACCATATCAATGGTTTTAGCGTAATCTCTAATATTAACATCTTCTTCATCTACTAAAATATCTTCCTGCATATATACCTGTGGCTGTTCATGGAAGAATAGATCGAAGAATGATGGTGCGTTCTTAGTAAATGTTAATGGGTTATACAATACTTTATTGAGATCTTTATAAAGTAATGATACAATAACGCTAGGATTATTTGTAAGTGCTTGATTAAGTGTAAGAATCCTATACTGAGCATTAGGATCATTCCAATTTGGTTTCCTCAAAATGTCATCTTTGCTAACAATTTGATTAGCCAAAATAACCTCAAGATGAATAGCATCAACATCAAGATTTCCTTCAATTACTAAATCGACTATAGACTGTAATGCTTCATCTTTAGTCATATTCCCAGTAATATCAGATTTGTTAAGTATATTGATAATACCATCCATTGTCTTGGAGATCTCACTGTTATTGATTTTGATATAAAATAATGGTTCATCCTGTAAAGAATCTAAAGGAATATTTACTTTATTATCATCATTCTTAGCTTTTCTTCTAATAATAGAATTAAGCTCGTTAGAGATATATAAAGACTCATCAGATTCAGAACCAAATTTTACCATATTACCATTAGGATATTTGATATAGAAATGAGTTATATACTCATTATAAGTAATACTGTCTTCAGCATCAATCTTATTTCCGTCATCATCATACTTAACAGTATCTTCTTCATCATTAACTAAGTTTACATCATCTGGATCTATAATCATTGTATATTTTCTAAGATCTGGAATACTGTCTTCTAAGTCGCTTATAAGACTAATACTATTTATATCAATCTCAAATAACTGGTCGAATTCTTTATTCCACTTAGTAACAATAATTTTAGTTTCCAAAAGATGCTTAGCTGATAACAAAGTTTGTGTAAGCATTGATGATAAGATCTCAGCTGCAATCTTGCCGACATTGATGTCTCTATTAGTCCAATATAGATCACCATAACATTTTCTACAAATACCATGACCAGAAGATAAACTGGCACATGTCATTGGAGAGTGTAAGAAGATAGTCTTCCCTATGAGAGAAGTATCTTTATCATCTAAGATATGATCCATTCCAAAAGGATTATATCTGAAATTACGATTCTTAACCATGCTAAGATGTTTAGCCGTCTTTATCTCAAATCTGATAAAGTGTCTAGACATACACTGATATGTTTCTATTGGATTAAGTATGGTGTCTGTATTATTTAATCCAAGTAATCTAGCAATGTCTCCAGAGTTTCCTACATTGATTTTCGATAACTTCTGAGCAGTTCTTGCAGTTGATGATTCAATATAGAAAGCTACAGGTTCATTAACACCTCCATTGCTAAATGATTTATTTATAATATATGGGTATACAGTATCATATACTGATTTGGTTCCAATATTAATTCTAGACTCTTTATACTGTCTAGGATTGATTGCCTCGGATGCTCTGAATGAATTCGTTAACCCATGCTCATAGCCAATATACTTTTTAGAATTCTTTATGATTTCAATAGTTCTATCTGCTATAGCCTGACCAGCATCCTTAACATCATTGATAGGTACATTTGCAAATGATGTATGCATAAGATCATAATACTCAGGACATGCTTCCATGAGAGCAATATCATCTTCATTATTAATAGTATTTGCTAAATAATATGCAAACGGCTCTATCTGTGAGAAGTTCCAAGTTCCATCAGCAATAATATTATTAAGTTCATAATTGCCGATACTAATCTTGTTATCTATTGTAAGCACATAATCATCTATAAACTGTTTGATATTTTTGCGCTTTAATTCAGGAGACCAAAATATATTACGTGGACTGATCTTGCCATTGGTTTTTAAGATCATACTCCACATGAATAAACAATACCAATAATCTATGAATGATAATTCGCACCAAACATCTCCTCCCCAAGATATAGTAATCTTGGTATCATGTACATAGTCTGTTTCGATACCATCTTTTAATATATTGCTTATACCAATAATATGGTCATCAATATTAGATGCAGTAATATCATTTGGCACCATAATTGCAATGGCGCTATATTTACTTACAGCATCTCCGTAAATAAAATAGTTCTTATAATTTTGTAGTGGCTTATACTCCACTATATTAGTTTCTGCCATATTAAATCACTCCTTTACATATACTTTACTTACTTCTTCCATATAATAATATACAACAGAAATCAAATTTTGTCAGTATATATTATATTAAATTGTTTCAGCACATATAAAAACGAAAAGATTTCCCGGTAGCATCTAGCTACCGGGGTCAAGGAGATTTTTGGTAACAAAACTACTTATTAAATAAGTTGGGGAAATTTGTTAAACAAAAATAAAGAAAAACAAATTCTACTAGTTTACATCTGATCATTTTTGATGACAGCAACTTAACTTGTAGATATAATGTAGCCTCCTGCCTGCTACTTACCGGTAGCTATACTAACACCTCTTGAGATTCATTACTGACTACTGGGTCTATGACCTATCTCAATTAGCTACCCCATAATCGGTATCGTTATCCGATCAACGTCAATCCTTAATTAATTCGCTTGCTGTACGAAACTACTCGTCAGGAACATAGAAAAATTCTATGCTATTCCATTGATCATCCTAACTGTAGGCTGGATTCTCACCAGCAGCAGAAATGAAAACGGTATATTGTAAAGGCACGAAGTAAATATACCAAATCGTTACTACATTCACGTTCGGGGTTGGGGTTATGACCGCAAATGCAGTAACGAAGTACTTGTAAACGCTGTAACACATCTACAAGTAAAGCAATAGCAAAAAGGTAATCGTTACTACATTCACACTCGGGTTGGGGGTTGAGCATAAATGCAGTAACGAAATACTTGTAAACGCTATGACACGCCTACAAGTAAAAACTAGAATATTATCGCGATTTATCTAGATAGCTATGCGTTGCTACATCTCAGTTTTTAAATCCATAAACTTTAACCGGTTCACAATCTACAAACCATAGATAACAGGAGAAGCAAGCCATCAAAGAACACCCATTATCCATATTTTATGGATCATATTCTGAACGCCAGTCTTCTCGTAACTGACAACGCCTGTTCGATATATCAACAAGAAACTTCACCCTTAATTTACGCCGGTTACTGCACAGGTTGTTATTCCTTTTTATATTCCCTACATATGTAGGGATGAATCAATGAAAAAAGAGAGACTGCTCGCCCGCCCGCATGTCCGACATCACACATATAGTTTTGGGTTTCTATATGCGGAATACTTAATTAGGATTCGAACCTAGAAACTAATATTTATTATTCCATGCATCCTTTAGCATGATTAAGTAATTTTAATTAGAATAATTATTTCCACTACATACTTGTTATAGTAGTGGTAAAAAAATATTACGGAGGATTTTACTCCTCCGTAAATACCTTAAAATAAAGTGGCTAGTTTATTTCTTGGCTTCATTGAGTTATTGTTGCCCTACTTAGATGTTAGTAATGATTTTATCTTTTTATAACTTGCATTACCATAAATTCCATCCTGAGTAAGACCATACTTTTTCTGGAATGCTTTTAATGCAGTCTCAGTCTTAGCTCCAAATGAACCATCCACACTAATACCAGAATTCATTACATAATTTAAATCATGCTGAAGTAATGTAACCTGTGCTCCACTAGAACCTTTCTTTAAAGTTGGTTTAGCTGCATCAGGAGCGATGCTCTTAGAAGAATTTGTTTTTGTATTTGATTCTAAAGTAGATGAAGAATCATACTTTGGTCTACCATAGCCAGCAATTCTACTATAAGTAAGAAGATACTGTTTCTTTGCAACACAACCGCCATTTGCTACAACTCCAGCACCAGAAGATGTATTACCTTCAATAGTATATATAGATATAGAATCAACTTTATATACTAATCCTGTATGACAAATCTTTCCTGAAGAATTCTTAAAGAATACCTGATCACCAATCTTTGGATTACTAGTATACCAAGCATTTTTCTTCTTATACATATCAGCAGACGCTATAGTATAATCATTAAAATCTCCAGCAAGAAGTTTCTTAGCATTAGTAATACCATATGCTTTATAAAAACACCAATCAACAAAACAATCACACCAGAATGCTGGGTAATCCATTACTGAAGGATAAATCTGATGCATCTCTTTTCCATATTTAGTATAATTCTTATCACCTGCATTGGCTGTCTTATCATATAGATCTTTGTCGCTTTCTTTTTCAAGATAACCAACTTCTGCTTCAGCAATTTTTATAACTTTATTTACAGTATTAGCCATATTATTATACCTCCTTTAAAGATTAAATAAAAATATAGCGTTATTGCTATTAATTTAGTGTTGTTTATTTGAGCGAAGTATTTGCGGTAGGATAAACCCTACCGCTTTACTCCAGCAATTTATTAAAAGTAAATTAATTTATTTTACATCTTAATCATTGGAAGTGCAGGCATCTTACGCATTGCTTTAATGTGCTGCTTCTGGCTTCTCTTTGCTACAAGACCAGCCTTATTACCATACTTCTTAAAGATTGCATTACGAAGCTTACGCTCCTTAACTCTATTAAGAGCTAACTGATGGAATAATGGATCATTCTTTTCCTTAGCAATTACGATAGATGCTAAGTGAGCTCTACGTGTCAAATCATCATCCTTATTAAGACGAACGTATGTCTTTTTACTCATCTTTCTAGCTTCATCTAATTTCTGTAACTGACCTGACTCCATGAAGTTATTTAATGCTTCCTCTCCGCCATCAAAGTATACCACAGATTCAAGAGCTGACTGCATCATAATATTCTCTACATCTGATGCGATAGCTTCGATACCTTCTGGGGTATCCGGATCTTTATTAAGTACTTTATCTAATTCATCTGAAACTGGGTTGGACATGCCAGCACCACACTCATCTTCTTTTAAAAAAATCATATTTAATTTTCCTCCTTATAATTTTATTTATAATTCTCAGCTGAATTATTTACTAAGATGTTGTTAGCTGAGGTTTATGATTTTTTATTCGAGCTTAAACTTTGAAGTAATCATATATTATAATTATGAATAAAAAGAAAGGAGATTTTATATGGAAATACAAACAGATAGTATTAACCTAAAACCAATCCAGGAGTATCGTCAAATAATGATTGATGGTTTAAGACATTCATTTCCGGGATTGAATGTGGAAGAATTATCTAAAGCAATTGATTGGTCTATTAGTAATAGATTATATAATGGGCCAGCAGTCTTAGATAATAATTACACTAAGCAAAAAGCAAATGGAACGGTTCTAGATATATTACGTTATATAGAAAGACTAGAACCAATAAAGACATCTAGTGGGGTATTATTTAAACAAAGCAAAGAAGCAGATAATCCATTTGATAGAATGATAGCTGGATTTCTAGAGAAGCGAGGTCAATATAAGGATAAAATGTTTAAATACCCCAAAGGTAGTTATGAATTCGCTAAGTATAATCTATTTCAAATACTTGAGAAAAAGAATGCTAATGCTTGTTATGGATGCTTAGGAGCTCCATCATCAATGTATTATAATATATACGTAGCGGAAGCAGTAACAAGACAGGGAAGATCATATATATCTTGTAGTATTACTCTATTTGAATCATTGCTTGCTAATAATGTGAAGTTTAATAACTTAGATGAAATTATCACATTCATTAATAATGTGGAGCATGAGAAACCAAATAGAAAGTGTTTAGATAGTGCTATACTTGATATGGATATTACTGTAAATGAATGTTTCTATAAAGTAATGACTACTGTAGATCCTACAATATGGATTCCTACAGAAAAAGAGATGAGTCTTGTATATGAATATATTAGAGGATTATCTCAAGAAGATATAAACAGAGTATATTATAAGAATAACTTATATACGTTCTGTGATCTACCAATTGTTTCAGATCTTATCATTAAGATTCTATCTAAACTTGGAGGACCAACTCAGTTTGAATCTGATGACCCTAATAGTAAGATAGTAAATAACTTATTCATGAATCCTAATAAACCACCAAAAGCAATTAAGGAAGATCTTGATATATTCGTAGATATGATTAAGGAGTATGTATATTATCCACACTTTTATATAGACAAATTAGATCGTATAGAATATATGCAAAGAGATGTAGTTTGTCTTACTGATACAGACTCAACAATAGTATCATTTGATGCTTGGTATAGATTTATACTTGAAAAGGTATATAATTTAGATATGCCTATAAAGCATGAAAAATTTGATATGGTGGAAATTATAAAAGCTGATGAATTTGGAGATCTTGATAAGAAGGTTATGTGTAAAATTGTAGATCCTAGGTTTGATTATGATTTCTATACAGATGAAGAAATAGAAACTCGAAGATATATAGAGCCTGCAAAAGTTGTGCCACAGGATATGCTTAAGTTTGGTATTATAAATATAATAGCATATGCATGTAGCGCATTAGTAGTAGATTATCTTAGTGAGTATTCTAAACTTTCTGGTACTTATGTTGAAGGTAGGAAGTGCGCACTTGTGATAAATCTTTGTCACCTTATAGCAGTAATGCTGTGAGTAAAACTTTGTGAAATGCTGGAAAGTGCTAAAGCTCGAATGCCTATATGGAATCGAAAGATAGAAATAAGTTTCGAGATGGACTATGGTGAAATAAAAGCTTTGTATATTTTGAAGTAGGATATACAAGGTCCTAAGGTCTATTAACAATGTACGATCAGCAGATTGGATTGGATTGATTAAATAAATTAATAAAGGTGGTGATATTTTGCCAAAAAAGAAAAGAAAGCCTAGAACAACGCCTAGAATAGAACTAGATTTTAATAAAGTATACTCTTCAAAAAGGGATGGAGACTATATACTTTTAGAAGAGGTCAAAATAGAAAATGATAGTAATAGGCATATATTAATAAAATTTCTGGATACAGGCAATGAACAATTAGTACACCCATCAGAAATATACCATTGTATGATAAGGGATAGAAAGAAACATGGTATAGATTATGATAAAGTTTATAGTAGTAATAACTTTGGAGATTTTGTCATTATTAAAGACGCTGGAAGTAGAAAACAAGGGAATCATTCCCATAAATTAGTTAAAATAAAATTTCTTGACACCGGAAGTGTAAAAGTTGTAAGATTAGCTGATGCTTTGGTTGGTAATATAAGAGATGATTATAGACCAAATGTAGCCGGAGTAGGTTGTATAGGAAATGCTTCTAGTTATCATCCAGCATATAATGTATGGAATAGCATGTTGCAGAGATGTTATTGTAAAACTGATGCTAATTATGTAAGATATGGTGCTAAGGGAATTACAGTATGCGAAAGATGGCATTGTTTTGAATATTTCTTAGAAGATTTACCATACATTGATGGTTATAATAATTGGTTAAATAATCCTGAATTATACCAATTAGATAAGGATTACAAACAACAAGGAATTCCTTATAATAAAAAAATATATTCTTTAAAAACTTGCTGTTTTATTGAAGACTATAATAATGTAGCATTAGCGACAAAATCAAAAAATAAATATATTGGTGTTACTAAATTAATAAATGGGTATAATTCCAATATTACAGTTTGTGGAATAAATTATAATTTAGGTAGCTTCATTAATAAAGATGATGCAGCAGCTGCATATAATAATGCAGCAAATTACTTACGTAATAATAATTTAGTATTAAATGATGTACCATACGTTGATCCAGAAATTTTAGATACAAGAAAAATACGACACATAAATATGTGCAGAATAGTATAATAAACCCAAATAATCAATCCAATTTAATCCCAACGACTATCCCCATATGGGCTGTGAAATTCAGCAACAGGAGTAGGGCCTATGAAATTTATAGGTTGGTGAAAATCCATTAAATCCAAGCGCAAAGCATCCTAATAGGTAAAGCTAAGGATGAAGATATAGTCTACGCTCTTAGAGAAATACTAAGGTAAATTCCTCAGCCTACACAAACTGTAAGCTGACGAATGTTCAGGGAAGAATGAATACTACTTCAGTAGAGCATTATTAACTTCACATAGAAGAAATTATGCCAGTTATCAAATTCTACAAGAAGGAAACATTATACCAGAAAGTGAAAGATTATCTATAGCAGGTTTACCAATAGATAAATCTACATTACCAATAGATATTAAGGATGAGTTTAAAAGAATTATTTGTGAAGATATTATGAAGGCTGATAATATGGATCAGATAGGGATAATGAAAAAACTTATACTTATGGAAAACAAAATCTATAAGAGTATTATGAATAAGGAAACTAAATATTATAAACCTGATAATGTAGCTCCAATTAATTCATATGCTAAAAATCCATTAGAGGTGAATGGCGTAGTAGCATGTCTTATTTATAATGAAATGAAAGATGATGATATGCAAGCTATAAATCTTGAAGAGAGAAATGCTATTATTAAAATCAAAATTGACGTTGATAAGAAAAACGTTGATAAAATTAAAGATTTATATCCTGATAAATATACTAAACTTGTTAATCTTCTTAATCATCCAACACTTGGATCTAAGGTTAATATAATAGCATTACCATTAGATACAGCTGTACCAGATTGGGTATTAGAGTTTGTAAATTTTGGAGAAATTATTAGTGATTCTTTAAAGAATTTCCCTCTTGGATCTATTGGATTAAATCGTTTAGATAACGATAGCGTAAATGTATCAAATATTATTCAGTTATAAAACAAAACATATCGGGGCTAGGCTATCAAGCCTAGTCCCAGGATGTTCTTCAACACTATTCTTTTTTATCCATCTGAGAATTATGAATTATAAAAAGGATAATATCTACCTTAAGATATAAACTTCGTTCATTAATATATTGTCAGTTTATTTTCTTCGTCAATATCAACTTTTAATCCAATAGTTAAAGCATGACGAGCAATCTGCATATATTCAGCCGGAATAGATTCTTTATCATATATATTAGTATCAATCCCATCCTTTAATCCAGAGTATACTTCTGCAAGCTGATCTGGAGTATACTTTAAATATCTATCCTCTCTAAACTGATTGAATCCTTCTGCAACCCCAGCAAGTATATAATTCATTACAGCATATGGAGTATATGTATGGACAATAGTAAATATATCGTCTAACTTAAGACCCTTTTCAAGAGCTTTAAGAATAACCTGAAGCTGTGTCTCATTAAGTTCCATACATTCCTTATAGAAATCAATTACCCTTTTAGCATTTCCAAGATATTTTATAAAGTCATTTACCATTAATAATTTGCTTGAATTGATTTCTGCAAGCTCTTCAATAAGAATATCCGGATTTTCGTCTACTAATGTAGTAGCTGTCTCGATCCAATCTGATGTAAGATACGGATTTTGTAATAATTCTGATATAAGTTGCTGTTTTGATTTGTTCATATAAACCTCCTTATAATTTTTTATTTAGTGTCGGTTAAGCTTATAGCTTACTACAAAGTTTTACGATTTTTATTTTTATATAGATCAGTATAAAACGCCTAGTCTGGACATTGATTTAAAATATTTAGTAATGAAAGGAGGATAAATATGGCTTATGGTAATGTAATAACACCATCATATGTAGTTAATTATCATCAAGGTCAAATGGTACAGCAAAGAGCAGCTCCCAAACAAAGACCTCAGCCACAACCTATAAGGACTGTATATAGTCAAAAGACAACTAAGAACAAAAGCTTCTTAGATATGCATCATTATCTTAAATCCATTGGTGTAAATAATAATGAATTTATGCTTGCCTTATTAGATCCTGACTTAGATGGAATTGACCCTTATGATCCAAATTTAAATGCCTATTACAAACAGAAAATATTAAGAGAATGCATATGCAATTATTGGTATTTCCTCAGAGAGATAGTCAAATTACCATCATCAGGTGCTAAACCTATGCGTTTTAAACTAGATCGTGGTAATTTAGCTTATAATTTTTGTGCATCTCTTAATATGAATATATTTCTTGAAGAGCCTCGGCTAATAAAATAACCCATCTTATATAGAAATATATAGGATGAATCTCTTTTAATTTGCTGGGAAGTGCTAAAGCCATTTAGCCTATTAATAGGAGACGAAAGTCAGAAATAAGTAAATGGATGAGCTATGCTGAGAAAAAGCTAATTTATAATTGGTGCTAAGGCTTGATAACAATGTGCAATCAGCGTCTAAGATTTATTAATTATACTATATAATTTTAATCTTGATAAAGATTATCTTCAACAAGATCTTTATATTGGAGATAGAGTATATTCAAAAGAAACATGTGTTTGGTTAGATAGATCTACAAATGGTAAACTTGCAACAAAAACATTTAATGATGAATTAGATTATGTAGATAAATCTGGGAATTTAAAGAAAGTGACTATGGTTAGTATAATTAATAAATAAAGTTCAACGACTATCCCTCGGATGCGGCTCTTAAAATAATGCATCAATAGGAGTAGGGCTCAAGTGAGCGGGTGAGATCCCCTTAAATCGAAATGGAGAGTTACCTTAAATGGTAAAGATATAGTCTCGACACTTGGAGAAAGACCAAGGAAGTTCATAAGAGAACTGCATAGATTAACGACCTATGTGAAGACACCGAGAGAGGTAAGACAACATCTGTTGCTATAAGGCATTTATATTTATATAATTTTGGTACTACTAATTCTAAAATGGCTTTCCTCCATAAGAATATGGATGGTTCTAAGGATAACTTAGCAACAATGAAAACTATTAGAGATTTATTACCTCAATATTTGGTTCTTAAAGAAAGGATTACACCAGATGGCAAAGTAGATAAAGGTAAAGATAATACTACAGAAATTGTAAATCCATTTAACAATAACCATATTAAAGCATTTGCTTCTGCTACAAATAAAGCAAAAGCAGCATCATTATTACGTGGTAAAGATTTGCCCTATACTATGGTGACATAGTGTAGAATGGCTATTAACGCTGGGAAGTGCTAAGGCTCTCTTGCCTATTATATAGGAGACGAAAGTCAGAAATAAATAGAGAGATGGGCTATGCTGAAATAAAAGCCAATTATTTATAATTGGTGCTAAGGTCTATTAACAATGTGTAATCAGCATCTAATCTTAATATATTTAACCAAATACAAGTAATTAAATATTTTTTATAATAAAGGAGGATATTTAATATGGTGGTAGAAGTAGGGGGAATTTATAAATCTAAAAAATGTGGAGAATATGAAATTTTATGTAGAAACGATCAAGAATCATATAACAAATTTAGAACATGCTATGATATAAAATTCTTAAAGACTAAATATGTTACTACAGTAAGAGTCGATCAAATAAATACTGGCAGTATTAAGGATCCATATTTTCCATCAGTATGTGGAATTGGTTATTTGGGTGAGCCTAAAAATGAGTATAGAGATCCATATATTTATAATAGATGGAATAATATGATAAATAACTGTTATAATGATAAATATCGTAATTATAGTTTACATGGAGCTTTAGGAATTACAGTATGCAAAAGATGGCATTGTTATGCTAATTTTGCAGAAGATATAGAATCATTACCTGGGTATGATGATATGATAAATAATCCTAAAAAAAGATATAGACTAGTAATAGTACAACAAAATACTCCTGAAAATCAAAAAATATATTCTCCAGAAACATGTATTCTTATTAATCAATAATGCTTGGTTAAAAATATTTGATTAGTTCAACGACTATCCCCATATGGGCTGTGAAATTCAGCAACAGGAGTAGGGCTCAAGTGAGTAGGTGAGAACCCTTTAAATCAAAAAATAGCCTACCTCTTATATAAGAGGTAAAGATATAGTCTCAACTCTTAGAGAAATACTAAGGAAGTTCATAAGAGAACTGCGGGAATTAACGACTCTCGTGAAGACAATTGAAATCATTGACTTTGATGTGGTTTGATGAGTATGGATTCCTACCATATAATGATATTATCTACATGAATGGTGCTCCTGCATATAAAACAGCATCTTCAATAGCTAAAGCAAATGGAGCTCCTTATGGTATAACTATAACAACGACTCCGGGCTTCCTCAGCACAGATGAAGGTAAGGAGGCATATGCCATGAAAGAGAGTGCTACTAAATTCTCTGAAACATGGTATGATAAATCATATACTGAATTAATGGATATTATTAACGCTAATACTAAATCAGATTATGTATATATTAGATATACATATCAGCAGCTTGGATGTTCAGAAGAATGGTTTAGAGATGTATGTAGATTACTTAAGAACTCATGGCCTGATATTAGACGTGAGATCTTATTAGAGTGGGCTACAGGTGTTGAAAATTCTCCATTTAAAGAAGAAGACCTAGATACTATAGCAGGCTTAATAAGACAACCTATATCAGAGGTATACTTGTTAGGCAAATACAGATTTGAAACTTATCTTCAAGCAGATACTAGAACTTATCCTGCAATTATAGGTGTCGATGTTGCAGGTGGTTATAAGCAGGATAGTTCTACCATAACAGTTGTAGATTCACAAACAACTAAAACTTTAGGTTGTATGAATTGTAACTATATTTCAACTTTGGATTTAGCACGATGCATTGAATTCATTGTAAAGAATTGGATGCCAAATGCTGTAGTTTCTGTTGAACGCAATGGTGGATTTGGTTCTACAGTAATATCTAAGTTGAAGAAGATGGGATTAACAAAGAATCTGTATTATGAAATTAAAGAGAAGACAGTAGAAGAAAGACAGGATGGAGTTCATGCTTATAAGCAAAAGATAAGAGTGAAAGAATATGGTCTTAATTCTACAATGCAAGTTAGAAAACTTCTTATTGATATCTTAATAGAACGAGTGGAAAATCATAAAGATAAGATTATTTCACCAATCATATATAATGAGTTATTAGGAATGGAAATTAAGAGAAACGGTAAAGTAGAACATTCAGCGTCTACACATGATGATCAGATATTCTCTATGCTTATGGCTCTTTATGTATGGTATGAAGGAACCAATCTTGCAGAACGTTATGGAATTCGTAAAGCTTCAATTAAAACAGATGATGATATTGATGAACAATACGATTATTATAATGATGATACTGTAGAGATTGTAGATTCTTTCAATGTAGAATCTGAATTAAATACAGAAATTGAAAGAGATCTTGATGCTGCTATAAGAGCAGGTGGAACACCAATGCAAGAATTCTTAGATAAACGTAGGGAAGAAGAGAAAGCTCAATATGAAGCTCTTATTAATACTCCTCTTGGAGAAAGAGCTTATAGACAGAAATATAGTATTCCTCCTAACGTACCGATCTCTAATTATATTGGGGATCAAAGTTCATTTAATGTACCAGACTCAATATTCTTAGGATTCTATGATAATACTCCTGGTAATTTAAGTGATTATTACGATGAAGATAAACCACTTGCTAGAGTGGGTGCTGTTCCTGAAGCTCAACGAGGACAGTTAGAAGGAGAAGATTATAGATATTACAATCATTTTAATTTCTAATATATAGGAGAGGTTTTATACCTCTCCTAATATTTTTATTTTTATTTATAATTAGACAACTGTGTAAAAATTTATATAGAAAGAGAGGATAAGAAAATGTCTGATAATATGCAGCCTTATCTCATTAGTAATGAATACGATATTTCAGAAATATTGGCTCATTTTGATTCTAATTATATATTTTCAGTTATCAACGATAAGCTTGAAAATATAAGTTATTCTTCATCATTACCAGAACCTAATATTGTACAAGCATTTGAAGAAAATTTCAAAATGATGAATGAAAGATATCCTGGAGATAGCCAAAATATAAGAAATATTAGAGAGCAAGTTTATAGAGAAATTATTAAAATATTAACAGAAAGATTTAATTTAGGATTTAATACAGTAGATGAAAATATTGATATCTTCGTTGCTGCTTCATATTTATATGAGTTTCTGGTTAGTAGGCGTAATGAAATTATAACCAATTTCTTTACTGCATTTATTGTAAATAATAAGGATTCTTTATATAATCATCTTGTTGCTGATGGTTTAAAGAAGGGCAGAGATAGTTCTTATAATTATGGTAAAGTAGTTTATGATGATCAGAAATTTGCAATTATAAGTGCAAATATGGTTAAAGTAATTAATTATATATCTGAGATGGATGTAACTCTACTTAATATATTCCAAAGTACATACATCGATCAGAATGTAGTTATGTTCTTGGATAATGCCTTTGCTGATAGAGGTAATTTCTTTAGAGATTTTTATTGTTCAATTGCAAGAAATCCAGAGATTGCTCCTATAATGATTACTAATATTAAATTATCATTACAACGTTTAGTTGGTAATCCATCAAATGCAGATATCATGTCTTTATTGTCAGCAAATGAAGAATAAAAATAAATTGTATGGAGGATTTTATTATGTCATTAGAAAACGAAAATGTAAATGAAAACACCATTACAGAAGAGCAGGTTCATGAAGTTTATACTAAACTTGAAGAAGAAAATACAGATGCTGAAAAATTGGCTAAAGCTGAAGAAGAAACAGAAGAAAATGAATATTCTGAAATCGAAGAGATTGATAATTATGTGAATCTTGGCGGTGCAAGTGTAGAAGATGTTGATGAGGGCGATGAGGATTATATTGAGGCATTTTCTCCATATAATCTTAGTGATGATGATGCTAAGAAGTTTATTGAAGTCATTGCAGATTATAAGATTGGTAGAAACAAGAATAATGTATACAATAGACTTCCTGACAAAATTAAAGATATTGCTGATGGATTTGCTAACTCTCCAGATTCTCATGGAATAAAAGTATCTAAAGAATGGGCAGCCGAATATGTAGTAAAGAGTTTCATTAATGATGCTAAGGTTAATAAAGCTGTAGATACATTTAATGATGAACTTAATAATACTATGGCTGATATAAATAAACAGTATGATCTTATTTTCAATGAATCAATTGAAAACGTTTTCTCTAAAATTGATGAGATTAGAGCAGAAGATCCTGTTAAGGCTGATAGAGTGGAAGCTGTTAAAGCAGCGTTTGATGATGCATCTACATTCCAGCGTCAGTTAGACTACTTAGATCATATCGGTGCTAAAAAACTAAACAAACTTCATGGTGGTAAGAGGATTATTAGTGACGCATTCTACTTTAACACTAAAGTAAATGTTACTGAAATTAGAGTGCCAGATATTGGCGAATTACCGGCAATTATTAAAATGGAATTACCAGATTATGATATTGATGATATAAATAAATTTGTATCTATCATTGTTAAAACTACAGCAACTTTACCACTTGAAGGTCCTGATAATATTGGTAATATCGCTTATGTATATAAAGTAGTTTCTAATATTTATAATTATAAATATTGGGATTCTGAGATTGATGTAGCCTCTGAAACTCATGATACTATTTTCGGTAACATTACTAAAGTATTAGATAAAATTAAGAATATATCGTAAGGAGGTAATGTTACCATGGAAGGTCCATATATTCCAAGAAAAGCTTATATGTATGGGAACACTTTTTTCGATGAAGAAGTTCCAAAGTATAATTCCACAAAGCATCATAAACTTCCTAGAGTAAGAGGATTAGAAGCTCATAAAGTATTTGATGATGGAACAGCTTATAAATTTGATACTGTTGATGAGGATGGTTCAATTATTAGAGGTAAAGTTCCTAGCATTGTAAATATAGAAACAATGATGGTTAAAACTTTAAGAGTATACTTATATGGAGTTACAGAATTAGATGATCAAATGTTTACTCTTGAAGTTGGAAAGAGGTATGCTATTACTTACTTATCTGAACAGGGTTGTAGAGTAGCAGATGGATATTTAAGATACCTTGATACTAGCATTCCTGAAGATTGTACTAAGTATATTGGAGATTACTCTAGCACAGCAGCTCAAGCATTTATTGGTATGGATTGCTCTTCCAAAGGAGTTTCTGATAAGAGGAAAATCTATATTGCTTCTATACGTGGAATAGAAGTATTAGATGATGATGATGATTACACCGCACCAGCAGAAGATGATGATACAAAGAAATATACACTCTTAGATAGATTGGATAATATCATTGCCGAGCTTGAAAATGGAGAGGGATGTGATTATTGTGATGAAGTATCTGAAAAGATTGACTTAATCAGTACTAAAGTAGATGAGCTTAAAGATAATAGAGATATTTACCTTGGCACTATTACTACTGGAGATACGACTGTATAAATTATTATTATTAATTACCCCTAGGTTATAATGCCTAGGGGGAACTTTATGCTTTGAACTTTCTAATAATATAAAGAGAGGAGATGATTATATGTTTTATAAGACTGTAGGTGATAAAGTTGTAGTAGCAGAAGATGTTGAAGTTATATACTATGTGCCAGAAAAATATTTTGATACTAAAGTAGCTATTACCATTGGTGAGCGTATAGATGTAATGGGCGTATTCATGTATGGATTATATAATAAGAGTGGTAAACAATTATCATTAAAACTATTTAATTGTCCTACAATGATTACATGTAAACCTAGTGTTGTTACTAAGGAATCTAAGTTCCATCTTGAAGGGACCAGTGAACCATCAGCATACCGTTTATTACATTTTTCTAAGGGAGATGAATTGATATGCTCTATTAATATTCCACAAGATGTAGATAATGTAGAGAAATTTACTAATCTACTTATGAGATCTAATTTACCGGAAACTATACCATATGATAAACTTCATGAGATCATGTTAAAGAATGCAGAATTAAATGGATTCAATTATAAAATATCTCCACAGATTATTGGAATAGTGGTGTCTGAATTATGTAGAGATCCAAAAGATTTATCTCATCCATTTAGATTCTCTTCAATGGAAGATATGTGTGGATATAAAGCAATATCTATTCTTCAAATACCAAAATACACTTCAGCTTATACTGCTATTACATCAGAAAATGCTGATGAAGCTATAGCAGCAGCAATGACAGTTAAATCTAATACTGTATCGCCACTTGAGAAAATGATGATGGAATCAGTCGAAGATATAAAACACGACGATCCTGAAGAATATGAATAATAGGAGGTTGTAATATTATGGGTCCATATGATGGTCATATCTATAAGCAAGCTATGTCTCTCAAACAATTAAAAGAAAGATATAGTATAATAAAACCGTATGATTCTAAAGTAGCGTATCTTAAATATGAAAGAAAAATATATGAAAAGAAGATGAAAGAAGCAAAAGAAAAACAAGCTAAATATTCTCACAGTGAATATAAAAATGATAAGATTAAAGATCTAAACCAAAGGCGAGCGTATTATTTTAGTATAGCTATGCTTGGTAGTACTGGAGCAGCAGATGTAGCGCGCCTAGATACAATAGCTTTTACTAAGAAAGATTGGGATGATCGTATTATAAATCCAATGCAAGAATGCATAGATTGGATTGATAAAGAGCTTGATTCTTTAAATAAATCGGCTGCTAAAAATGAAGCATACGTGCGATCTGAGATTGATGAAATATTTGATTTTACCTTAAAATAGCATGAGCGACCATATGGCTTTAATAAACATATGAGTAAAGCTTACCGCTTTAATTTATTTATAAATAAATTAATACAATACTATTTAAAGGAGGTAAAATAAATGAAGGGATATCCTAAATTTAAAGCAGAGATCGTTGATCAGTCTCAAATTCAGGAAATCGATACTTCTACAGTGTCAGGCCCTATTACAGTCATCATGCAGACATATACATCTGATAAAGGAACTGAAAAATGGGAAGTAATGAGTGGCTTTGATGGATTCACAGACATTAAAGGTGCCATTAGCTTTTCTAGGCATGGACAGTCATTACTTACAGTTGCAGAAATTCTCAGAGCTGGTGGTGTAGTTTTCGGTAAGCGTCTTGTATCAGAAGATGCTGCTTTGGCTAATATTACTGTTAGAGCTAGATTGATTAAAATTGATGGTGCTACATACGTATATTATTATACAACATCATCTGAGGATGTAAAAAATTTTAAAACTGCATATACAGATGGATATAATGACTTTGATGCAGATAATGCTGTTGCCGATGACGGCAGCGTTGATGTTCCTCTTTTTACAGTATCACCTATGGGAAGAGGAGCAAGTAATTTATTTGTAAGAATTAATCCTGAGTATTCAACTAACAGGAGTTTTGCAAATTATGCTAGATACTCTTTTGAGGTATACGAGTCTACTACAGAGTTAGAGAGTATTTTATTCTCTATGAATCCGAATATTATTGTGGATGGAGTAGCTCAGGCTATGAATCCTAAGATTAAGGCTAATTCTGATCATGTTCAGGTAAGATTATTTGAGGATGGACTTAGTACTTTTATTAATACCCTTGCAGAAACAGCTACTGATACTAATGGAGATGCCATGTCTGTATCTGACCTGTTACTGTTAGATTTCGTATTTGGTACTGATCTTAAGGGTAAAAATAAAATTGGTAATATCTTTACTATTTCAGATTCAACAGATGATGGTAGTGATCTTTGGAGTGAAAATATTCCGTCAGATATTGCCGATGCTATTGTTGATCTTTCTGATGCAAATGGTATTAAACTTGTTAATGGCTCATATGGAGAAATGGGAACTAGCCCTATAAATAATCCTGATGAGTATGAGAAGATGTTACTTGCTGCATGGGGCGGAAATACAGATTCTATCATCTATGATCCGATGATCTATGATATGGATGCATTTAAGGTTGATGCTACATTTGACTGTGCATATCCGTTATCTGTTAAGAAGCAGATTCTTAATGTTGCTGATTGGAGAGGAGATTTTATGTTCTTCTCTGATCTTGGTATGGAATTTGAGGATGTTGATAGCATGATCAATTATGCTGAAGGAATTCCTAATTCAAGATATATTGCTATGTATCATAACTTCTTTAATGTATATGATCCATATACAAAGAAGGAGATTACTGTTACAATGCCGTACCTGTTAGCTATTAAGATGGTTGATCATATTGCATCTGGAGTTATTAGACCATTCGCTGGTTATGCAAATAAGATGACCTTCCCAGAGATCATTGATGATACAATTAACTTCCTTCCGTATGATACTCCTGGAATTAATCAGAAGCAGATGTTGGTTGATGCTAATATTAATTACATTAATTACTATGATGGTGTTCCAACAATGGATACCATGTATACTAATAATGCAGAGCATTCTCAGCTTAGCTATATTAGTCAGGTAATGGGAGTACAGGAAATCATTAAGAGACTTCGTAGTGAGATGCCAAAATCAAGATTTACATTTATTGATGGTGACGATCTTGAAGAGTATCTTGATACAGCTAAGTCTATCATTAATGAGTATTCATCATATTACAAGAGTCTTGATGTTGTATATATGGCTGATGAAAAGTATGAAGCTAACAAGATCTTTTATGCTACATTAACAGTTCAGTTTAAAGACTTCTTCCAGGAGGAGTACTTTAAGATTGTTGCTATTAATTAAGGAAAGGAGGGCATAAATTATGATTTTAGCAGGTGAAAATAATTTTACAACTAAAAAGGATGTTGGGGCAGAGACAGATCCTAATAAGCAGATAATCAACATGTTTGCTAATACTAAAGATTTTAAAGATATATCTAGTTATCGTCTTATGCGTGGTGTTCCTGATTTTGGCTCTCTTGTACAGTTCAATCCTTATGAAACTGGATATGCAGCTTTCATTATCTGTCAGATGCCTAAATTCATTCAGGAATTAGCAAAGTATAATTCTGATTATTATAAATTAATGGTAAACTGGGCCCACATTGTTGAGTACGAGTTTAAATCATTTGATGGCCTTCAGGATTTGAGTGCAGATACCTACCAGTTAGGTGATGATATGAATAACATCAACGTAATTAGCAAGGTAAATATGCAGAGTGCATCAGAGTTCTCATTAGTATATGAGGAAAAGTCTGGTTCTCCGCTTACCAAGTTTGCTAAGTTATATCTTACTGGTATCAAGGATCCACGTACACAGGTTAAAACTTATCATGGATTAATCCATTCTAATAAGATGAATCCTGGATTTGAAAATGAGGTATTTACATTCTTATATATCAATACTGATAATACCATGAGGTATGTAGAGGCTGCATATTTGCTGATTGCTTGCCAGCTTAATAGTGCAGATACAGATATGTATAACTTTACTAAGGGCGATATTGGAAAGCGTGATACAACTGTCAAATTCAGTGGCTATCCAATTCAGTCTCCGAAGATTGATGCAGCAGCTCAGGATATGCTTACATATCTGCTTAGCTCTGATGCCAAGGCTCGCCAGATTATTATCAATAGTAACAACTATGATTATAGTGGAACTGAGGTTATTGGAAAGACTCTTGCTAAGTACGGAGCTGGAAATTCTTATGCATCTGTAAAAGAAGCTAATAGTAGTGGAACTACTTACACAGCTTCAGACTTTTATGTAGAGTCATAGATATGGCACCCCCTATTTTTAAATATATTTTACAATAGAAGATCCAGGTACCTTAATTGGTACCTGGTATTCTACTGGTTTAGCCTTCATCATTACCCTGTATAGATTCAGGATTACTAACTACATCATTTGTATATTCCTGTCTAGCCTCATTCTCAAGATTCTTAATAATATCCATTTTCAGATATGATCCTAAATGATATATCTTAAGCTTCTTGATAAATGATGCTTTTATGGCATCATTAGGCTCATCAGCCATAATAATATTTGCTACATTCTCACAATAATCATTAGTATTAACAATCAACTGGTTTGTATTGGTAACGTTAATGAATAATGGAGGAGGCAATACAACTTTAATCTGATCACTTGAAGAGAATTCCATATCATATATCTTAGTCAATAATGGTTGAATTGCAGTTTCAAATTTAGATTGACGACCATATACAAATCTTAAGAATTTTGAATTACTCATTGTAAGCTGCATTGCATACTCTGGAGATTGTCTATTCTGAATAATCTCAATTGGTACTCCGGTTACATTGATAGCTGACTCTTCAAGAATATTAAGAAGTTCAGTTTTAATCTCTATCTGCTGACCCTGCATCACTTCAAATTCTATTGGAGATTGACCATCTGCTCCTCTAGGAATAATATAATCATTAAATCTTCCTGTAACGTTAAGTACTGAATTAATATTCTCTACCTGACGAATACCAAAGTTAGATTTCTTAATCTCATTAATAGTCTTAAGCAATGTCTTAGATATATTAGTATCAACAGATTGCCTTACATAATATACTCTCTTATCATTGCCTCTAGTCATAATAGCTAAACAGTTTGTAATATAAATTGCTACCCACAATTTAGCAGGAATTAATGAAAGACTAAGATCTGAAATCCCTCTGCCAGTATCTTCATCAAGTTTGAAATAAATATGATGGATATCTTCTGGTGGGATATATGATACTCTAATACTATTATGCATTGCTGCTGCCTGATTAAAATCATCATTATATTTTAAGATATAATAGATCTCTTTCTTAAGATCTTGATTAGCATTAATAAACTGATGATCAATCTTATCAGCTAACTGAGTGGCAATACTTCTAAGAAGTTCTTCTCTTCTTTGCATTGTATCAAAATTCTCATCTCTGTTAGTATTCATCAATCCAGTAATAGTATTAACCATTCCAGTAGTAGTATATCTTTCATCAAATATACCCTGATTATTATCAAATTCAAAATAATAATAACCTAAACAAATATCATTTAAAACTATAGGAGTTACTCTCTCGCGCTTTAATTTCTTAACTATACACCCGTTGATGTTGGCAATCTTCTTTTTTTGTTTCTGTGAATTTACAAGTCCATCAGCTGAC